CAAAATCAAACATCGGTATCTCAACAGACACCCGAGGCAAGACACTCTACCCCCTCCGAGAGGTAAGCATCCACTCCTACCTCTCTCCAGGACCAATATAGGGCCCAGGGTGCTCCGGAGAGCAAATTTTAGGATTATACCTCTAGAGCGCTAGTTTCGTCTATTTCGTCTGAGGCGTCTGTTTCGGCTCCTAGGCCAAATAGAGCATCAAATGCATCTGCTTCTCCATCTAGTGCTTTTCTCTCTTCCTGGACGATTTGATCATTAAATAGGTCTCGGGCGTATCTGGCCTCGTCGAAAGAGACTCCACCTTCTAGGTCAAAATACAGTTTTTTACCTACTTGGCCTACTCGGTTCTTTGAGAACTCCATATACCTTCTACCAGAGTTTTCTTGGCCATCCCAGTCTAAGTGCATCATCGAAGTGGTCATGTGTTTTAGTTTATTTGATCCAACGAACTGGCCACCTTTTGATAATTGCAAGATAGTAACGAAAGTAGTGTATTTTTTGGGTTTATTCTTGCCTTTGTTGTGGGCGATCATCAGGTCAAGGAACCATTTTTCTGTTTTACCTCGGGTTAGACCACAGGCTTCTTTTACAGAGTCATTTACTTCGGTGTATGAATCGGTAAGTACTAGGTCCCATCCCTGGTTAAGTACGGATTCGATAACTGTCTTTGGACATGAGTCGGTATAGTCTGCAAGGAAGAGAATTGGTAATTGACCCCAGTTAGGGAATCTTTGTAGGTATCTGGCCATGTCGATTTGAGACATTTCAGCCGAGATGAATAGGACTGATTTACCAGCTTCATGCAAGTTGCTTAAGAGGTCTAACAGGACAGTAGTCTTACCAATACCTGGGGCTCCTGCTGCCATGATATTAGAACCTGGCATAAAACCACCATCTTGACTTACAAATTTGTCAAATGAGGTTCCAGTAGCCATTGGCTTGAACAGGTCTTGGTTAATGTTGAGGTCGTCCAACTTAGACAACTTAATATTCATCTTACTAGGGCTCACCGTTTGCTTGTAGTGGCCTTGGTAGTCTTTACTAGATGACCAACGCGTATCTGTAATTGTTACTATACGTCCTGAATGTTTGGCCAACCAGGAGTGCTTTGGATGATCAGTTCCCACCGTAAGTGTTTCTTTTGAATTGATGTTTGCAAGTTTGTAATCTTTGCCGGATTTTTTAAAGGTGTACTTTTGCATAATTGTGGATGTTTAATTAATTACTATACTAATATAAGCAAAATATCTGAGATAAAAAAATATTTAGCTGTTTATTTTCGATTTATTTTTAGAACCAGTTATGGACATCAAGACTATAGGCGTTATCGGCCCAAGTCTTAGATCCAATTGCTTTCCAGTGACCATGATCGGCCATCTTAGGGAATGAACTGTGAATGGTTCCAATCTCAATATTCTCGATAATACAATTAGCTACCGTTACGAATTTACCAGCTTTAAGAGCCAGGGCAGTAAGATAAGTATCAGACCCAGGGTGGGTAGACTTAAGTTCAATTGTATGAAGAGCATTCTTCTGGTATCTGTTAACCAGGTTTTTAAGACTAGATTTACCATCAGAGATAGTAAAGAAACCGGCTCTACACTTAGTAACGACTCTATAGTCATATTCTACATCCCACTCAAAGCCATAATCGCTAGTGTGGAATTTGTGCATTTTACCGCCAATGTTTTGTTCGATTGTGAAGGTTGGACCGTTAGTGAGGGCGTGGTTGTTTTCTTTGATGTACATAATGTGGATGTTTTAATTAACTTGATTAGTATACTACTAATATAAGCATTTCCGGCGACAAATAAAAATTCTAGGCTGCCTATTTTTCAAAAGTTATTAACAATCCCCCCCCTTATTTAAAAACGAGGTTATAGCTACCATAGAAGCCTATAGATCTAGCTGTAAACATTATTACAGTATCTGCTAGGTACCAATACCATTTCTTAGTCTTGGCACCATGACCAACGGCGTATACTAGCATGGTTGCTTCATTGGCCCGGTGTTTAATGAATCGGGATGCATGGTTGAAATCGGTAAGGAATACTAGAGATCTACTCGAAAGCCAAAACCGCTCCTCACCGACCCTTACATGACCATCTGAGTCTACTACCCACTTGTTCTTCCAAGCCTCGGTATTGGGCCTGATCCCCCATTTCTCGAATTTGCCACTATTATAGTAGTGATATAAGTATGCTTGGTTGGCACCGTCCGAGAAGCCGGCAATTCCCTGTATGGCAGAAGCCTTCCAGATATTATTATTTAATTGAGCTGTGCATAGTAAAGGGAGAATGGTTAGTGATAAGATTGTTAAGAGTTGTTTCATAAGTAATTATATTTAAAATATTAGAAAAGTTACTATCCCCTAAAAAATAAGAAAGGACCTCATCGATTGCGCAAGCGAACACTTGTCATCTCAGAAGCCCAATCTTGGGGGTTAGGGAGTAAGTTAAGTCAATTAGTTTAGCAAAGCTCCACGTTGATTATCTTGATTAAGATTACCAAATGGGTTTGGCATGTGGTTTTCATGGTCAAATGATTTCTTACCGAAGAAGTTACCAGCCTGAACCATCAACTGTGTTGAGTCAGAGTCTTGCATATTTGATTCGATGAGGTCTTTACCATGAGTAGCAAAGTGCGTTAGGCCATTCATAACAGACCAAACAGATTGATTAGTCTTGGCACCTTTCATTTGATTTGAATCCATAGAGCCAAGATCAATCTTATTGTACGCATTCATATTCTCTTGTAGAGGGATCCAGTTCTCAGCTCTTTCTCCAGCATGTTTCGAGATTTGGTTATGAGCCCAAGTCATCTCAGCTACAGAAGCATGAGTGTTATTAGCGGCTCTAACTCGATCACCGAAAGATTCAGGAGCAAAGTTGTTAGACCTCAACGCTTGCAAGTTCTCTTGGAACTTCTCCATACTTACATTATCTAGAGAGTTTAGAGTATATGTTTCCTGTGCAAGTGAGGTAGTTAGACCATTAGCACACCACATACGGTTTACATAAGGCATAACTTGGAAACCTTTCAAGGGTGAATTAGAGAAGGAAACACCTCCAGTAAAGACCTCATCGGAGAGACCTTTAACCGCAAATTCAGCTTTTGGGTTAAATGCGTTAATTCGAACAATTCCAGTAGTAGGGTCAGTAGACCAATTGGTTACGTCGAAACCATGCTTATCGATGAGGTTCTCTGTAATTCCAAGGAATTGCGAATTAGATATTGTTTGCTCGTTACCTTTAGTAATACCAATGATATTCTTGTTCACTGGGTTAAGGATCAGAGTTACTTCGTTTAATTTACCATAATTAGATGCCATTGCATTTTTCATGGTATTGATAAATTGACTCTTAGCTTCAGGGCTAAATAGATTATCGAATTTCTTAGCGAATGCTTGGCTCATTCCGATCAAACTCAACAAGCCTTTAAAAGCTTGGCTCGTAATGCCGATTCTTTGGCCTTTATACTCGATAGTCTTGGTATCAATTAATTGAACGTCACGGAAGGGAACTACTTTTCGTAGTTGTTGTGCGTTGATGGTTTCGATTTTGCGTTGATCGAGAACGTTTGAACTTAGTGTTGTAATTGCCATTATAGTCTGGTTTTTTTATTACTTGATTTATATATTATACTTAAATTATTAAAAAGGTTTCAGGTTAAAGACCAACTTTAACCATTGAAACCGGAACTCGGTATGTTTCACCGTTAGCGGATGATTTCGCTAAGACAGGACTCTTACGAGCTCTAGATTTCCAGCCAGTAATAGTATATACCGTACCAGCATTCATAAAGGTATCTCCAAGCTTTACACCAGGCAATTCATATTTAGCATAGCGAGCGAAGTCAGTAGCTTCTTTAGTCATTACCATACCACCATCACCGATGACAGATGCTTTAACTTTAATTGAACAATTATCTCCAGAGAAAGAGATATTACCAGTAGAGATTTCAATACCATACTCCTTAGCAACTTTAGCTAGGGCGCTATCAAGGTCTACACGAAGGGCTTTAACGGTTGGGCGGTCAAAAGATGTTACTTTCATAATTTTTGTTTATTTTGATTGATTAATTATTACTATACTAATATAAGCATTTCCGGCGACAAATAAAAATATTTAGCTGTTTATTTTCATAAAGTTATTAACAATTTACAGGGAGCTAGTCATGTTAGTGAAAAACTCTACCGCCAGTCGGTGTTCTAGTTTATAGGCTTCTTTTTCCCATGGTTGGTCATCATAGGCAGTATTAGTATGGACAGACTTCTTCCACATGACATTATAGTGGGTATTGCACCACCTCAACTCCTTACGAGCGTACTGCTTCACATGGACCATTTCATGACAGATGGTACTTATAAGCTCATAGACACTAAGGCCTTTTTTAAGAGTCAGTTTAAAGTCCCTGCTGAGGTCGTTTAGATTATAGCAACAGCCATGATCTTCCATAGGCTTAATAATAGCCTTTATATTTAGGGTTCTATATCGGGGCAATAGTTTCTTAATACACCATTTAATACATTCATCAGCGATTGCCTGTTCAGAAGCTTTACCACCAGAGATTGTTACTATATTAGACATATTTAAATTTAAAGTGAGGAAATAGAATTGGTGAACCAGACAGGATTCGAACCTGTGACCGTCTGCTTAGAAGGCAGATGCTCTATCCAGCTGAGCTACTGGTCCAGATGATTATTTATTAGGTAGCTTTTCAAAACTAGCTGCCAGGCCTAGTAGACCAAGCATCATAGCAGCTACAAAGAAGCCCATGGCGTTAAGTTCACCAGCAAAGCTAATATACTTATCAATGGTTGAGGTAATAGTCATACCGGCAACGAGAAAGGCTGCAATAGACAATAGGAAGGGTAAAACGTTTAATTTAACTGACATATCTTGTTTGTTTAATGATTACTATACTAATATAAGCAATTCCGGCGACAATAAAAAATCCAGGGCAGACTTTTTTTAATAAAGTTTCTCTAGGCGAGCATCTACCTCAGCCTGTTTATTAAGGAAGTATTTAAGCTTCCCGGCGAAGAAGATAATATTGTCTACCTCGAGGCGATCGGTAGCATTCGCGATTTTAGCCTGATAATAGTCAATTTTAGGCTGGTAGCCATTAGGATAACGGTTGGCACGTGAAGTGTAATTTTTCATAAATGTGTTTTTTAAAGGTTGATTAACTAATTACTATACTAATATAAGCAATTCCGGCGACAAATAAAAATTCTAGGCTGCTTATTTTCAATTTATTTTCAAATTATATGCTTTTTAATGAATTTACGGTATTTAGGGCTTGTCATGAGCATCGTCAGCACAAAATTACTAGTTTGGACGAAAATAAAGCTTACCATCTCATAGATAAAGATCAACGTGATGATATCGTTAATATTAAGGCAGTTAAAATCCATTTTTAATAGGGGGTGTTTTTAATTAAATAACTTATATAGCTAATATAATCATAAAAACTGACAAATAAAAATTTAAAGTGTTAAAAAGGTAAAAAAAGTGAAAAAAGGCCCCTGGGCACTGAAACAAAGCTTTAAATATGCGTATAATATAAACCAGAATAGGTCATATATGCAACTTCCCCAGACAACCATCCAGAATAGCTCCCAGGGCAGCTCTCCAGGGCTTCCCAGGGGCCTTTTTGCTCCAGGGGCTGTCCGGGGAGCCCTGGGAGCTCTCCAGGGCTGTTCCTGGACAGTTGCCTATAGAAGCACTATAGAGCTAGCTCTCCAGAGCAACCCTGACAAGCCGGATCACCGACATGTCCAGAGTCACCTGGAGCGTGGACAGTCCCCAGATGGCCAACAGTACCCTAGAATACAGAGGAGCCTAGAGAGACAGAGAGCCCTAGACAGCACCGGCAGTCACCGGCAAGCCCTGGTAAATAATTGCCCAAATATTATACCGGGTCATAGAAATTTAGTATATTAGCTATATAAACAAATAGATACCTTATGGAACAGAGTAAACAACAACGAGTAGAGGCTATTAGAGCCGAGATCATCAAATTGAAGCTAGAAACACCTTATAGCCCAAAAATACCCAAATTACAACAGGAGCTAGATAGGCTTTTACAGGCCTCCGAGTAGTCACACTAAAACGCGAATTAACGTGTGGTGGGAGGGGGACCTTCCTTGGGGCATGCTCTAACATTAATTGTATAATTAGCAATAGTCAAAAAGCACTTAGCTAAATGTCAACCACTTGTCTCGTGTGTGATTTAAGCAGTATATACCTATGAGTGCTCCTAGATAGAAATAATATAGAAAAGCAATGTTACCCAAGCTCAAATATTCTCGAGCGTGTAAAAACCAATAAAAATACCCTATGCGTGATATATAGAATATGAACCAACTAAATTCTCCATTTAATAAAGCGCATGCATTTGTAAATACTCCACAAGTACATACTTCAGATAATAGCCAGATGTCAAATAGTAATAATAAGTCGCTAGCATCAAACGATTCACAAAACTCTAAGCAAAATTCGCAAATGAGTGACCAGCAATCCAAGAACAAAGCGCAAGATACACATGTAGATAGTAAGCAAGCAAATTTAAATGATAAGCAAGCTCAAAATCAAGCTGCACCACCAGAAGATACGTCAAGTTTCAGCCTTACAGACTATTTCAAACAGAAAGCACGAGATAGAATGATGAATCAAGTTTCGAGTAGTGCACAAGACACTCCTAACACAGCCGAACAACCTGCAGATAATTCACCTAGTCCTAGTAAACCAAAGAAGAGTCCTAAAGATCCAATGAAGCCGACGAGCTTAATGCCGCCTCCAGTAAAGATGAAACCACCCAATACATCGTTTACATCTTTTAAAACTCCTAAACTAAATATACCTAAATTTAGATAAGAAGCGCGAACACGTCGCTCTTACTCCCCACTAGCCCTCCAAGTCTTTGAGAAAAAAAGTTCAGTATAAATGAAACTTTTCTGAGACCTAGCAGTATAACTTAAGTCTTTAAGTCCAAGGGTAAAACCCCGACGACAGTGCACACCCCTCACTAAGCCGTCACATGACTCCAAGGTCTCAAAGATGACCTTCTCTATTCCCTTTAATAACCCAAAAAAAGAGCCACACTATGACACTAAGTCGTCGGAGGTGCGGCGGCAGTTTAAGGACTTAGAGGTCTTAAACTAATAAAACACTCTTAATCAACGTTACTATCTACTAGGAGACAAGAAGGGCTTGGGAGAGTTGGACGCTTTTAGTATCGTTGACGGTGGGTGACGAGCGCACATTCACGTTATTGCCTCTATTAAAAGTGGACTATATTGAGTATGACACATTTGAGGGCTCAGAGACTCGGAGAGCGGCCCCACTACCTACCGGTACAGGGGACCTGATACTATATTAGAGTAAATTGCGATGGATTGATATTTGGATTAGAGTATTTTGAAGAAACATAAAATTGAAAAAATACGTTTTTTTAAAAGTCAATTCCAAATTTTCCCCTGACTTAGAGGGAGTATAGAGAGGCGGCGATGACTATTTAGAAAAATTTCCTAACTCAAAAAATTTCCAAGACTATGAAGTCCTAGGAGGAATTAGAGGAATCTGAGATATATAAGGTATATGAAACAACTAAACCACTTAATTCTAATGCTAGGAATCTTTCTTCTAGCCTCTTGTAGCACACAATTTCGATTGATGGGTTACGATCAAAATAACGATGTTTCGGCGCACAATGTGTCGACGTCGATGCAACACTTCGGAGATGTTAAAATAGACACGCTATCCGAATTTCAATTTAGAAATAAACTAAGAACAGATCTAAGCTTCAGATTAGACTTTGCGCAATACGCATTGAGTCAACCGAGGTCATTTGATTGGAATAATAGATTACTAGGAAGACAATACGATTCTAGATGGAATAATTATTATTGGAGCTGGAATAGAGATCAGATGTGGAATGATTGGGCTTGGGGTTATACAGGCTGGAATTCTTGGGGCTCTCCTCATAGATGGTCACCATTTGGATATGATAGATGGGGATATGGAATCTACTATGGTTGGAATAATCATGGCTGGGGATATGGAAACCATTATGGATGGTATGGTTCACACTTTAATAATTATTATGGAGGATGGCCGTATTATGGTAATAACGTCTATGGAATCCCAGGTTGGAGAAGTGGCAGAACAAATACAGTGCATATTAATGGCAGACGTTCAAGTATTAGAACTGAAGTAAATAATGGAAGAAGAACTAGAAGTACGACTACTAGAAGAAGCACTAATAATACTAGGAACAATGAGGTTATCATCAATAATAGTCCGAATAGAAATAATAACACACGAGTAAGAGTTTATCAGAGACCCGAGAACAACTCTAATAATACAAACACTAGGCCAAGAATTATTAGAGAAAAACCGCCAGTGAGAAATAATCGCCCAACGTTTAACAATAATTCTCGTCCATCTAATAATAATAGACCTGTGATTAATAATTCTCGTCCATCTAATACAAGATCTTCGACACCTGTTCGTTCAAGCTCTCCTCCTTCAAGAAAAAAGGGTAATTGAAACAATTAAGATTATTAGAGTATAATATTAAAGGATTAACTTAAACTTTTAATATGAATAACGTCTTATCAAAAATGATATACTGTGCACTAATCGTTAGTGTCATTGCAGCTATCTTTGCAATTCCAGCTGTATTAATAGCTCTCGTATCTTCATTCATTGCATGGATATCAGGATGGTCGTTTGGATGGATCTTTTCAATAGGAATTACTGTTAATTTTTTAGTAGCTGCACATATACTAGACGATTTGTATACACAAATGCAGAATTTTAAAATAGATCTAGATTTTAAAGATGAAGAAGACGAAGACCTATTATAATAACTTAATATTATGATAAGATTAATACAAACTAAAATGGCTAAGAAAACAACACATTGGAAAACCAAAGACGTAAATGGTATGAGAATGATGATATGTCAAAACTCAAAACCAACTATGAGTAAATATTCTGAATTTGCACCAGAGAACGGAGAATGCGACGAATGGTCCGAGGTTGGCACAGATACAACAGCTTCTTTATGTTGGAGATGTACTGGAAGATCAGTAAATAATATTAGATTAAAATAATAAGATATTTTAAGATTCTAAAATTATGATAATATGATATTTTGATATTATCATTTTATTCTACTAATTTATTAAAATATTACATTTCACCCAAATAACATTGATATATAAACCATAAGTTTTATATTTAAACTTGAACGAATAGCTATACAGAAATAATTTATTTTAAGACCAATTCTAACGAATTGGTCTTTTTTTATCTAAACTTTTAGGAATATCTTAGTATAATATTAAAGTATTCACATAATCAAAACACATAATGAGTAACAATAGAAAATCTGAAGATGCTTGGCAGATTCTAAGAATTCAGGGAGAATTCACAAAGGGGTTTGATACGTTTAATGAATTAGGTCCTTGTGTTTCTGTATTTGGAAGCGCTAGAACATTATCAACAAATCCAATGTATAAAGAAGCTGAGAAAATTGGAAAGCTTCTCGTTGAAGCAGGGTTTGGTGTAATCACAGGAGGTGGTCCTGGAATTATGGAAGCTGCAAATAAAGGAGCACATGAAGCATTAGGTAAAAGTATAGGTGTTGGAATTGAATTACCATTCGAAGCTAGCATGAACGATTACGTTGATTTAGGAGTCGAGAACAGATATTTCTTTACACGAAAAGTAATGTTCCTTAAATATTCACAGGCATTTGTTATTTGCCCAGGAGGTGTTGGAACCTTAGATGAGTTATTCGAAGCCATAACACTTGCACAATGCGGACATAATGTAAAATATCCTATTGTTCTTGTAGGTAGAGATTATTGGGAAGGTCTCGTAGATTGGATGCAAAATACTTTATGGAAACATGGTGCAATATGTCAAAAAGATTTTGATTTATTTAGAGTAGTTGATACTGCAGAAGAAGCAGTGTCTAAAATTACAGAGTATCATAATAAGTTTTCTAAGAATACCGACTCCACCAATTTCTAATAAATATAATAGATGAAGTTCAGAAGACTTGCTGATAAGTCGCAAATTGATTTAGCGACATATCTGAAACAATACATAAAAAGAAATTCCAATAATTCAATTCGAATTTACGTAGGATGTGATTCACATGTAAAGGGTGAGTTTACAACATACGTAAGCACGGTTGTAATTCATGTTGGAAATACTGGATGCCATGTTCTTTATAAGAAGGAAAAGGTAGAACCTATTCGAGATATGTGGAGAAAGTTATGGGGAGAAGTTGAAAGATCCGTCGAAGTTACACAATATCTTCGGGATAATGGGATAAATATACATACAATTGATTTAGACCTCAACCACCAAGAACAACACGCTTCTAATAAAGTAGTTAACGCTGCGATAGGTTATGTTAAGTCTCTTGGAATTAAAGTAAGAATAAAGCCAGATATCTTACCTGCAATAGCAGCCGCAGATAATCTGTCAAAATAAACAATTCCTAAAAACGGAGTAAAATAAGTATAACAATTAAATTCTACAATGGCAGAACAATTTGAAAATCCAGGAAAAGGCGGTAAAAGAAAAACACCTTACGTTGATGAGTATGGAGAAGACCTAACAGCTGAAGCTGCAAAAGGAAATCTAGATCCTATTATCGGAAGGGAAAAAGAAGTGTATAGAATTTGCCAAATCCTATCGAGAAGAAAGAAGAATAATCCTATTATTTTAGGAGATCCTGGTGTAGGTAAGACTGCGTTAGTAGAGGCGATTGCACAAAGAATCGTAGATAAGAAAGTAGCAAGAACTCTTTTAAAGAAAAGAATAGTTTCTATCAATATTTCTAATATCGTAGCAGGTACAAAATATAGAGGTGAGTTTGAAGAAAGAATGAAACTTATCGTTGAGGAATTAAAGAATAACAAAGACATCATTGTTTTTATCGATGAATTACATACAATCGTTGGAGCAGGTGGTGTTAGTGGATCTTTAGACGCTTCAAATATATTAAAACCTGCATTAGCGAGAGGACAAGTACAATGTATTGGTGCAACTACTTTAGATGAATATAGAGAAAATATTGAAGATGATGGTGCACTTACTAGAAGATTCCAAGAAGTATTTATAGATCCACCTAGCGAGGAAGATACTATCGAAATCTTACAAAGAATTAAAGGAAACTATGAAGATTATCATGCAGTTGAATATACTGATGATGCACTAGAAGCATGTGTCTCTCTTTCTACAAGGTATATTACAAGTAGAGAACTTCCTGATAAGGCTATTGATTTAATGGATGAATCAGGTGCAAAAGTTCACTTAAGCGAAATCAAAGTACCTGTGCATATTAAAAGAGCGGAGACTGAGGTAGAAGCTTTAACACTTGACAAATTAAAGGCAGTTGAAGAACAAGACTATGAAAAAGCTGCTCACTTTAGAGATAAAGAAATTCAATCTAAGAATTTAATTGAAAAGAAAATATCTGCATGGGAAAAGTCACTAAGAGATAAAAAGAAAAAAGTAACAGCCGAAGATATTGCTGAAACTATTTCACAAGCAACAGGAATTCCTGTAACAAGAATGACAGGTGATGAAAGTAAAATAATCCTAGCAATGGAAACAGAGCTTAAGAAAATGATTATTGGACAAGATCAAGCAGTAGACGCACTCTCTAAGGTAATTAAAAGATCAAGAACTGGTGTATCATCTGCTAAAAAACCTATAGGTTCTTTTATGTTCTTAGGACCAACTGGTGTTGGTAAAACAGAAACAGTAAAGGCGATTACTAATTATTACTTTGGATCAGAAGATCATTTAATTAGAATTGATATGAGCGAATACATGGAAAAGTTTGCAGTATCAAGATTAATTGGTTCTCCTCCTGGATATGTTGGTCATGAAGATGGCGGTCAATTAACAGAACAGGTTAGAAGAAGACCTTATTCGGTTGTACTTTTCGATGAAATTGAAAAAGCACACCCTGATGTATTCAATACTTTACTACAAGTATTAGACGAAGGAAGATTAACAGATTCATTAGGAAGAACAGTTGACTTTACGAATACGATTATCATTATGACATCTAATGTCGGTGCTAAAAAAGTAAGTGAGTTCGGAACGGGTATTGGATTTGAAACTAAGAAATCTTCAATCGCTGGAAGAAAAGCACACACTGAAGCTATCATCGCAAAGGAACTTAAAAATAAGTTTGCACCGGAATTTTTAAATAGATTAGATGATGTAGTATTATTCGACCAATTAAAGCATGAAGATATTCTTCAAATTGTTGATATTGAAGTTAGACACCTGGTAATTAGAATGTTTGATCAGAAATATAATATTAAAGTTACTAAGCAAGCAAAGGAATTCTTAGCAGAAAAAGGATATGATCCTGATTATGGTGCAAGACCCTTGAAGAGAGCGGTTCAAACTTACATTGAAGATCTTTTAGCGGATGCTATTATTAAAGGAGAAATAGTTAGAGGAGACGAGGTGTACACAATCAATCATACGAAGAAAGAAGATAAACTTTCTATTAAAAAGTAGTATAATAATAAACTAATAACTTATTAAATGAATTTTTCAAGTCAATTCTCAAAAACAATTACAAACATAGACGATATAGGAAGTGTATCACAACCACGTGATATGAAAGTAAAGGAATTAGCCCTTACAACTTTACCTATAGATCCTTACATGCCTATTGCTAATTTTGAAAATAGAAAATTCAACTGGAAATACTTTGCAGGTGAATTAACATGGTATCTACGAAAAGATAACGATGTAGATTATATAGGTCAATTTTCAGGATTCTGGTCTACATTAACTAATCCTAATTCAAATGAAATTAACTCAAACTACGGTTCACTATTATTTAATGAACAATTAGAATGGGTTGTAGATTCATTAAAAGCGGATCAAAACACGAGACAGGCGATAGCATTTCTTAATCAACCCAAATTTCAGTTTGAAGGTAATAAAGATTTTGTATGTACTATGTACTTAAATTTCTTTATTAGAAATAATCAATTGAATATGAAAGTTCAAATGAGATCTAATGATGTGTTCTATGGATTAACGTTTGACGCACCTTTCTTTGCATTCGTTCACCAACATGTTCATCTATGGTTAAAAGACACATACCCTGAACTAGACCTAGGAGTATATTACCATTGTGCAGATAACTCTCATTTCTACGAAAGACACTTCGAATTAGCAGCTAAAATTCAACAAGAAATTATAGAAGATTCTACACAATACGCAATGATAATAGATCAACCATTCTTTACCATTGAAGCGGGTAAGATGCTATTAACAGATCATGGATTATCCTTTATAGAAAAAGTAAACGAGACTATAGAAACTGAAAAACCTACACAGAAAGAATTCAGACAAATTCTAGAATCATTCGCAGGTATTATTAATGAAGAAGAACTCATAGGAAAGGATGGAATACCCGAAATTCAGGATTAACACTAGGACGATGGAACTGGGTTCCTTGGAAGATGGCATAGATGACATTGTCGGTTTTCATTTAAATATCGTACAACACATAGAAGATACTATTGATGGAATATCAATGAAAGGAAATATACTATGTAAATTGATAGATGAACAAGGAAATGAGTATGAATCCCTCTTGGATGAAGATAGATATAATAAGTCTTTGCAAAAATCTCTAGAATTTTTTAAAGAAAGAGAAAATTACGAAAAATGTAAACACATCACAGACTTGCTAAATAGAATATAAATTCAATAATGAAGTACGGGCTTGAAGGATTTAATAGAGTCGCTAGAACCACATCAAAATGGTTCTCTCGACTCTTACGAGTATTCGAGAGACAGAAAAGAATTGAATGGACTAAGTATATTGACGACACCGTAGTTATTCATCTAGCATACAGGAAAGATAGATTAAAAATAGCAGAGAAGAGAGCATCTTCCCAAAAACTAAAGGGACGTAAAACATTACTAGATCATTTAAGATTCTTTGACGCAATAGAAGGAAAAAGAATAAAGTGGTTTTCTAAAAAAATACACATTAACAAATATCCATTTTCATTTCACTGGGAAATAGATCCTTCTCCCGGAATGAAAAATAAATTAAAAAGAAATAATAAGATATTATGTTCTTCTGCTGAAACTGGAATCGCATTTTCACACTATAGAATTTGGAAAGAAATTGTAGAGAATAAAACACCAGTCACCCTCATAATGGAAGATGACTTTGAATTTTGTCATAAATTTCAAGATAAAATAGAAAGCATATTTGAAAAAGAACTTCCTAATGATTGGGATTTATTGTATCTTTCTAGTTTGCCAAATCAATTTGGATTTACATGGGATCCTCATTCCCAAAATCTATCACGGTTATATAATGGAGTATGGTGGTTATCTGGTTATGTATTAACATACGAAGGAGCTAAGAAATTATTAGAAGGTTTGCCTATTGTCGGCCCAGTTGACGTATGGATTAATTATCAATTCAAAAACATGCAAGTGTATATGACTAATCATAATCTAATAACACAAGGAGATGATACCGAATCTGATAATACTTATTCTTATGTTGAAACATTTAAGGATAACTTAATATAATATTAAAATAATACACACAAAGAATTATATGAATTACGGAAAAGAATTTGAAAAGTATGCGATGAGTGATCATAATGTTTCATCATCTAAATTAAATTACTATGAGAAGCAGATTGAAAACTCGTTAACTCCATATATCTTAGAAGAAAGAGAGTTAAGAGCTACTCAGATGGATATCTTTTCTAGATTAATGATGGATAGGTTATTATGGGTTGCAGGACCTGTTAATGATAATATGTCTACGATTGTTCAAGCACAGTTGATGTTTTTAGACTCAGTTGGAGGAACAGATATTACGATGCATATTGATTCTCCAGGTGGAAGTGTTAAAAGTGGACTTTCAATGGTTGATGTTATGGATTACATTAAGTCAGATATTAAAACAGTAAATACTGGTATGGCTGCATCAATGGGTTCTGTTTTATTAGGAGCAGGAACTAAGGGAAAAAGATCTTCACTTAGACATTCTACTACAATGTTACACCAATCCTCTGGTGGATTTAATGGTAATATTCAAGATGCTGAAATAGATTGGAAAGAATGGCAAAAAGTAAATAAAGAATTATTTAATCTTTTAGGAGAATATTGTGGAAAACCAGCTGACGAAGTAATGAAAGATGCGACTAGAGACTTTTGGTTAAATGCAAAAGAAGCTAAAGCTTATGGTATTATTGACGAAATCATCGGGAAATCTTAATATATAAATTATATGAAAATTCATATTTACGTAAAAACGCAAGATTTAGACTCTCTTAATAAGATATTAAGTGATCCTTTTTCGGAGACGACGAAAGAGTTTGAATTTTTAAATACACCGGCAAAAGACTTCACCATGATCTCTTTAACCTATGACGAATGGATTAGGTTACAGGATATGGATGCACTAATTACAATACTATCATTATGAGAAACAGAGACATTGAAAGAGAATTATTTATTGAGCTAATCAATCATCAATTAAAAGATCATGGGGTAACCTATGATGATGTTAAGGACAATCCACAATGGTATATGGAATATAAAACTACTCAAGAAAAAGAGCAAAAGTTTATAAAGCATATTACAGAAACTGTTGTTAACACATTAGGATTAGACATCAAACAAGCTGAGAAAGAAGCACAGTGGTTTATTCTACAATGGGGATTAGCAGTTATTCCAACCGAACAAACTCCACCTAAAAAAGCTTCTAAAAAGAAGACATCTTCTAAAAAATAAAATACACGCGTGGAATTTTAGATAAATATTCCATGAATGTATTAGATCCAAATTGGCTCACTATCGAGCCTCATGATTTTGAATTAAAATACTATAAACTCTTAGCAGCTGAGAACACTTTTAATAAGATTCTCAAAGATGGAGGCTTAATATCCATACTCGATGAAGTAGAAGATCATCTACTTGAAATGTATAAAATTAAGCACAGGAAGGAGGAGATAGACGTTAATTTAAGAGTTCTCAAGGGAATCAACCTTGACACAATGTCTTTAGAATATGAATATCCAGAAGGAGATAAACATATAGAAGACATGTATAAGCTTTGTGATAAAGCTATAGATATATTAGAAGATATACATAAAAATGTAAGGGTAGTATTTAGATTAGTCGAGAAGGCTATTAACATTACAGAAATTCCAGATATTAAAAGAACTAAAAAACTAGGATATGCTTTAGTGAAAACTCCTGAAGATATCATGCAAATATATTCTTTTAAAGTTCCTTCTTTATTGACAGAAAACTGGAAAGATTTAAATCTAAAATATGAAGGAGAAACAGTGTATGATATAAGAGCAATTTCTCTTTTTATTACAAAGGTACAAGATGAAAGTTCTGATTATAGGTTTTTTAGATGCAGTGTTAATTCAGAATTCGATATGAATGAAAGGGTATTGCCAGTATTAAAATTTAAGCTTTACAATCATTTAAGAGCAAATTAATCAAGATATATAGTTTATAAAAACAAAATAGTTTAAAAATGCCACAGGTTACGCAAGAAGATATTATTGGATATATTGATAACACAATAGATGTTATACAGGGAGACTCACAAGTCTACACAGTAAAACTATATAGAGATAGGGTAGGTGGAAATCTTAATACATCACTATATTCTACATTTACTATGAATTTATTAGATGAATCGTCTGATTTAATCGCACAATATTCAATGCCTAGAGTATACGGAGTTTCAGGAGATCTTATATTAGTAAATGACGATCCAACTACACAGGCTGTTTTTCAATTTGAATTATCAAAACTACAAACATTAAATCTTCCTGCTGGAAAAATATACGTAAACATAGTAGTGACTAATTCTAGAATAGAACCTACTAAGGTTTATTCTTTACCTAACATGGAAATTGGATCTATTTTATTTAATGAAAACAGACACGATCCTTCTCTGTATAAATCTACTCAAAGAAGTTCGGGAATAGGTGTATCTTCGTCCATGGATCCATATTATAAAGTTCAACATATCGATGGTTCAGTTCCTATTGGACAAGGAAGCTTATCTTTAGATTCAGGATCCCCTGGTCTAGTAACTAAAATGACATTTATGAATAGTGACTACGATGGAATTAGAGTAAGTGTTTTAGAAAACTTTTTAATTAACAGAATAGATAAAGATGGAATTGAAGGTACGATTACATTAATAAACAGAAGCGATACCGCTCAATATTCTATTTTTAATGTAGTAGACTGGTACAGAATCAACTGTTCTTCTGGAGAATGTATTGACGACATCGATGATGCAATACAGGTTATAGTATCTCACGAAATGTCGACTGAAGGACCTGGTGTATATAAAAATAATTGGCTAGTTACGGACGAAGTTTCATTTAAACTAGATGTATATGGTTCAGCATTATCTTCAACTGATCTAGGTAAGAAATCTAGCACAGTACTAGATAAAGAATTAATTCCAAATAATACATCTGGAAATGTATCTAGAACTGGAATCATATTATCGGTTACACCGCAAGATGGCCAATACATTGACGTTGAAATTAATGGTATTTCTATTTCATTAGGAGACGGAACTAAAAACCTAGATGGTTACTTTTCATCAGATGGAGGAACTACTGCTAGAACATTCCAAGATATCCGAGTAGGTGATGAATTAATCTTTAACTCGATAGTCGCGGGATATGAGCTCACTGATGAAGATAGAGTCTCTTTATTCTACGAATCTTATTCTTAATAATATATTATCTTAGTATTATAAGAAAAACGTAAAAACGTAAATACGTAAAATTTAATTAATTTTATTAAGATATTATATACTTTTTTACCCCCCACGAATAAACGTATTAATATATAATCCAATCCTACAATAATGTAGGGTGTGCAAAAAATAATTATATAAATAATATGGCACAAATTCGTTCAAAACAAATTTCTGACTTTCTAAGTTCAATCACATGGGCAAATGTTGTATCGTCTGACAATGTAAAAATTGCAAACGTATGGGACATCAAACAAGGATTTGATACAGTAGACGCATCAGTAAACTCTTTAGAGACTTTCATCGCAGGTGAAGTATCTTCTTTAGAAGCTGTTGATACTGCTTTATCGGCTGAGATCGTAACAGAAAAAGAAAGAGTAGATGCAATCTTAGATTCTGCAGAAGCAGACAAAGATTCATTCGCTGAAATCGTTTCTTTAATCAACGCAGTTGATACTGAAAATGACAATGCATTCGCTTCATTCGTACTAAGAACAGATAAGTCAATCGATTCATTAGAATTAGTTGATGCTGATCTTCAGAGACAAATCACAAGCAATGACTCTGACATTCTTGGTTTAGAAGGTGACATCACTTCATTAGACACTAGAGTATTAGGTGTTGAAGGTGACTTAGCTTCTGAAATCGAAAGAGCAACTGGTAGAGAAAATGCTATTGAAGCTGCTTTAAACGCAGAGATCGCTGCAACTAACGCTGATTTTATCAATGTTAACGCATCTATCGATTCATTAGAAGTTGTTGACAATGGTTTTGCTGGTAACATCACTTCATTAGACACTAGAGTATCTGGTGTTGAAGGTGACTTACAAGCTGAAATCGACAGAGCAACTGCAATGGAAGGTAAGATATCTGCAGAATTATCTGCTGAGATCGCTGAAACTGCTGCTGAGCAAGCTGTTCAAAACGCATCTATTGATTCTTTAGAAGCTGCTGACGCTGGTTTATCATCTTCTATCGAAGAGGAAGCAAGATTAAGAGCTGCTGCTGATTTAGCATTAGGTTCTAGAATCGACGCTAACGATTTAGACAACGCTAACTTAACATTATCTGTAAACTCTTTAGAGGTTGTTGATGGTGAATTAGCATCTGACATCGCTACAGAAAAAGGTAGAATCGATGCAATCTTAGAAGCTTCAACTGCTGACAAAGATTCATTCGCTGAAATCGTTTCTTTAATCAACTCTGTTGATACTGAAAATGATGATGCTTTTGCTGCATTCGTAGTAAGAACTGACGCATCTGTTGATTCTTTAGAAGTTGCTTTAGCTGCTGAAATCGCTTCAACTAACGCTGAGCAAATCGCACAAGACAGATCTATCGATTCTTTAGAAGCTGTTGATAACAATCTAGCGATTGCTATCGAGCAAGAAAAAGAAGATAGAGCTGGTGAAGACGCTAAGTTAAAAGCACAGATCGACGCTAACGACGCTGACAACTTATTATTAACTGCTTCAGTTAATTCTTTAGAGGTTGTTGACGGTGAATTAGCTGGTGACATCACTTCAATCGACACTAGAGTATTAGGTGTTGAAGGTGACTTAGCTGCTGAAATCACAAGAGCTGGTTCTGTTGAATCTGCTTTATCTGCTGAATTAGCTGCTGAGATAGCAACAACTAACGGAGAGGTAAATGTTATAAACGCATCTATCGATTCATTAGAAGTAGCTGTTGAAGAAGGTGGTACGTACCTAAGACAAACTGCAGTATTTACTGCAACTAACTTATTTACTTTACCTCAGCCAGTTGCATTCGGAACTAACGATGATTTAACTGTTTATGTAAACGGTGTATTCGTTGACTTCAGATGTACAGGTGGAACTGATATCGATTTCACAGGCTTATTAGCTTATGACGTTGATGCTAAGGACAAAGTTCAAGTTATGGGTATAAAACTATAATCTAAACTTCGGTTTAAATTATTAGCTTAATGCTTAATTGATTAAAGGCTCCTCGGAAGAGGAGCCTTTTTTATTTAAAATATATAGTAAAACAAAATATCGGTTTAACATGAACATTGGAATTACACTAGGATTACAACAGGATAATGAATCTCTTTGGATAAATGGAATCAAATTAAATGTATTAAATTTAATTGAAACTCTTTCTGAAATAGGAGATCATAGTGTATATGCGTTAGACACTAGTAATAAAGTTAAAGATCTGTCAAAGGTAGATTGGGACACTTCTAAATATCCTATTTATAAATATGCAGATAAAGTAAATTCAACGGATTTATTAATACTTCTAGGAACTTCATTTAGTACCGAGCAAACAGTCGCCGTTAGAAAAAAGAATCCTAAAATTAAGATTATTAAATACTTTTGCGGTAATAATTATATTATAGATATGGAAAGAGTCTTATTTGATTCTAAAGAATCTGTAAGTAATTGGACGCATGGCCACGATGAAGCATGGTTTATTCCACAGCAGGAATATCAAAATAGATCATACTATCAAACAATGGGAAGGCTTTCTGCTGACAAGGTTAAAGTGGTTCCATTTGTATGGAGTCCTAAGTTTATAAAAGAAGAAAATTCTAAAAACGTCAGAAATGGTATGAAAGACGCATTCTATAAAGGAGGCAAGAATGCAGAAGATATGAACCTATCTTCAATGGAACCTAATATGAATGTAGTTAAATATTGTATGCCTCTTATCATGATGGTAGAAGAACTATACAGAAAAAAGGGTAAAAAGGCGTTCAATGAATTTTGGGTAGGAAGTGGTAAAAGATTATTATCTAGTAAATACTTTATTAGTTCCATTAAACACTTAGATGTAACTCATTCCGGTAAATTAAAAATGTGCTCAAGGTACCCAGTAACTAATTTTCTTTCTGAGAAAACGGATATAGTTCTTTCACATCAATGGGATAATCCTTTAAACTATGCATATTTAGACGCTCTTTATTTTGGATATCCTTTAGTTCATAACGCAACAATGATAAAGGATGCAGGGTATTATTATAAAGGATTCGATACAGTGTCAGCTGCAAAGATGTTAGAGAATGTATTAAATCATCATGATGAGATAGAAAAGGAATATACAGCAAAAAGCACAAAGGTTCTTTCAAGATATCTTACAACAAATCCTAACATCGTAGATACATATAAAAAACTAATAGAGAATATTTTTGAACCAGGAAAACATGCTCTATCAAACGAATATGACTGGTCAACAAACCTATATAAATAAACATAATAAATAATGGAATTAAAAGAAGTAATTGAAGCGGCTGCAAAGCCAAAGATTAGTATTATCATGCAATCATATCTTGGTAATTATCCAGGATCTAGGAAAGATTCACATTCTAAATTTTTAAGAGCAGTCCAGAGTTTTCAAAATCAATTATATAAAAACTGTGAATTAATAATAGTAGCAGACAATTGCATGGAAACAAAGTCACTATATGATGCTCATTTTCAAACTGAAGATAACATAAGATTAATATACGTTTCTAGAAACTCAAAAGAAATGAGTACATATATGCAAAACGAAGAAGGCAACAAATATTATAGAGGTTTTCCTCGTAGAGTAGGAGTAGGAGCCGCAACTGGAAATTTAATTACATATATGGATTCAGACGATATGTTATTAGAAGAACATACACTACACCTAATGATAGAGTTTAATAAAAACCCTGACGCTAATTGGTGGATTAACAGATCTTGGTACGATAACGAAGTAATGAAATTTAAAGACGATAAAACATTTGAAGATTCTACAGAATATGGTGAAGAACTTCCAGATGTTGAAGGAAAGTGGAACATAACAAGAATAAAGGAAGGTTTAGTAGTAATGAGTCCTTGGTTGTTTATGCATAAACCATCTGCATCTGTTTTATGGAGAGATACTTGGGGTAACGTAAGTGAAGATTCAGATTTCAACGTAAGATTCAGAGAAAATCATAAAGGCGGAGCAGTAATGAACCGACCAACATACGTAAGATGTCACTTTACAGATAAGTGGGATTTTTAATACGTAAAATAATATCTTATACTATAGATTCTGGGACCTTTATCCCATCAATTTATAATATATAAGATTGAGTGGAATTATTCCACATTTAAAATAAATAAAAAAAAATGTAACTATTCATGTCATTAATTAAAATCAAGCAAATTGACGGCTTACAGGCTGCTCTTGATCTTATTAACACCAGCATTGAATCAGGTTCGCTTAAATCAGCTTACACACAGGAAGACCACGGTTTTTCTGCTGGAGTTGTTATAGCTTATGTGGGTTCTAGATGGGTGTTAGCTGATTCAAGCACTGCTAACAAGCTAGGAAGATTAATCATCGAATCTATTGTAGACGCGGACAATTTTATCGCTGTGCAAGTTGGAACTATTAACGTTTCAGCATGGCCTAAATTGGACCAGTTAGTTCCCGGAGATTTCTACGTTGTAGATAACTCAGGTAACGGTACTTTAGAAGATTACGTTAATACTGGTGATCCAGGTTTTGCATACAGCAATCCTGTTTTACAAGCATTAACAGAAACAGTGGGTCATGTTCTTCCATGGAGACCATCGCAGTCGCCAACAGACCTAATTCAACCAGAAGAATTCACACAGACTTCGTTCTCTGCTGTAACTTCAGGTAATTACTCATCAACAGGACTTACACTAACGTATACTCCTTTCCAAGATTCAACAGTTCAAGTATTCTTAAACGGTATAGCACTTGACGAATCTTATAATGATAGAAACGGAGACGTATATTTCTCAAGAGACGGTGGTGCAACTGCTGTTCCTGCTTCTGACTTAGATGCTGGAGATACACTTTACTGGAACGGAACTCTTGCAGGTTATGAGCTTGCTGGAACTGATCAGTTTGAAGTAGTATACGACAAAAGTAATCTAGACGACTAAAAAAAATAAATTATTAAAACATGGCAAATCCATTTATTAGTACTTCTGGTAGTCAAGGTTATCAAGGTTCTCAAGGAGCTGGCAATGAAGGTGCACAAGGTGCAACTGGAGTTCAAGGTTTTCAAGGAGACAACGGTGAAACTGGCGATAGAGGTATAACAGGTGATCAAGGTTTACAAGGTGATATAGGTTTAACTGGTGCTCAAGGTGTTGAAGGTGGCATTGGTCTTAAAGGAGATCAAGGCGATACAGGCGCAACTGGAGATAGAGGTGAACAAGGTATTCAAGGTAAAACAGGTGATCAAGGTCTTAAAGGAGACCAAGGAGATACTGGTGAAACAGGTCTTAAAGGTGACCAAGGAGATACTGGTGAAACAGGTCTTAAAGGTGATCAAGGTGATACAGGAGAACAAGGTATTGAAGGTAAAGTAGGTGCTCAAGGTTTCCAAGGTATTCAAGGTGAAACTGGTCTTAAAGGAGATCAAGGTGACACCGGTTTAAAAGGTGATCAAGGTGACACTGGTTTAAAAGGTGATACTGGTGAAACAGGTCTAAGAGGTGAAACTGGTTTAAAAGGTGACACTGGTGAAAAAGGTGATCAAGGTTTCCAAGGTATAACTGGTGAAAAAGGTGATCAAGGAGATACTGGTGAAACAGGTCTTAAAGGTGACCAAGGAGATACTGGTGAAACAGGTCTTAAAGGTGACCAAGGAGATATTGGTGCTGATGGTAAACAAGGTGAAACTGGTGAAAAAGGTGATCAAGGTTTCCAAGGTATAATCGGTGAAACTGGTGCTCAAGGTGCTATTGGTGCTCAAGGTGCTGTTGGTGCTGACGGTGAACAAGGTCTTAAAGGTGATCAAGGTTTCCAAGGTATTGACGGTAAAGTCGGTGATCGTGGTGAAACAGGTCTTAAAGGTGATCAAGGAGATACTGGTGAAACAGGTCTTAAAGGTGACCAAGGAGATACTGGAGCTAAAGGTGATCAAGGTTTCCAAGGTATAACTGGTGAAACTGGTGCTAAAGGTGATCAAGGTTTCCAAGGTATTGACGGTAAAGTTGGTGCTAAAGGTGATCAAGGAGATACAGGTCTTAAAGGTGATCAAGGAGATACTGGTGAAACAGGTCTTAAAGGTGACCAAGGAGACGTTGGTGCTAAAGGTGATCAAGGTATTCAAGGTTTCCAAGGTATAACTGGTGACCAAGGTGTTATTGGAGCTCAAGGTGAAACTGGTGTTCAGGGTTCTATTGGTGATGATGGTATACAAGGTGCTAAAGGTGACCAAGGAGATACGGGTATTAAAGGTGATCAAGGAGATACTGGTGCTAAAGGTGATCAAGGAGATATTGGTGAAACAGGTCTTAAAGGTGACAAAGGTGATCAAGGTTTCCAAGGTGTCGATGGTATCGGAGTCAAAGGTGATCAAGGTTTCCAAGGTATAACTGGTAATCAAGGTACAACTGGTGATCAAGGTATTCAAGGTGAAACTGGTGAAACTGGTGAACAAGGTGAAACTGGTCTTAAAGGTGACAGAGGTCTTCAAGGTTTCCAAGGAAACACTGGTCTTAAAGGAGATCAAGGTGACACCGGTTTAAAAGGTGATCAAGGAGATACTGGTGCTAATGGTGAAACTGGTCTTAAAGGTGACAAAGGTGATCAAGGTATTGACGGTAAAGTTGGTACTAAAGGTGATCAAGGTTTCCAAGGTATAACTGGTGATCAAGGTGTAACTGGTGATCAAGGTCTTAAAGGTGATCAAGGTGACACTGGTGAACAAGGTGAAACAGGTCTTAAAGGTGACAGAGGTATTCAAGGTTTCCAAGGAAACACTGGAACTAAAGGTGACCAAGGAGATACTGGAGCTAAAGGTGATCAAGGAGATACTGGTGAAACTGGTCTTAAAGGTGATATAGGTCTTAAAGGCGATAAAGGTGATCAAGGTTTCCAAGGTATAACTGGAACTAAAGGTGACCAAGGAGATACAGGTGCTAAAGGTGATCAAGGAGATACTGGTGAAACAGGTCTTAAAGGTGACCAAGGAGATACTGGTCTTAAAGGTGACAGAGGTCTTAAAGGTGATAAAGGTGACAGAGGTTTCCAAGGTATCGTTGGTGTCAAAGGTGACCAAGGTGACAAAGGAGAAAGAGGTCTTAAAGGTGATCAAGGTGATAGAGGTTTCCAAGGTATTGATGGTAAAGTCGGTGCCCAAGGAGATACTGGAGCTAAAGGTGATCAAGGAGATGTTGGTTTAAAAGGTGATACAGGTGAAAGAGGTTTCCAAGGAAACACTGGAGCTAAAGGTGACCAAGGAGATCAAGGTTTCAAAGGTGACAAAGGTGATAGAGGTATCAAAGGTGACAAAGGTGATCAAGGTTTCCAAGGTCCTGAAGGTAATTTTGGTGGAGCAACATTCTACTATAAATTTAATTCTGGTACCGCAGGCGATCCGGGTGCAGGATATATTAGTCTTAACACTGACGCTGCTGGAAGTGCAACACAAATCAACATTGATGATTTAAATGCAACTAACAATGACGTTCAGCAATACTTAAGAACTATTGACGATTCTACATCTACAATTAAAGGTCATATTAGAATTTCTAATAAATTAGATTCTTCTCAATATATGTTATTTACAATCTCTTCTTTACAAGAGGTTAATACATATTTCCAAGTAGTTGGTAACACATTATATGCTTCTGCAGCTAATGTATTCTCAGCAAATGAAGAATTAATAGTAACGTTCGCAAGAACAGGTGATAAAGGTGATTTAGGTTACCAAGGTCTTAAAGGTGATACTGGTGAACAAGGTATTCAAGGTGTTCAAGGTAAAACTGGTGCCAATGGAGACAGAGGTGAGCAAGGTCTTAAAGGTGATCAAGGTTTCCAAGGTCAAACTGGTTTAAAAGGCGACAAAGGCGACAAAGGCGATAGAGGTTTCCAAGGAAATACTGGAGCTGCTGGAGCTGATGGTGGTAAAGGTGCTAAAGGTGATCAAGGTTTCCAAGGTATAACTGGTGCTAAAGGTGTTGTTGGTAACACAGGTGCTCAAGGTGCTAAAGGTGATACTGGTGAACAAGGTGTTATTGGTGTACAAGGTAAACAAGGTAACACAGGTGCTAAAGGTGATCAAGGTTTCCAAGGTATAACTGGTGCTAAAGGTAACATTGGTACTAAAGGTGATCAAGGTAACACTGGTGCTCAAGGTGCTAAAGGTGACAGAGGTATTCAAGGTATCGTTGGTAACACAGGTGCTAAAGGTGATCAAGGTTTCCAAGGTATAACTGGTGCTAAAGGTAATGTTGGTACTAAAGGTGATCAAGGTTTCCAAGGTGCAAATGGTGTTATTGGTATCAAAGGTACTAAAGGTGATAGAGGTGCTACAGGTGCTCAAGGTTTCCAAGGTATAACTGGTACTAAAGGTAATGTTGGTGCTAAAGGTGATCAAGGTTTCCAAGGTATTCAAGGTACCGTTGGTGCTAAAGGTACTAAAGGTAATGTTGGTGCTAAAGGTGATCAAGGTTTCCAAGGTATAACAGGTACTAAAGGTAATACAGGTGCTAAAGGTGATCAAGGTTTCCAAGGTTTCCAAGGTATAACTGGTGCTACAGGTGCTAAAGGTACTAAAGGTGACAGAGGTGCTACAGGTGCTCAAGGTTTCCAAGGTTTTACTGGTGCTAAAGGTACTAAAGGTGATGTTGGTGCTAAAGGTAATCAAGGTTTCCAAGGTATTCAAGGTGCTGTAGGTGCTAAGGGTACTAAAGGTGATGTTGGTGCTAAAGGTAATCAAGGTTTCCAAGGTATAACTGGTGCTAAAGGTGACAGAGGTATTCAAGGTATTCAAGGTGCTGTAGGTGCTAAAGGTACTAAAGGTGATATTGGACTTAAAGGTAACACAGGTAACACTGGTGCTCAAGGTTTCCAAGGTTCAACTGGTGCAACTGGTGGAACTGGTGCTAAAGGTGACAGAGGTCTAATTGGTATTCAAGGTATAACTGGTGCTACAGGTGCTAAAGGTGATATTGGACTTAAAGGTAATACTGGTAATACTGGTCCAACTGGTTTCCAAGGTGTAATTGGTGTTAAAGGTAACGTTGGTGCTAAAGGTAATACTGGTAACACAGGTGCTCAAGGTACTGGTGGTGCAAGAGGTGCTGTTGGTGCTGTTGGTCCTAAAGGTAATACAGGTTCAACTGGTGCCCAAGGTGCTCTAGGTGCTAAAGGTAACACTGGTTCAACTGGTGCTCAAGGTGCTCTAGGTGCTAAAGGTAATACTGGTAATACTGGTAATCAAGGTTCTGTTGGTCCTGTTGGTCCTAAAGGTAGCGTTGGTAACACAGGTGCTAGAGGTTATCAAGGTTTCCAAGGTTTAACTGGTGGAACGGGTGCTAAAGGTACTAAAGGTGATATCGGTGTTAAAGGTAATACTGGTGCTCAAGGTGCAACTGGCGCTAGAGGTGCTACTGGTCCTCAAGGTCTTACAGGTGCAACTGGTTCAGTTGGTCCTAAAGGTTCTACTGGTGCTGGTGGTGCTAGAGGTTTCCAAGGTATAATTGGTGTTAAAGGTAACGTTGGTTCAACTGGTCCTAAAGGTAACACTGGTAATACAGGTGCTCAAGGTGCTCTAGGTGCTAAAGGTAACGTTGGTTCAACTGGTCCTACAGGTGCTCAAGGTGTTATTGGTTCTAAAGGTAATGTTGGTTCAACTGGTCCTACAGGTCCTAAAGGTAACACTGGTTCAACTGGTGCTCAAGGTTCTGTTGGTCCAACTGGTGGAACTGGTGCTAAGGGTACTAAAGGTGACACAGGTGCTAGAGGTCCTCAAGGTTACACTGGTCCTACAGGTCCTAAAGGTACTGTTGGTTCAACTGGTGCTAGAGGTTATCAAGGTTTCCAAGGTCTTAAAGGTTCAACTGGTCCTAAAGGTACAACTGGTAATACAGGTCCTCAAGGTTACACTGGTCCTACGGGTCCTAAAGGTGACAGAGGTTTAACTGGTGCAAATGGATCTAATGGATCTAATGGTGCTCAAGGTTATACTGGTGCAACTGGTCCTAAAGGTAACACGGGTAACCAAGGTGCCGTAGGTCCTAACACGTCTAACTACAGATTATATTCTAATCAGTATGTTGGTAACTCAGGTGGTGAATATGTGTACTACAATAACAGTAGTGCATTACAACAATTCTACATTAACAACTCAGAAGAAATGAGATTATACAGTAACGGTAACCTTCACGTTGACGGTGATGTTGTTGCATACTCAACTTCTATCTCGGATGCGAGACTTAAAGATAACGTGACTACTATTGAAGAAGCATTATCTAAAGTCTTACAGTTAAGAGGTGTTGAATACGATTGGAATAGCGGTAGCAGAAAAGGTCTTCATGATCTAGGTCTTATCGCCCAAGAAGTAGAAGAGGTATTACCTATGTTAGTAAGAGAACATGAAATGCCACTAATGGATGGTGCAGAAGACGGAACAGTTTACAAAACTGTTGACTATGAAAAAATGGTCGGTCTTTTAATCGAAGCTATTAGAGAACTTGAAGCAAGAATTAAAACTTTAGAGTCTTAATTTAAATCATCAAGATAATTTTAGAAAGGGTCCTCGAAAGAGGACCCTTTTTTTATGTGATATATAGATTGTAATAACTTATTATCTTATTACACTTAGTAAACAATTTAAAATATCTAAGTATAACTAATATTATAGAACACAATCGATGGATAATAAAATCAAACATGATACGTTTAACAAGAATGTAAAATTCTATGTGGAAAGCGTAACTAAGAATACAGACACATATACTCTTAATGGATGGGTTGGATTAATAGGCGGAGAAGCTTTAGGCTTTTCAATGTCAAATGAACCTCTTAAAGTTCAATTTTTAGGTGATAGGCAAGACGTAATGGAAGTATATTCAAATCAGCTTACTAATCAGAATATGTCATTTACTATTGAGGTTCCTTTTGATAAAAAACTAAAAACACTAGTCATCCATACTAGTATTGGAGAAACTGCAATAGGTCCAATCGGACACTGGTTATCGTATCATTCAGGATTTGCAAATACATCAAAGGATGTTATAGTAGTAGATAATTTTTATAATGATCCTGACCTTGTAAGAGAATGGGCAATGAACCATTTAGAATTTACACCTTCCGATTATCACAAGGGCCAAAGAGCAAATGAAAGATTTATCTTAGATGGAACTAAAGAAAAACTAGAAGAAATTATAGGAAAACCAATATTCAATTGGAATCACGACAGGTATGCTAACGGAATATTTCAATTTTGTACAGCAGATCAACAGATTGTTTATCACGTGGATAATCAAACTTATGCAGCAATGGTATATTTAACACCTGACGCTCCACCTACATCTGGAACTGCGTTCTATAGAAGTAAAGTCACGGGTGATTATACATTCGATGACGATAAAAGAAAAACCCAAGCATACATAGATGCATTCAAGGGTAATAGTAATGAAATGAATTTTTACGATGGATCTAATTTTGAAAAAATAGATGAAGTAGGAAATGTGTATAATAGATTAGTCTTGTTTAATGCTAAAAATATCCACGCTGCGACTCAGTATTTTGGAGATGCAATTGACAATGCTAGATTTTTTCACATGTTCTTTTTTGACGTATAAAAACAAATATAAATATGAAGATTAATATTATTACAAGGTGTACCAGAACAAGTAACCTTTTAACAATTAAAGAAGGAGTATTAAATGCGCCTAAGGGAGTAACAGTAAATTGGCACATTGTATTTGATACAGGAGCATTAAAGGATATTGATGCAGAGGTTCTCTCGAACTTAACAGATACTGTCAATGTCAAATTACATTTTGTAAAAGGACAAAGAGGAGGATTATTATATCCTGAAGTTTCTGATATTATTAGAACAATCAAATCAGGTTGGATCTATTTACTAGATGATGATAACATTATACACGAAGACTTTTACAAAACTATTAAAGCGAGTATAAAGAATCTTCCAATTGCACAGGTTCATATCGTTTCTCAATTAGTTGCAGGTAGAGATTTTACCGGACAAGAAATTAGAGTAGCTAGTCGTGAAAATACTGCATTTCAGAAAATTGACATTGCACAGATGGTTATTAATAGAAGCATATTTGATACTCATTCGTTTAGTGCAAATTATGCAGCAGACGGTTTCTTTATAGAAGAAGTATTAAAAACACATGGTGATTCATTCGTATGGATTGACAAGGTTTTATGCCACTACAATTATTTAGAAAAAGTACCAAGTGCAAAAATACCTAAAATAATTTATATAGGAAAAACTAAGCCAGAATTAAAGTCTATAAAATATTTATCGTATGAAGCAGATGAATTAGACGTTAAATACTTAGAAGACGATAGTGAAGTAATTAACGCAGTTACGTCGTTTAATCCTGATGCAATTATTACAAATGGAGAATCATGGAAAGAGTTTCCTAACCTAGCTTCTCTTCCTCTCCAATTTAGAAAAAGGTGGTTTAATTCTGAGAACACGGAAAATATAGGAAACACTGCATATTCCGTAGCAATGAATTCTATTCTATCTCCTTCTAACCTAGAAGATGATCAGATGATTTCATTCTTTACGCCTATATATAATACTGGTGAAAAGTTATGGAACACATATAGATCCGTAAGAGATCAGACGTATAATAACTGGGAATGGGTTTTAGTAAATGATTCCACCGATGGAGGTAAAACTTTAAAGATAGCAGAAGAAATTGCGTTAGTAGATCCAAGAGTAAAGGTGTATGATTTTAGAGAAAAATCAGGAGGATGTATTGGAGAATCTAAATACAGATGTTGTTCTCTTGCTAAAGGATATATTCTAGCAGAATTAGACCATGATGACTTATTGGTTAAAACATGTGCAGAAGATTTACATAATGCTGCACAGGCACATCCTGATTGTGGTATGTTTTATGGAGATACTGCCGAGGTAAATGAAGAGTGGGAAAATCAAAGATATGGAGAAGGGTTTGCATTAGGATATGGTTCTTATAGAGAAGAAGAGTATGAAGGTAGAATGTTGTCACCTGCTAATCAACAGAATATTAATCCAAAAACAATCAGACATATTGTAGGAGTTCCAAATCACGTTAGAGCATGGAGAAGATCTACTTATTTTGAAATAGGAGGACATAACAGAAGTCTAACAATTGCAGATGATTTTGAATTAGTGATCAGAAGCTTCCTATATTCTAAGATATGTAAAATACCTAAACTAAGCTATATTCAATTTCTCTATAATAATCAAGGTGGAAGAAACACTCATGATTTATCAAGAGCAGACATTCAAAGAAGAGTTAGAACAATAGCACAATATTATAATGAACAAATCAACGCTAGATTTATTGAATTAGGAATAGAAGATTGGGCATATAATGAAAGCCCTGACTATCCTATCTCAGCAGAGTCAAGATATGGAGAAGAAGAAGGAGTTGCTAACGAAACATACGCTGAAAAATCAGGAGTTGAAAAAAAAGTAACTAAATTAGAAAAAGTAAAATAATGGGAAAATACGTAGAAATTTTAGATGCAAGCGATTGGGATGCATGGTGTGACAAATACATCGATCCCCTTTTAAGAAAAGGAGAATATGAACTCATAGTTGACGAAGCGGCTCCGAGTGTTTTAGTATTTCCTTTATTTAAAGAACAGTTTTGTAAAGATCTAATTGAACTATGTGAAACTGAAGGAGAATGGACAGTAGATAGACATGAATTTTATCCAACAACCGACATGCTCATTGACAAAGTATGGATGAATGAAATTTACTCAAAGGTTCTTAACGAATTTGTTAGGCCATTAGGAATATGGTTCTGGACTTTAGAAGGAAAGCAGTGGAATTCTATGTCAGATGAAACATTTATTGTAAAGTATACTACAGAAACACAAGCGCACCTTTCTCTTCACCATGATAATAGCCATTTAACAACTGTTGTTAGAATGAATGAAGATTTTACAGGAGGTGGAACTTATTTCCCATTATATAAGGCAAATATTAGTCCTCCTAGAGTTGGAATGGCAGCTTTACACCCAGGTGCAATTACACATAGACACGGTGCAAAGCCTATTTTTTCAGGAACAAGGTATATTACTGTAAGTTTCTGTAAGATGAGTGGATAAATAGAATATGAAGCAAATACAATCATTCAACCAATTTATTAACGAAAGCCTAAACGAAGATACTAATGATCTTTTTAAAGTTTATCTAGCAATTGATCCCGACTCAGGTCACAGGTGGTGGTCTTATAAAGGATTTGCGTCAGATAATTTCTTTATACAAATCAATAAAGACAATTATAAAGACATAGATATTAATCCAGACTATCCTATATTAACCTATAATTCAGGAGTAGTTGAAACCCTTTTAAAGGAAGGATTAGTTAAAAAAGAAAATGTATATAATAGACCAGAATTCATTAAGCAATCTGGATCTAAGGCAGAGTTTCATAAAATAGTCGATGGAGATGAAAACATTCCACAAACATGCCATGACGAGAAAGAAGCTTTAGAAATTGGTTTTCCATTAATTGCAAAGCCAGCTGAAGGACATTCAGGTATTGGAATTCAGGTTTTTAAATCTCAGGAAGATTGGGATAAAGCTGATCATTCTAAATTTGACGTATATTCCGAATTCGTAGATAAGAAATCAGAGCATAGAATAATTAACTTTAAAGGAGATGCTTTCTTTTGGATGGAAAGAGAACCATTAAATGATAAAGCAAAATCAGGTGATGGTGACGGAAAAGAAGAAATGAATTTTAAATATATCAAAAGAGATATTACAACTCTTCCTGAAAAATTTAAAACACTAATAGAAAAATTCTGTGATAAGTTTAAAGATTTACCATATATATGTTTTGATATAATGGAAGATCAAGAAGGAAAATTGTATATTATAGAAAGTAATTCTCAACCTGGAGTTCCTTATGATTCTACTGTGCAAATATACCGTAAAATATTTAAAGACTTTTACGGAAGAGAAGTAAACAAAGATACTGACAAGGCCCTAACAAAATTATCTAATGATTTAGATAAAAAAACTATAGAACTTGACAGCGAACGATTCGAAATAAAAGAATAAATTATGGCATATCCGGATATGACTTGTATGCATGTGAACTTATGGGTTCATCACATGGACATTGACAAACTGTTTGACTTTATAACAGAAAGAATTAAAGAACCACCTAGCTATTGGATTTCTAGAGAATCTTGTCCTTCTACAATTACAGGAGGATATGCAGAAATTAACGTATCATATAACACATATCTTATGATAAGACGTGTTAAAGAACACGGACACTTTTAATTGAAACAATTCCAAATGGAAGTGTATAGTTAAGTATAGTTAATAAACTTCCAAGTATGAATAGATTATGGTTACGATTTGCACTGTGTATTTACGCAATATTATATACAGTGTGTCTGCCATTAATCCTAGGCATAGAGGATAGTTATAGTGATTATCATCAATTAAAACCAATCTTATTCCCTTTATTAACAATAGGAGTTTCATTAGGATTATGGCTTCATCGTTCTATTGAATGGAAAATACCGGCATTCTTATTAATAATCATAGCAAGCTTTAGCGTTGCAAATTACCCTACAATACATAATATATCTGCTATTCTATTTTTTATGTCATCGACATGGATCATGCTCTTTGATAAAAGATTTAAAATCTTTGGAATAATATCTGCAATATTATATCCAACACTCTTTATAAACACTGAACAGAATTTATTCTTGTTTGAAGTGTTACAGATACCTATTCTTTCCTTTTATCATTTCTCTAGAGTAGTATACTTAATGAGATTAAAGAAGAAAATATAAACAATTACACATATTTGAGTATAATCTATATGGCAAAGAAGAAAAAGAAGCTAGAGATTATTCACGTTAAGAAGCCAATTATTGGCGAAACGTACTATTTCTATTTCGCAGGATCATGGGAAGTAGGAAAGTTAGAAGGTACCTCTGACAAATTAACAGAAACATACGGCCATCGATGGTTTACATTTGTTAATGGAAATTATGGAAGACAAATGAGATATCCAGTCTCTATTTATAATATTAGAAAAACTCACCCAAAACAAGAAAAAGATGTATAGTATTTCAGATTTAAAAAACATGTTATTTATTGACATTGAAACGTCAACTGCTGCAAAGGACTTAGATAGCTTTGCAGAGATTATTGGAGAAAATGCATACTCACACTGGGAAAAGAAAGCAAAGTATGGTAGACAAAGTAAATCAGAGTATGAAGGAGTTTCAGATGCTGATATGTATATCAAGGATGCTGCCCTTTATCCTGAATTCGGAAGAGCAGTAGTTATTACAATCGGACAAGTCACCTTCCCAGATGGCATTACACCTACCCCTAAGATAAAGTCTTTTTATGGAGATGATGAAAAGAATACTCTAAAGGAATTTATGGATACGATGGCATTAATCTTTAAGGCAAATCCTAAAATTCAAATAGTAGGTCATAACATTAAAGGCTTTGATATGCCTTACTTAATTAAAAGATCCATTATTCAAGGTGTAGAAATTCCACAACAATTACACTTACAAAAACTTAAGCCATGGGAGAATTGTCTATTAGACACTAATGAAATATGGAAATTTGGCGGATGGAATGGTGCATCTCTTTCTATGATCTGTGATCTTTTACAGATACCTTCTCCTAAACAAAACATGTATGGTGGTGAAGTATCAGAAGCGTATTACGCTGGAAGATTAGAAGAAATTAAAGACTATTGTGAAGATGATGTTATTGGAACTATGAACGTGATGTTAAAGATGTCAGATATGGAACTAGTATCTAAGGTTGAAGCTCCATTTTAATTTAAACTTTTTTGAAAATAAACAGTTAAAAGTTTTTTTATCTCAGAAATTTTGCTTATATTAGTATAGTAATTAAAAATAAAGAAATATGTTTGAAGACTTCGAAGACCAAAACAACGATGAGCACGATGAAATAGCTCAAATTCAAAAAAATGCAGATATGGAAAATAACCTTCACGAACTGAAAGATAAACTAGTTAGAAATAACTGGGATATGATCTTAGAAAAAGGAGTTGACTTTAAATCAATGCAAGACAACGGCATAGAAATAGAACCGATTATCAGAACATTACAGCAAATGTTAGATTGGTTTCAGGAATCTGAAGAATATGAAAAATGTGCACATCTTAAAAATATTCTAGACAATAAATAAAATGTGTATAAATATATCATGGAAGAACAATTATTAAAAGTCATTGCGGAGCAACTTACGAGAATTGCAGATCTTATGGAAAACCAACAGAAAAGAGATGTGGTTGAAAAAAGAAAGAGCATTAAAGTCGTTAAGGAAGCCGTAAAGAAAAGAAAGAATGAACTACTACGAACTGCTGCAGATAGACAAGTCAGCAAGCCAAGCCGAGATTAAGAAGGCCTATCGTAAACTAGCAAAGCAATATCATCCCGATACCGTCGAAGGGGATGAGTCTTCCTTTAAAGAAATAGTTACAGCATACGAGGTTTTATCTGACGAGAACAGAAAAAGAAAGTATGATATTGAATTAGGATATAAGTCTTCTGACAATCCATTTCATAGTTGGTTTCAAAACGGAGAAGGATCCTTCAGTGATATGTTCAATGATGCGTTTGGTTCCTCTTCAAAAGGAAGAGACGTTACGGTTAGAATGACAATAACCCTAGAAGAATCTTATCATGGAACCCAAAAGAGAGTAGACATAGGTTCTAAAAAACTAAACGTTAATATACCTAAAGGAGTTTATGAAGGTATGAAGTTAAAAATTAGTGGAAAAGGTCAACCTCATCCTGCTAATTCATCTGCACCCAAAGGAGATCTAATCATTATAATTAATTTAAAATATGATGATAGGATTATATTAAACGGAAATGACATCTATGTAGATGCAAATGTTTCTTTTTATGATATGATTCTAGGAACTGAAATAGAAATCAATACGCCTTTTTATAAAATAAAGGTAAATGTTCCTCCAAATTCACAGAATAATAAGATATTAAGAATAAGTGGTAAAGGATTCCCGATATATAGTATGAATACTTATGGTAACCTTATGGTGAAGTTAAATGCATTTAATCCACCCCTTAAAGATTCACAAATAGAACTAATAAAAAAAATAAAAGAAATAGACAATGAATGATTTACCAGATTTTGACGAATGGGATAATTCAGATACCAATAGAAATAATCCAGAATTTGAAGTTAACAACAGCGTAGAATCAATCGCGTTTATTGAAAAATTGAAATCATCATCCAAAGAGATAATGATGGACTTAATTTATAAGGCTATAATTGAAAATGAAATGGGAGCATTAAACAATAATTCTCCTAAAGAAGAAAAAATAGCAGCACTAGAAACGGTTATCAAATATTTCGCAGAACAAGAAGAATATGAAAGATGCCATGAACTTAAAAAAATCATAAGCAATATATGTTAATAATTAATGTAGATAAAGGGAATATAGAAAAAGCTTTAAAACAGTATAAGCGTAAAACCATTAAGACCAAACAGATGAAAAAGGTTAGAGATGAAAAGCAATATACGAAGCCCTCTGCATTAAAGAGACTTAAGTTCCAAAAGGCAATATATCTTCAAAAGAAATCTAACGCCGAAAACAAGGACAAGTAGAAATATAATAACATATTTTTTTACTTCATTTTACCTTAGACCTTACCGGAATTAAATATATAAATTGAGATTATTAATATCTCGATATAAAAAAATATACTTTGTAATGAAGGAATCTTTTAGTGATGACAAAGACGCATTGATGAGATCAAGCTATTATACTATCACAAGAAATTTTACTAAAACCATTAATAGATTTGTTGTATTCAGCGAAGGCAAGAATACGATAGAAATCCCTCATGGCGAAGGACAAAGAAGCAAGTTCATAGATATTATTATAGAATATTTTGAAGAACTTGAGGAGTATGAAAAATGTGATACGTTATTGCAGCTTAAAAAAACGGTAATAATGGCAGGAGACTAAAAAAATTAAACTCGATGAGCAGAAACAATTCAAACAATAAATCTTCATCTAGTTCCGATGGACCTAGAAGAAGAAGATACGGAATAAAAGAAGCAGAATTAAAAGGAGTACAATTAAGACAATCCCAAAAGAAATATACAAACACAATACTAGAGAATCAGATAACGTTTTGCACAGGTCCAGCTGGAACATCCAAAACATTTACAGCATGTTATACTGCACTCCTCCTCTTAGCTAGAAAAGAGATTTCACAAATAGTATTATGTAAACCCATCCAGGAAGCAGGTGAAAAGTTAGGATTTTTACCAGGAGATATCGCAGACAAGATAGATCCATTCATGCAATCATACATATCGAACATTACAAAAATAGTAGGATCTGAAATAGCACAAACTCTCGTAGAGAAAGAAGTTATTGTATTTAGGCCAATGGCTTATATGAGAGGTGATACATTTGACGGATCATTAATGGTATTAGATGAAGCACAGAATGCAACGTTCAAGCAGTTAATGTTATTTGTAACAAGAATGGGTAAAGACTCTAAGGTTATAGTAACAGGAGACGTTAGCCAGCATGATATATCTAAAGCCAATGTTGGTTTACCTTCGTTTACTGAATTAATGACAGGTATTAAAGGAATAGGTGTGCATGAATTTACTGAAAAAGATATTGTTAGAGCAAAGATCCTTCAGGAAGTTGTAAAGAGATACGATAAGTGGAAGGAAAACCACGAGCCTAAATAAACATTTCACTAAATGTGTGTATAACTCCTATAAAACTTAATATGGAGAAAGCAAAACACATCTTACTTAAAGGAAGTTATAATGACGATAGAAGTATCGTTGAAGTTGGAATAGACGAAGCAGGTCGAGGTGCCTTGGCAGGCCCAGTTACAGTATCTGCGGTTATTATGCCGTATGGATTTAACCATCCTTTAATAAAAGATTCTAAATTGCTAAATGAATCTCAAAGAAAAGAGGCTAGGGAAATAGTATTAGATAACGCAATTGCGTATAGCGTTCAGCATATAGATACGGAAACAATAGAATCTACTAACATATTAAAGGCTACTCTTCTAGGAATGAAAGAATGTCTAAACACTATTGACAATTCATTTAATTTTATATTAGTGGATGGAGATCAATTCCACGGATATGAAGGAATACCTTTTAAAACCGTAATAGGTGGAGATAATAAATATAGTTCTATCGCTGCTGCATCCATACTTGCTAAAACAAGTAGAGATATGTTAATGAAAGAATTAGATGAAGAAACTCCAGGATATGGATGGAATTCTAATAAAGGATATGGAACAAAGCAACATATAACTGCAATAAAGGAAATGGGAGCCAGTGATTCACATAGGCCTTCATTTATATCACATCTATTAACTACTACTAATTCATTATTCTAATGAAACTTTTTTACGGCTTTTTATTATTCCTCTTAGGGCAAGGACTTATTTGGATTCAAACTAATGGACAATTTGTATGGCCCTGGTTTAAGAAAAACCCATGGCCAGTTGCCATTGGAATGGGTTCTATTATTAGTTACATTTTAATTAAAGCAACACAGATGGTTGTTGAGCACTTTGACGGTTTACTTTGGCCTGGAAGATTCATAGGTTTTGCTAGTGGTATTCTTATATTTACTGCTATGACTTATTACTTTATGAATGAAGGTATCACGGCGAAGACCGGAGTGTCTCTATTATTAACCCTTATTTTAATATCGATACAAATACTATGGAAATAAATTCAGTTACAGTTGTTCTTACCTCATGTGGAAGAGTTGATCTTTTAGAAAAAACACTAGACTCTTTTTTTAAATTCAACACATATCCAATTGAAAGATTTATTATAACAGAGGACTCTGCACAGGAAGAAGTATTTGATGCATGTAATGAGCTTAATAAGAAGTATAATAACTCTTTAGAGTTTATGTTTAATGAAAATAAACTAGGACAGTCAAAGTCAATAGATAAAGCATACTCTACCGTAACTACTAAATATGTTTTTCATTGTGAAGAAGATTGGGAATTCTATAGACATGGATTTATCGAAGATTCTATTAGAATTCTCTCTGCTAGTGAAAAAATATTACAAGCATGGATACGCCCAAAGAACGATAGGATTTTAAATAAAATATCTGAAAGAGTATTTGAATTAAACGGAATGAAAGTTAGAGCTGTTCTTCCTGCCAGTTTTTCAACAGGAGACTTGAACGAAGATGGTACTCCCATGATAGTCAGGGATTATATGGGATTTAGCTGGAATCCAGGCTTAAAAAGAATGAGCGACTATAGACTATTAAATAACGGGTACACGGGAATGGTTAGAGAACATCTCGTAGATCACTGGTATAGAGATCAGGGTTTTATAGTTGTTAGTTTATCAGTGGACGATAATGATGGATATGTCAAACATATCGGATGGGATAGAAGAGCTGGAGATCCTGGATTCGTAGGATAGATATATAGAGTATGAAACATCTAATGACATTCGAAAAGTATTACGCATATAACGATTTCAAAAAGAACTGGGGTTCTCCTGAAGAAATGAAACAGGAAGTTGAATGGATTATGGCGAGATTATTACCTAAGGAAGATATGCTTAAAAGCATTGAAGATCTTTCAACTGACAAGGGTATTAAATTTGAAATCAAATTATCTTCTAAAGATACAATCCACATGTATAAAGTAAGTGGATGGAGAATGCAAGAAAATGATGGATGGGAATATTACTATAACAAAAAGAAAACCATCTATAGAAAATTAAAGAATCAACTAGAAAAAGAAATCTTATCTGATCTAGAATTATTCTTAAAATACTTTAAATCATACGATCTATATGCACAATACATCGATGATGGTGGACAATATAGAGCCGCAAAAGATAACAATTCTTCTATTATAGACAGATTTGACAATTTATCATCTTCTGATAAAAAGAAAGCTAAGAAAGAATTGCTTAAACATTTTAAGGCATCTTATAAAGGAAAAGATATCGTTGATCAGGTAAACAACCTTTTCAAATCCTAGCTTTTTAAAAATAACCCAAATTCATTGGGTTTTTATTATGACTATTTACGTAGCACCTCCAAGGGGAATAAAGGAAAAAGAGGCAATTCGACTCTGGCTTTCACATTACAACCATGAAATAATATGGCTAGATCTTAGACGCAAGGTCAAAGGCCCTTTACTATTATGTGGAGGAGCAGACATTGGAAAAGACGAAGAAAGGGACGCTAAAGAATTCGTATGGATTAAACAGGCCCTGGATTCTAATAATAGAATATTAGGAATATGTAGAGGAATGCAAATCCTAAATCATTATTTTGGAGGAACGGTAGAAGATTTATCTGATGCAATAGTAGAAGATCATAAAGCAGCTGACTTTTCAGAAGACGTTGATCATAGCGGGAAGCCATCTCAATTCCATACGGTTGAAGATTTAAATGGAACATTAACTAGTGTTAATTCTAGGCATCATCAACACTGTAATATACTAGCTAAAAACTTCAAAGCTACACATCTTTCATATCCATTATATTCTGTAGTTGAAGGATTCGAAGACTTAGATAAAAAGATATGGGCAGTTCAATGGCATCCTGAAAAGATGGAGTCAGAAGATAACGAATATCCTTTAGGTAAACTGTACCATAAGTTTTTGTAATAACTTCTGGTTATAACCAAAAGTTTTTTGAAAATAAACAGCTAAAAGTTTTTTTATCTCAGATTTTTTGCTTATATTAGTATAGTAATCAATCAAGCAATAATAATGATCAGAAAAAAACTTCACAAACATCAATCAAATCCTGTAATAATCGACTTAACGGGTCCTGAAGGAAATGCCTTCATGCTATTAGCCTACGCAAAAAGTTTTTCAAAAGATCTTGGAAAGGATTGGGAAACTCTTTATTCTCAAATGACAGGAGGAGACTATGAAAATCTTATTAAGGTATTTGACGAAGCGTTTGGAGATTTTGTAATCTTAGAAAGGTAATGGAAAACAAGGGTAAGAAATTAAAAGAAGTAAATTTAACATTACAAGAGTGGCTTGATGCCCTTCGTATGCCTACTCCTGTGAGAAACAAGAAAAAGTATCGAAGAAAGAATAAGCATAAAAATAAAGAAGATTAAAAATAAACAGTAAAATGTTTTTTTATCTCAAGTATTTTGCTTATATTAGTATAGTAATTAATAATTAAAACAAACACATGAACTTAGAATCAATCAAAGCAAACGGAATTAGTTGGTATGAACCTGCAAAATCTATTATCCCACATCTCACTACTCAAATTGGAATCTTTAAAATGAGACATCCAGAAAAGGATATTTTCGAAAAGTTCGGAGATGGCGAATACTTTTCAGGAAGGCGATTTAACGATAACGGTGATGTAGCAATTAGAATTGGTGGAGCAATTGTTAGACAAGCACAGGAAGAATACATTTATTCTAACATGGGTCGCAATTCAATGACATCTGAGGAAACTCTTCCTCTTTTAGAAGGTATCATTAGCGCATGGTTCGACACTCTCTCCGCTTCTGAAATTGATATGCTTATTGTCGACGGACTCAAGTGTTGTGCAGAAACAGATCATTGGTACGAATTTGAAAAGCAATGGGACTAATGATTTCAATGTATGAACGCATTGCTAGAATCGAAGGCACGACTCATGTCGTACGAATAGAAGACAGTGTAGTATACAGACAAAATGGATATGAAGTAATTGGTGACAATCTGTTTGTTCAGACTGAAGACCGATTACTTTTTATGGATTTCGATGTATTTACGTTAGAAGAAGCATGCATGGCCGAACGAACGGTCAAAGAAGTAAAAAAGAAACTTAATACAAACTCTTAATATAAAATATATGGCAGCAGACTACGGATATTGTTGTATCAACATGACTCTTAAAAAAGAATCGAACATATATGTTGGTAGAAAAATGATTAAAAGAACCTTCATGGAAAAAGGTATTAAATACGCATCAGAACTTGCAGTGTTAAATATCAAGGACATGATAGAAATTATCAAGTGGAATTACAAGAACGACATAACAATGTATCGTATGTCAAGTAATCTATTTCCATGGATGTCGGAATACGAATTATCTGAACTTCCTGATTATGACAAAGTGTGTAATCTAATGAAAGGTGCAGGTAAACTTGCTAAACAATATGGCCAAAGATTGACATTCCATCCAGGTCCTTTCAATGTTCTTGCTTCTCCGAATGAAAAGGTAGTTATCAAAGCCCTTAAAGATTTACGTCAACACGGCGAAATAATGGATATGCTAGATTTACCACAAACTCCTTATGCTGCTATCAATATTCACATCGGCGGAACCTACGACGATAAAGAAGCTACTAAGAAAAGATTTGCTGAAAATTTCAAGCGACTTACTCCAGGTGCAGCGAATCGTCTAGTTATCGAAAACGATGACAAAACAGCACAGTATTCGGTACAGGATTTATATGACATACATCTATTAACGGGTAAAACTCCAATCACATTTGACTATCATCATCACTGGTGCTACGAAGATTCAATGCCAGAAAAAGAAGCTCTAGAACTTGCAGCTAAATCATGGCCTAAAGGAATTCGCCAACTATGCCACTATTCTTCATGTAAACAAATACACGAAGATGCTACACAAGGCAATAAACGTGCACATGCTGATTATGTATATGATCACATTGAAACGTATGGTATGGATCTAGATATCGAACTCGAAGCAAAGGCGAAAGAACTTGCCCTACAGCGATACAAGCAGGAGTTTTTAAAGGAGCTCGTTCTATCATAGATATATAAGTTATGAAGTTTATAAAGACATTTGAAGATTGGAACGAAGTTTCCCCCGAATTAAAAGCTCACATTGAAGAAGGATTAGATCTTACTAATTCATTCTTTCGTTTAGGAAGCGATGCATATATTGAATTATTTGAAGAAGTAAAGCAATATTGGGATAAAAACAATATTATCTTAAAGGGTCCTTCAGGATGGATGGCTAAAAATCTAGAAGTAGGAACTAAAGCAGTCTATAAACCTAGAGGAGGAAATCAAAAGAATGTAAAATTAGATTCACCAACAAGGGGTGGAAATAAGAAATTCATAGTTTACAGAAATAGTGGAAGAACTGATAAAGAAGGAAACATCATTGCTAAGAAATTAGAATGGGGAGATCCTTCATCTACTATTAAGAACGACGACCCGGGAAGAGCAGCTAACTTTTGGGCTAGACACGGTTGTGATAAAATGGCTAAGATGGATCCGACTAAGGCGGGATTTTGGGCATGTTACGGACCTACTCTTTTTGGAAAACAGCTTGGTATAAAAAGTGATCAACCATGGTAGATAAAGATTGTAAATGTAAAAGTTGCGGTTGTGGAGAAATGTCCATGGAAGAAATGATATCCATGGTCGATGATAAAACATTACCCTTTACGGAGACGACTGTTTCAAAAAATATAATCATTAGAGAATTCTTACCAAACCAACCTGAACATCTTTTTAAATGGCACTTCGACGAGGAGGACAGGGTTATCGAAGCTTTAAACGAAAATGATTGGAAGTTCCAATATGATAATAAGCTCCCTATAGAATTAAAAGGATATATAGAAGTAAATGCAGGAGAGTATCATAGAATTATACAGGGTACTTCTTCTTTGAAAATACAAATAACTAAAAAATGAAACACATAAAGCTATTTGAATCCTTTGTAAACGACAAAGAAATTTCTACATGGGAAAAAGAGTTTGGTAAATTACCAATTCCTAAGAAAATTAAAGATATATCTAAAGAAATGGCTAAGGCCGGTTTTATTAGAAAAGATACGAAATCTGTTCAAGCCAAATTATGGATTGGATTAGAAGGAATTTCATGGATAGAAATGAAAGAAAAATTCGGAGACATAGTAGGTAAATTCTATGGTGGACAATTCTATCAAGCAATGACAAACCCTATGGCTGAAAAATCTGCATATTATGCGTATGAAGTTTCTAAACACGTAGAAGATCTAGCAGCGAATGATGAAAGCGTAGAACCTGCGTATTATATGATGAAAAATTACTTTAATTCATTTGAATTAAAAATTGATAGAAACAGGGTATTCGATAGAGCAGTTAAAGAGCTAGAAGCCTGGATGAAACAAAATAAGATTAAAACCCTATAAAAAGGGATATATAGATAGTAATTAATACAATAAAACAAATAAAATAAAAAATTATGGCAAAATTAAAATCATTTGAACAGTTTTTATCTGAGATGGATAGAACTGAGGAGGTGCAACAAGACGTAGTTGCAACAGCTGAGCCAGTTGAACAATCTGAAGAAAAAGCGGAAGAAGTTCAAGGAAACGGTGATGCTATAGAAGAAGCAGTAAACGCATCCGGTTATATTAAAGCTGGAAAATTAGGTTACAATGACCAATTCCTAGGAAGAAGATCTTTATCATGGACACTATCCGTTGATTTAGGTTTAAAAGCATCAGACGAATTCGTTGGACCTTGGTTAGGATTTGATCACGTATCATTATACGCGATTGGTAAAAAAGGAGGAACAATTCTTGATGACGCTCTAGCAGGCAAATATACTTATGACGAATTAAAGGCAGCTGCTGCCGATTTCTTAGGTATTAAAGAATCTGAAGAAGTAATCGAAGATGAAATAGTTGAAAACATCGAAGCAGTAACTGAATCTGGTGAAGAAGCTGGTTTACCTGCTGAAGATTTAAAAGATGAAACTGAAGTAGTTGATAATGACTGTGAAACTCCTGAAGACAAATCAGACGAATTAGAAGCTGAATTAGAAGACACTGTTGATGCTGCTGGAAATGAAGAAATTTCTGAAGCTGAAGAAACTGAAGAAGTTGCTGAAGAAGAAACTGAAGAAGTTGTTGCTGAAGAAGAAACTAAAGAAGTTGCTGAAGAAGAAACTGAAGAGGTTGCTGAAGAAGAGGAAGAAACAGCACTAGTTTCTGATATGTTAAAAGAGGTTTACGAATCTTGTAAAAATGAAGCTAAAGCATGGGAAGACGATGCACATGATGAGCATACTGTTGAAACTTATATGAAAGAAAATGCTGCATTAGTTGGCGGAATGGCTGCTCAATGCCTTAAAGAAATGAAAGAAGATTATTCAGTTGAAGCTTATGAAGCTGCATGTAATGAAATGATCGAAGCATATTCTAAGAAAGTGAATGAGATGAAAGAATCTGATTCAGCTGTTGGTGAGGAAACTCCAGAAGCTTAATATTAAAATTAACAATATAAACTTTTTAAAGGGTTCATGTATAATACATGGACCCTTTTTATTTATAAAGTAATATGCCAAGAATTTCAGTAGACGTAATATACATGCAAATAGCATATCAAATTTCTAAACTTAGTTATGCTGAGAGAAGGAAAGTCGGCTGTATAGTAGTTAAAGACGAGCAGATTGTTTCATTTGGATATAATGGAACTCCACATGGTTTTGATAATCAATGTGAAGAAACTCAAACTAGAAATATAGATAATCCTGATCACAAAGAAATTTTAATAGAAAAAGGATATGAATGTGAAGATACTTGTTGTTCTAAACAAGTTACTAAACAAGAAGTCTTACATGCAGAATCAAATGCACTAATGAAGATTTCAAAATCTACACTTACTTCGAAAGGATCGATCCTATATACTACTACTTCTCCATGCTTTGAATGCGCTAAGTTAATTATACAAGCTGGTGTAGAAAAAGTATTCTACTGTGAAGGATATAGAGATCTGTCAGGTATTTCTTTATTAAAAAAGGCAGGAATTATTGTTGAACAAGTAATCGTATGGAATGAGCATTAATAAAATAAACTTACCAGAAGTAAACCGCCTAGAAGACTATTTAAAAGAACATGGAAGCCATGAGTTTTTTAGAAGGTATATTAAAAAGACAGAGGCAATGATAGGACCATCTACATCCCATGCCTTTATAAACGACTTTATAAAGTTCTATCAAGAAGGAGAATCTAATACCTTCTATATTATACCACAGCTTAAACTTTTCTAAGTTTAGGTGTATAATAATAAAATAGGTTAAATCATGCAAACAACTGAAGAAAAAGATATTGTAAAATATCAGTGGAAAAAGGGAGATAATTTTGGTAAAGTGGTTGAGGTAGAATCTAAAGATTCTGAATTTACTTACTTTAAAGATGGATCTAAAATATTCAACAAAGTATTACCTGAGTTTTTAGAACTAATAACTACTGAAGGATTACCATTTCCTGGAGTCGAGCTTGTAGGAACTACACCTACGCCTAAAAAAGCTCCCGTTAAAGAAATTGAAAAAAAGGTAGAAGTTAAAGAAAATACTTCTCCCCTTGGTCAATTAATTAAAACTTTATCTGCTAAGAATGTCGAATCATTTCAATTAAGCGTAGGAATTAATCTTCCTAAGAAAGAAATATTTAACATGCTAGTTGAAAACTCTGAAGAAGAAAAAGAACAAATCTTAGAAGAGATCTCTAAATCAGCTGTTTCTCAAATAGAGATAAATAACCTACAAGAATTTTTAAACGAACAAATAACTGAATTTGTAACTAATTATTATAAACTATGAGTCAAGCAAGAAAATACAGAAGAGACACCTATAAAAGAGCTGGGTTATTAAAAGCTAAAAACGAATGGGGAAGATTCTCTGAAAAAGGAATAGCGTGGTACGCCATGAAACAGGAGGAAGGAAAACAATTCCAAGAGGCTCATGAGAAAAAAGTCAATGACCAAATTGAAGAGCAGTTAGGTTCAAAGCTTAATTCATTAAAGGAAACATGGACTAAGGTGGGTTATAATAAAGAAGAGATTGATTTATTAGAAGAAGCCTTCGCAATGACTACAATCAAAGATAAAGAAACTTATAGAGCTGATAGAAAAGCGGCTAGGAAAATATACAAGAAAGTTCAACAATCCCTAGAAGAAAGACTAAATGCAGGAGATAACTCTTAAGATAGCAGATAACGGTGTAATTAAAACCGTAACAGATGATAACATCAATGCGGCTGGTGAGAAATACGAGTCAGTTATTGTCTATGATTTTGATAAAGGTATCGATGATAGATTAAATTTTATCAGAGATATCTGTATCGATGTCGGATTAGATTTTGGTAATTCAAAACAATCTAATCAAATAAAGGTGGTCACTGAATGGGGAACTAATTACAGTCCCTCTACCATCGAAACAAAACATAAAATCCAAACTTTACAAACTAAAATTAAAGAATTGGAGAAATTGATAAGATGACAACAACGACTGAAATTACAATAGAATGTGTATGGTGTAATAGTAGAAAGGAATTTAATAAATTCTGTAGAAACAACCCAGGAGAAACGGTTATAGATTTCTATAGCATTAGAAATAAGCTAGTTAAATCAGATCCCTATGACACTGAACCACATCGCTCTGTAATTGGTCTTGCAATAAGAGATTCTTTCATTAATGTTCTAAATAAGAATGCCGACTTAGAAAAAATCATTTACTTATTTAAAAATTTAGATGCAGAAACTATTGACAACTTTAAATTATTTTTAAAAGAAACAATAGAACCTGATGCATCACTAAACTTAACAGTCATTAACAGAGATGATTATCCTAAAGGCGTTCTTAAAAGATTCGAAAGCGTCAAGATAATCGATCTATAATGATAAGGCATAAGTTATTTTCAAAGGGTGAAAGAATACATGCCCTTATATCCAACACTAGACATTCTCACATTGTATTTCCCGTTTATGGAATAATTCATGACGTTAAGTTCGACGAGGATATGCCAAGGTATCAAATAAGAATTACTAAGTTTCATGACAACATAGATTTCTTAAAAAGATATCTCTTCGGTATGAAGTTTTCAAAAGACTTTAATAATAGAACTACAACATTCGGTCTTACTAGAAAGAACTATAAATCTATGAAAGATTTTCAGAATCAAATAGATTCTAAATGGGAATCTTATATGATCTCAGTTGATTCTGTAATGTGTGTTAAAACCAAGACAGAGGTAATAGATCTATTTAATAATATACAAGATTTCTTAATCGAAAAGAATTTTAAAGATATATTTGAACTCTCAAGCAGAAGTGTATATTCTTCTGGCAAATATTATTATCAATCCAGGGGAGTATATGCTGCCCATCTCAAGAAGTTTTTAGGAGATAGAGAACCAAAGACGGATAAATATTATGATAAGCTTTTATATAGACCACAGTCAGACGATCTGGATGACATAGAATTGTGAATATATAAAACCTAGTAAAAACATAATATTACAATATGCCATTATTTGGATTAGTATCAGCGGGAGCCGCTTCCAGTTTAAAATCATCAGTTTCAGGATTTGGAGATAAAGTAGATAACTTCTTTAATTTGTCAAGCCCAGACGGAAAGGGTGCTCGTTCTGCGAATGTAGATCCTCAGAATACACTGCTCGGAACGTTTGATAACCCTAACACAAGAAGTAGAGCTCTTTTAGTGGGTGAGCCTTTAAGTAACGTTGCTCCTGGTGGAAAATCACAATATTATACACAAGAGGCTGACTCAGTAATATATTATAAAAGAGGAAAGGATGGAAAAGACACTAAAGAAAAAATAACGGATGGTGTACATGCATATTCTACTTTTAATAAATATACTCTAGTAAATTATAGAGGTAGTTTCTTTACACCAGGTGGAGCTGCTAAGTCTAAAGGAGTAGACTCTATTGAATATAATAAAATAGACGAGAGAACATTAGATAATCCTACTGTTTCTAAAATAGTAGAAGTTACTAAAAATAATGCAGCCGGTTCAAGTGGATATGGATATATGTATAATTACGCCGACTTTGCAATGTGTAGATATAATGGTAAAATACCTAATAATTATCTACTAACTTTAAGAAGATTTCCATATCCAGTACAGGATGATATTATTACACCAATGGACATTGATAAAGATGGTAAAGTGCGTGAAACAGATCAACCCGATATTGCAAGAGCAGTAACATGGATGAGTGAAGTTACAGGTAATAGTATGTCCTCAATTCTTAATTGGTCACATGGATATAATTGGAAAGATGAATCAGCTTCAGTGCAAACTGTACAATCTAATAACTCAAGCAGAAGAGGTGCATTTGGACAATTCTTAGATTCTAGTGTAATAGGTACTGCAGCGGCTAATGCAGCGGCAGGTGTAGATGGTGTAACGGCACAAAGAAGAAAAAACGGAGGAAGTGGATATGATGCACAAGCAACTACATATCCTAATCATATATTCGGTCCGGTGAATGTAATTAAAGATGTATCTTTTAGAGATCAAGGTTTAACTTTTAATCAAGAATTTAAACTTAAATTTGAATATGAATTAAGATCCTTTGGTGGAGCAAATCCTAAGGTTTTAATGCTAGATCAGTTAGCAAACATAATGGTACTAACTTCCAGTCAGGCTCCTTTCTGGGGAGGATCAGTTAGATATGTAGGAAACGGATCAGCTGGTAAACCATTGGGTGATCTTAGTTTAATTAAATCGGGTAATTATAGTGGATTTATTAAAAGCGTTGCATCTGGTTTAGGAGACATGTTTAAAGGAGTTGCCAAAGATATAGGAAACGCGATGTCTGGTAAAGGTGATTCTAAATTCTTAAATAATATATTAGGAGGTACTTTAATGAAAATGTTTAATTCTCCAGGAGGTGGACAGGCGGCAGCATCTTTATTAACAGGTGATCCTACGGGTTCATGGCACCTTACGGTTGGTAATCCTTTAAATCCTATAATGATGGTAGGTAATTTAACATGTAGAGAAACTAACGTTACCTTTGAAGGAGGTATGGGTGTACAAGATTTTCCAGAAAGAATGACAGTAGAAATAACTCTTAAGCCTGGTAGAGCTAGAGATAAACTGGATATTGAATCTATGTTTAATATGGGTAGAGGTAGATTTTATTTACAGCCTGAAGAAGGAGTTGATGTTAATCAAACTTATATTGAAACAGCCTACGGTGGTAAAGATAAGAGAAAGGCTCTCAATAGAGAATTTAGAAAAATAGCTAACGGATAATGATAAAACTATATAGTATAGATAATAAGAAATTATCTGAGGATAAACTAACAATGGCTTCTCCATCGTTTGTTTTTCTAGACATGACGGAAAGCGCAGTACAATCAATACATATTGTAGAAGCTGACGAAACGGGTAGAATAGATCTAATATCTTTGTCAGAATACGGAACACATGATCGTACTGATGATATTTTAAAATTTAATGGAATTTCAAATCCATTTTCTATCAAAGAAGGTGATGTATTACTAATTCCTAATCAAGATTCTGGAAAGAAGAAATGGAAATTAATGCTTAATGCTACTTATAAAAATCCTATTAGAGAACAGTTTATTAATACAAAAAGACTACCAGTTAAGGATGCTAATAGAATTGAGTATCTATCTAAAAAATATAATAAAGAAATATTACCTCCAAATATTTTAAGATCTGGCGAAACAAATATCGACGTCAGTAACGGACAAGTTAAAATCTAAGAATAAAATAAATAAAAACAATTATGAAACACGTACAATTATTTGAACAGTTCCTTAACGAGGGATTAAAGGTCGGAAGAGACCAAGATCTAGCAAAAGAAATCATCGCAGTTCTTTATGCTGAAAGAGACACACCCGAAGGTGAAGCATTAACGGCAGCCGGTGGAATGGTAGCTGGTGGAAGTACAACTGGAGAAGAAATGTATTTAAGCAAATGGAACAAAGATTCCGTAAAAGCTTTACATGGTTCTAAGGTAAGAGTTCCTGGAAAGGTTATGTTAGGTACTTTAATTAAAGTAGCAGCCGATAATGGAAAGAGTTACTATTTTGATGGTGGCGTATTCGTTGAAGGTGATAAAGACGTTAAAGGAGCTAAGGTAGGAATGGACTTTAGAGATTTTGTAGATATCCTCGTTAAAAAGAAGATCATTAACAAACCCACATATTAAAACTAAAATAAATGCCGATAGATAATCACATTCTAAATGTAATAGAACACTCATTGGAATTAGACACAATAAAGTTTGATGCACATGGTGAAGATGAGGGTGGACAGAAAATGAGCCATGAAATAGGAGGTCCTATTCCAATGGTAGTTATTAATGGAGCTTCATTTACGGGACAAGATGTTAAGAGATTTGAAATTGATTGTAGTACTAAAATTCCTAAATTAGCCCTAACTATAATAGACACTAGAGGAACCTTTGATGCGGATCAAATTCCAAGAGATGGTGATGTCGTTTCAGTTAGAATTGCAGCAAGACAACAAGACACTTTTAAAGATATTAGAATAGATTTTGATATAGATGAAATAGGAGGCCCTGCTACTGGCGATTTGAAAAAAGCCACTAGTGGCACTAAATTTTCTATACAGGGTACGATGAAAGTACCTACATTATATTCAGAAGGATGTGCTTCGTATGAAGGAACATCTAGAGAACAGATAGAAGAATTTGCTAATAATTTAAAACTAGGATTAGCAACTAACATTGATTCATCGGATGACGCAATGAAAGCACTTAATGCATGTCAACCTAATATAGAATTTTTAAATAATTTAGTGGAACATTCATATGTCGGTGAAGATAGTTTTCAGACATATTGTATCGATCCTTATTATAATATATGTTTCGTAGATATTAATGCTCTTTTAAATTCAGAAGATGGAATGGATGAAACACTTATTAACTTTGAAATAGATTTCGATGAAGATGGAGAAGAACAGACTTCAAACGCAATAGGAATACCTAACATGCTAACTAACGCTTCGTCTATGAATTCTACTAATTCATTCATACAAAGCTATAACTTAGTTAACAATTCAGGCGGACTTTCTAAAAAGAACGGCTATAAAAGAAAAATGATATATTTTGAGAACGACTCTGTTGGTGTTGTTGCTCATGAAATAGAACCACTCGCTAGTGATAGTATGAAGGACATTGAGGAGCCGCTAAAGGGAAGAAGAGATGAAGACAGATATACTAAAGAGGTAAAATCAAAATACATGGGAAGGCTCCCTATTCAATCAGATGATATGCCAAATGTACATCTTAACTATTCATTTGCCGCATTAAGCAATCAACAGAATTTAGATGAAATGAATAAAATGCAGTTAGAAATAACCTTAAAGACATTTAATCCTGGAATTCATTTGTGGCAAAAAATACCTATTCAAATATTAAAAAGTGGGTTTACACAAATGACTGCACAGCAGGGTATAGGTGGCGATAAAGATGAAAAGGGATTTGAAACAGAAAATGAAGAAGAAGTTGAAAGCGTAAATGATTTAAACGCAGATCAGGTTAAAGATGAATTTTTAACAGGTTATTATGTAATAGGTGGAATTAAATACATATATAAGGAGTCTACTGGAATTATTCAAAAACTTACTCTATTAAGAAGAGAATGGCCGAGTAGATTAAATAACGTTAAAGGATAATTAAACCCTATCAAATAATAATATATACTATATGTCAGATTTTAAAAGTAAATTAGATTTTCAAAAAGGTAAATTAGCACAGTCGCCATATCAGGATCCGACTTTTTTATCGTTTGTTATATTATTTAACGTAAGCGATCATACTAATTCGCCTCTATTATCTGGAGCGGCCGAAGAATTCTACGTTAATCAATTAGGAGCTACAAAAAAGCCGCCGGAGTCAGCTAAAAAAAGTAGCAAAGACACTAATAGATTATCTGCACTTAGTTCAAGTGCTTCTGCGGGATCAACTAAATTCTATGAAGAAAGATTAGATGCTCTAGTTAAATTTAAAAAGGCATTACTAGACATAAATAGAAATACACCGTGGTTTTTCCAAGGATTACAGGGTGTTGATAGAGCAATTACAAATTTTAATCCTACTACTCCATATTACGGAGGCGATGATGCTAAGTTAACACTAAGCTGTTTAGAATCTATTAACCTTAGAGTTTCTGGTCTTATGCACCTTTATAGAAAAGCAGTGTTTGACGAAGTTAAATGGAATTGGATTTTACCTGAAAATTTAAGAAAGTTTTCAATGATAGTATATGTTACTGAGGTTAGAAAGATCCAAAACATGTCTAAAATTACATTATCAGGGGTTCCTAAAAAGATAGACTTGGCTGCTATTAAGGGTTTTCCTGGAAATATGAAACCAAGCCTAGGAGTTGATAATTCAAACAAAGGTATATCAGGATCTGACAATAGACCCTTCTTTATGTTTAGATTCGGTGAATGTGAATTTGCCTTAAACACAGGTTCTGAAATATTTGGAGATCTTACTAAAAATCCAGGCGAACAGGCTAGACAAACTATTGAAATGCAATATGAAGTTGTAGATAGTATGGATGCAAGAGTATTAAATGGAATTGTTTCTGATACTATACCTAACGCATTATCCCCAGCACATGATTCTGAAAATTATGAAGCTGATGGGATATTAGGTCTTTTAAAAGATAAGGCGCTAGCTAAACTTAAAGAAATAGGAGAAAGAGGTTTAAACGACCTGAACAGATTAGCAAGAGAAAAGAAAGATGAATTAGTTCAAGGTGCAAGGGACGGTATTAGAGGTAGAGTTCCTAATTTTGAAAACATATATCAAGACGCCTTACGAGGTGTTTCTGATGGAGTAGATAATATTGGTTCTAACATCGCAGAGAATGTATTTAATGTAGATACTAGTGCGACAGTAGGAGCTGCACTAAACGATGCAGCAGCCCAATCCCTTGGTAATATAAACGATTAATATATGTCAACAGAAAAAGAATTAAATACTGATAATCTTAGAGACACTCATTGGTTAGGAGAAGTTATCGATAATGTCGATCCTCTTAAACTAGGTAGATGTAAGGTTAAGGTCCTGGGTAAATATGATAATTTACCGGATGATGCTATTCCATGGGCAACTCCTATGAATAGAAATGCAGTAGGTTCACATCATGTTCCAAGAATAGGGGATATAGTTTCAGCTAGATTTGATAATGGAAATTTATATCATCCTGAATATTGGTTTCAAATAGAGCAGAATCTTTTTCTTAAAGAAGATATTTTAGATGGTGCAGGCAATGCTGAAAATGTAATCAGTTTAGTGTATGATGCTGAAAGAAACGTAAGAATTTATCACTCAGAAGAAGATGGTCTTGTAATTACCAGAGGATTTGGCGCAAAAGAAAGACCTATAATTCAAATCGACGAAGTAGGTGATATTAAAATTTCTACGGACGATAGAATATTCATAGATTCAGGAGACGTATATTTAAGTAATACAGGTGAAAGTGGAGAAGATACTTCAGAACCCGCTGTAAGGGGTAAATCACTAGAAGCATGGTTAGACGAGTATTTAACTCTTTTTGAAAACCATATACATCCAACCGGAGTTGGTCCATCAGGAACTGCGGTTTCATTACCTCCTACCCCATCGGGTGTTGCATCTTTGAAAAGTAAACACCCTGATTATCAACAAGAAAATAAATAAGAATGGCTGCAGATTGGACTAATTTTATTAGTGAAGTAGAAGGATTTCTTTTAAGCGCACCTACTGCCCCACCGACTAGTGCCGCAGAATTCGGTAAATTATTAGCCACACAATATACGATTGATGTTAAAAAAGGTTCTGGTCCTAATGCAACGTGTATTCCAGGAATGGCACCTCATGAATCATCACCCGGGGAGAGTGCATTCATAGCAAGCTATGAACATTGGTTCACTGACCTTTTTGAAAAAGGAGAACCTGTCATGGAAACACCAGACACCGAAGAAAAGAAAATAGGAATTGCAACATGGTTGGCGAGTGCAGCTGGCGCAGCTTCCAGGTTAAGTATTGCAGGAAAAGACAATGATCCTGAATATAATAAACTAGAAGGTGAAATTTCAGGAGGTATACAATACGAGCCAACTGAAGAGCTTGACAAGTATCTGGAAGAGTTTAAGGATGACGAAGCAGAAAACCTATATAGATTTAAATTCTTCGAGTTTCATCGCTTAGATGGTAAAGAAACCGGCGATGAATTAGCTAGAATATTTGCAACAAGATTATTAATGCAATTTGAGGATATTTCTGACGGAGATAAAAGATGGGATTTTTGGCACTGGGCGACTTGGATGGGAACTAATGAAATTAGAAGCAATTCCACAGCTGGGGTTGGCGGTTCAGGATTTAGTAATCAAGACATTCAGCAGATGAACAATAACAGGAAGGCAGCCATATCTACACTAAAGGGATTAGACTGGGGTTGGCAATCATTTAAATCTTCCTCGGGTGTTTCAATAAATAATAATAATAGAAATTATGATGGTGAATTTCATCTACTAGTTTCTAAATATGTAATTGATGAAATAAAGAAGTGCCATCCAACTGTAGATAGCGATGGAAAGTTTTTATACAGTGAGGAAACCGCATTAAAGAAAGATTCTATACAAGCTATTAAATATCCATGGCCCTTTGATACTACATTACCCGTAGGATATGAAGAAATGGAACCTGCCGAAAAATTAAAAGTAAGATATCCATTTAAATTAACTAATTTAAAAATACAGGAGCCTTTTGATGAAAATAATAAAATGCCACCTGCATTAACTCAGTATGTTATTACAGAATTTACATGGAACGGTAAACAAGACTATGGTTTTAAAAAAAATAAAGTTAAACCCGTTTTTCTAGAAGATGAATTAAGAAAAAAATGGCAAGGATGTCCTCTTACTGAAAACGACGAAACACAGGATTCTATTGTGAATATAGATATGTCTAAAACGGGAACTTTAGCTAAGCAAATTAGAAATACTTTAATAGTAGAAATGGGAATTGAAGCTGCAATGTTAGCAGAAGGTGGAAGTAAAGATGATCCATATAAAGAACTTGCAAAGGCAACTCTTAAATATTGGAAAGATGCAACAATACAGCCATTTGCAACTGATCCCCCGACACCACCATGTTTATCTGTTCCTCCTTTAGGCGGAAAATACATAGGAGTTAGTTACGGAAATCAAAGGAAATTAGCAGATAATTTAAGAAGAGCTCTTAATTCAGGTAAAGATTATGGATTAGATAGGGAAGGTGCAGCCAATGCAGTGGCTAAAGCACTTGCATATTCTTATTTTACGCATCTTAGTGAAATGAAATTTATTTATATGGGTGGTATACCAGTTCCTACTGTTCCTTACGTTCCAATGATAGGATTTGACGCCACCGTAATTTGATATATAACTAGTAAAACATACATTAACCCTTTTAAAAAACAAAGTAAATGTCAACAAAGACAACTCAAAAACAAAAGAGACCAAGACTCTCGACAACTACACAGCTTACAGAAGCTAACCAAGAAACAGAAGTTAAAGTAGAAACTTCATTAAACGCCGCAACCCCGGAAAAACCAACTCCCGGTCCAGATACAAATTATATGGATGAAAACGGAGAATTCATGTGGGACCAATATGAGGCAACATGTGTAACTAAGCTTAGGAAACCCAATCCACATATTAAAACACCTAAAGGTGTAAAGGTATATAGCAGAGAATCATACGCCCAAGAACTATTTGACCTAATGGAAGGTCATTCACTAACTTCAAATACTTTATATTCTTTACAATTAGGAGCTAGCTATACTGGAAAGGTGTATGCAGTTGATTCCGAATGGGCATCAATTGATGTAGGATATAGAGAATTAATCTATGTAGATTTATCAAGAGAAACTACAGAAGTAAGAGAACTTCTAAAACAAGGAGTTGAAGTCGATGTTCAATTGATCGCCGATACTTCAATGAATGTCAAGAAATATATGATAGGTTCTGTGACTGAAGGTCTTAAGACTAAAGTTATTAAAGAAATCGTAGCATCTATTGACGATGGAAATACAGCATATAGTGGTATTGTTTCTAAAATGATTCCAGGTGGAGGATATATTGTTCAAGTTCAAGGAATTGATTGCTTTATGCCAGGTTCTTTAGCTGGTGTAAATAAATTGCATGACTTTGAATCAATCATCGACACGGAAATGTATGTAGTACCTGTAAGTTATTCGGAAGAAAAAGGAACTGTGGTAGTTTCACATAGAGCATATTTAAGAGCTCTTATTCCTAATACACTCAAAACAATACAAGAAGATATTACAGTTGAAAGAACAGGTCACGTTACTGGTTCTGCAAAATACGGCGTATTCGTTGAGTTTGAAGGATGTTTAACTGGTATGATTCACGTTAACGACTTAGATACTGAAACTTCAAAGGCACATAGAGATAGATCTTTAGAGCCAGGAACAGAGATTAAATTCTATGTTAAAGAAGTTATTAATGAAAGAAAAATTACACTTGTTCAAGGTTCTCCTGCTGAAAAGAAAGTAGATCCATGGGAAGGTATTTCTTCAAGATATACTAAGAAAACTGAAGTGGTAGGAAAGGTAAAATCTACTAAAGACTATGGTTTATTTGTAGAAATAGAAGAAGGTGTAGTAGGACTCTTACATGTATCTGAATTCCCTGAAAACATAGATATTAAAGACATATCAAAAGGTGCAGATATTACTGTTCAAGTGATCAGAGTTGAAGAAGACACTAGAAAAGTATTCCTTAAACTATAATCAAATCTATAATTTAGTTGAAAGAGCCCGATCACTCGGGCTTTTTCACGTTATAGTGTATCTAACAGAGATATATAAACCAACTTAAGTTATATAATTACGTAAATGAATAATATTAATAATTCAGACATATTAAAGAATGCACTGGTAGGTGTTGAATTTGAATTTTATTCTAACAAGGATATCGATACGACTGCTAAAGAGTTAGCGGGTCTTTTAGGTAAAAAGATTAGAGTAGAAGCAAAGGCGCATAGTGATTTTGAAGTTACAAGAGATGAGTTTAAAATTGAACCTGATATGTCAGGTGGTGAAAAACTAATGGAACTCGTAACAGGCGCACAGCCGTATTATGCTGCAAGGATGATGATTATTAAAGTATGTAAATGGATAGAAGAAAATGGATATACGAATGATAGAAGTTCTATTCACTTAAACCTTTCTTTCGATACAGATAAAATAGAAAATAAACATAGAATATCTAAGATGAATGTTCTTAAATTTATTTTAGATTTTAAAGAAAGTCAAGTCTTTAAGTTTTTTCCTGAAAGAAAAGATTCTGCATACGCAAAATCAATTAAATTCGTTTTACCTAAGTCAGATACTTATTTCTATGATGGATTAAATATTACTCCTAGTAATTTCATATATCCTGATTCTAAATATTACGGAATTAACTTTGAAAAAAGACATAAGAATTATTTAGAATTTAGATATCTCGGTGGAAAAGATTGGGAAAAGAAAACTTCTAAGATTCTACAAATGCTAGATCTTTTTATAACTCAACTATGGAATAGCACGGGTAATGTTCAATTTAACAATCTTAATTCAATAGAGCTTAGAAAAATTCTTGCTAAGAATGAAAGAGTTATAAAGGCTAGAAAAGATTGGAAAACCATTAATACAGGTTGGAATCAAGATGTTAAATTAACGGTTGATTTAAATGACAATGAAAAGATAATAGATTTACACTGGCCTAATATTAGAGAAAGAGTTCTTAGATTATTTACACATGGTGAATTAACAAAAGGGCATATTAACTATGATGCCGACAATGGTGTAATTCAAGTTGATCATGGTAACTTATCATATTGTGTAGAATTAGAAGGATATGAATTTGTAAGATGTTCTTTGAGAGGAGAATTCACAAATTGTGATTTCTTCGGATGTGACATAAATGGATCTGACATACATACGTGTAATTTCTATCAATCTACACAGGTTAATTCATCTAAATTAGAAAGTTCATACGTTCACCAGTCTTGTGTATTAAAAGACTGTTACATATACGGAAATGGAATAATGAAAGGGACGATGCAAGGAGGTATATTTAGAGACGGTAAATACGATAAAAGAACTGCAAAGTTTGACAACACTGAAAAAATACTTTATACGGAAGTTTAAAAATAACTAAAACAAAATGAGTGATAATATAATAGGTAATAATAGCCACTTAGATAAACCTACATGGGATGATAATAAATGCTTTAACGACTTTGTAAATGAGTTGGCATCGGAAGTAACAGGGTCTTGTATGATTCCTATGAATCTTCCAAAATCAGAAGTAGAGAATATTGTCAAGAGAGCAAAGAAATGGTTCTATAAAAATTACGAGTATTCGATGAAAGAAAACTTTATGGTTTTACCTAAAGAACTTTTTAAGTCTAATCTTTTTAAATCTAGAAGATGCTTTACTCTTCCAAAGATGGATCCAGTTACAGGTGGTGGAGAAGTTTATTCAGTATATGGATGTTTTGAAACTGGATCAAAGTATGCAGGTGGAACAGATATTAGATTTTCACAAGGTGATTTTGCTATCGAAAGAATGATGTATACTGGAATGTTCAGTGGAGATGGTGTAGTAGATGCCGCAGAGAACCTTCAATATTATGTGGTTAATGAAAGTTTCTTTGATATGGCTAGACAAATTCTAGAAAACCCCATTGGCTATCACTATAACCAACTAACACATGAGATTAAATTTACTGGAGAAACCCCTAACAGAGATATTATATTAGAAGTATATGAAACAATTCCAGAGTGTGCATTATTTGAAGATGAAGCATTCTTTAGATATTGTGCTGCAAAGATTAAAATTTCATTAGGACAAAAGTTAAGTATATTTGGTTTTGCTTTACCTGGAAATATTGAAGTCAATGCAGACGCAATTCAGGGTTTAGGTGAAGGAGAACTGGAAGCAGTGATTGAAGAAATAAAAACAGATGAAGGCACCGATTGGATGATGCATTCTTAATAGAATATATAGTTAAATGGAGTTTTATATAAAAGCAAAAGGAGATCCTGGATTCGATCCAAGCAAATTAGAAATTAGTTCTGAATTAGCTAGGTTGATGACGCAGATAGAAACTGTTCTTTTTACGAGAAGAGGAGATGTTTTAGGTGATCCTGAATTCGGAGCTAATTTAGAAGACTATGTATATTCATTAAGTTATAATGACTATTTATTAAAAAAAGTAGTTGCAGAACAGATTTATAAATATGTTCCTTTAGCTAGAAAATTTAACGTAACTGTTGATGTTGATTTCACAAAAGAAGTTGACAGACATGCAGTGTTTGTAGATATAAGAATTGATAATAGATATCAACTTGGAGTTTACGTATAATAAAACTAAAAATAAAAATGGCAGATAATAAATTTTTATCAACTTCCAGAATAAAAGCTGGAGAAATGATTGACGACATTAGATCCTATATTACTAGGATATATGGCGAGGTAGAAGGTGCATTTACAACAGCCTCTCCGTTTTCACAAATCCTAGACGTTATTTCAGAAATAGGAAGATTAATATTCTTCTACATTGAAGATTCTACAGTAGAGCAAAATATTCTTACAGCTCAAAACCCAGAATCAATATATGGACTCTCAAGATTAGCAGGACATGATTCATTTAGAGGAGCTGCCGCTTCAGGTGAATTAAAGCTTAGATTAGGAGTGCAGGGTTTAGATGATATTGCTGGTGATGCTTTAAACATTCCATCCAATGCTATTATAGAATGCAAAGACAACGGTCTTAAATACACCCTGAGAACAAGTAATGATCAATTTAGATTAGAAAAATCAAACGCAAATTATATTTATATTCCTGTAATTCAGGGAGAATATGAATCTCAAACATTAACCTCAACTGGAGAATCTTTTCAATCCTTTAATGTAATAACTAAAAGCATGATAGACCATGGACAGATTAGAGTAAAGGTTAATTCTAATTTATGGACTAAATATGATTCTTTATATGATATGAAAAAGGGAACTGAAGGTTATTTAGTAAAAACAGGAATTACAGGTGGATTAGATCTTTATTTCGGTAATGGTTCATTTGGTGACATTCCTCCAACAGGTGCATCGATTGAAATCGAATATTTAAAAATAGGAGGTGCTATGGGTAATTTAAACGGTAGAGCTGATTTATCGTTTGAATTCAAAACTGAAGGAACAGATTCATTAGGAAATACGCATGATCTAAATGAATTATTAGAATCTGAATTTACAGTTGCACCTAAAATGGGAGCAAATCCAGAAGATATTGAATTAACAAAGTTAATTGCCCCATTACAGTCACATTCATTTGTATTAGCAACTCCTGATAACTATGAGCACTTTCTTTCAAGATATGGTATGTTTTCTTATTTAGATGCATATAACACTACAGATGATGGATATTTAGACGATGATAATGTTATCTATCTGTTCATGTTGCCTAATACTCTTAAAAAATTACAAAACAATAAAGATTATTTTAGCTTAGATAATTCTGAATTCTTTTTTACTGAAATAGAAAAAGAAGGAATTATGGGATTATTAGAAAAATCAGGAAGACAGATGGTAACAACTGAAATTAAAATAGTAGATCCTTCCCCACAATATTTTAGAATGGATATTAAAGTAAGATACTTTGAAGGATATACAAAGGCTAATCTTGCTACTGAAATTAGATCTAAAATAGCAGAATACCTAATTAACATTACAAGAAGAGATAGATTACCAAAATCTGATATTGTCGCTATTGTTGAATCAATTGAAGGTATTGATTCCGTTAACGTTAAATTCACTTCTGAAAAAGAAGAAACGGCTAGAAGATTAGGATATTATACTTCTAAAACAGTAACGGTAACTCCTTCTACCCCAATCTTAGAAGATATAGGTAATGGAAAACAAAAAATGGTTTTCTTTAAAAGAACAGTAACTGAAAGGCAAATTAATTTTGAACCCAATGCACCTCTTCCAGAGAATGTAATTAATTTAGATTCATTTGGAGATATAATTTTAGAAAAAGAAGAAGTTGCATTATTTAGAGGTGGCTGGTTAGATCAAAATGGAAACATGGTGGATGATTCAGTAAAGACTGGAGAAAAAGCAGCTCTTTCAATTTACTTTGATGAACCAGCTGTGAAAAATAGCATATTCGCTAAAGTTCAGGCTAAAAATAGAAAAGCTATATAATGAGTATTTTTAGTAACCTTTTTAAAAGTAGAAAAAAGAGATTATATTCTATCAGGGAAAATGCATTTGACGATAGAAAAAATTTAGGTAATGATTATAGAAGTAATATTTTGAAAAACTCAATTTCTTCTCATATTTGGAGAAATAATCAAATGAACGACTTTGTTAATCTTATTCAAGATACAATCGCCGATTGGGTAGATTCTGTAAACTATTTAAAAATTTACAAATCTTACACCATGAAAAAAGATGATAAAAAAATTAGATAATAATGCCATATCAAAATCTTAGATTCTTTGATAATAGTTCTAACGAATTAAATTTAACGTATGATTCTACTTTAGAATATTCTACGGGTACTATATTTCTACCTGAAATATCGACAGGCCTATATGAAACGATAAATTTATATGTTCTAGAAGAAGTAAGGGATGAATTAGATAATCAAAGATTTGTACATCCTATATCAGTCGATGCTAATACTAATACTTTAAGATTTGAATTTGTTTCAGGCTATGGAGATAGTAATGATATTTTTCTTTATAGTGGAACAATGAAGAACGGAGACTACGAAGTAGTTGTAGATTCTTCTCAGGTTTCTAAAATGAGAGACAACAGTCACTACACTTCAATTGACTCTGATGGTTTTAAAATAGTTCCTTTAAACGCAGCGGCATTGAATGTACAAGCATGCATCGCCAATATAGCATTAAGTTCAGATAAAGAAGGTTTTCATATTAGAACATTAAATGTATATGCGACCGAAGATGGTAATGAAGTAAAGGTTGCAGAAATTAAAGTTTATGGTGAAGTAGTTGCTGAAGATGAAAGACTAAAAAGTCTTTTAACTAACATGGCATTAAATCTAGACGAAATGGATTATTTGATATTTAGAGATTCTGATATTAAAGACCTTGGTGTAGATTATAAACTATTAAATAGAAAAAGAAAAGAACTTTTATTACAGGCTTCTACTATTAAACCCTTTATAGGAACATATAAAGCCCTATTAGGTGTTATTGATTTCTTTGGATATAGTAATGTAAGTCTTAGAGAGTATTGGTTAAACATAAACGAACAATCTGAAGGATTTGGAAAAATGATGGTGGTTCCTGTTGCTAATCAAACTGAAGTAGGTTTCTTAGCAAAAAAGAGTAGAAATAAGAACCTTCCTAATTCTAATCAAAAGAAAACTTCTAGATTTTCATTAGCATACCGATTAAACGTTCCTACTGGAAAATTAAATGAATTTGATTTACCAGAAGTAGAGGAAATTACAGATTTTTCGCCGGATGAAATCTTAATAAAATTATATGCTTTAAAGCGTAAACTACAGAAAGAATATTTACCGCTTAACGCAAAGATCGTAGATATCACAGCAGAGGGTGATTACTTTGACGGAGTAAATCAGAGAGTTTGGAATAATCAACACCAAATACACGCACAGTATGCTGGACAAGACGTACATTATGATATATTTCCAGATGCTAAATCAATTTATATAGAAGATCTTAGGAAAGTAGATTATAGACTAGAAGGTCGTAATCAAAAGATAGAAGTTTTTAATAAAACAGAAAGAAATGAATTAGAAGATTCTATTAGATCTTTCTATACAGATTGGCACGATGAAGATATGTCTTCACATAATACCATTGCAGGAATTCCAATAGGAGCTCCTATTATTTTAACTGGAACTTCACTTAAAGATACATGGGATGATGCAGACTTTACTTTCATAGATGCAAACGATACTGACGATGATGCTAATATTTTACATTCTCCACCCGGACAACCTCCATATACCACTTTACAAGATCCTTATTTAACATGGGATGATTGGTGGAAAAGAAGTGTATATGAAATTGAATGGATAATTAAAGGTCCTAGAGGCTACTTTAAAACTATCAGAGGATCTATTGACAATTGGTATACACTACCAATAATACTTCCATACATCGGTGAGTACACTATTGATGTTGCTTTTTGGGATTTATATAACATAAGAAGTATTAGTCACAATGAAAAGATAACAGTTAAATCTAAGAATGTTGAAGTATATGGAATGTATCAGAAACTCACGCCTGAATTAGATTGGGCTAATTATAAATATCAATGGGATGAAGCAGGTTCTTCATGGGAATGGGGTAGAGAAAACCTAAACACTGTTGAAGAAAGTATTGCTACATATTATCTAACTCTCGATAGAGCTAATTATTTACACGAAGATGAAGATGGTAAAGAATTCTCAATGGTAAGAAGATTTGCAGATTCTACAACTCCAACTGGATTTAATGAAACGACAGGGCCTTATCAATGGAAATCATTAAGAAAACATGTATGGAATGATGGTCCCGAAATATGCTGGGATCAAACTAGGGTTGGACCAGATTTAAATTCTTCTTTTAAATTAGAATTAAACGGCGCTAATAATGGAACTATTTCTGTTTCACAATTAGATCCTTTTACAGATTTAGAAATAATAGAAGAATATACACCTGTTGCAACATATCCTACGTCTAATACTGATTTTGCGGCTTGGGAAAGCTTAAAGGATGAATTGAATAATTTGAATCCTAACCAATGGCCTATTTTTACTAAATTCAATTGGAATCCGATATATAAAGATACTGATGGAAATATAGTAAATAATTTTGATGGAGCAGATGTATGTAATTATATGCTCGTAGTTTCTAAACAACCCAATCAAGTATATGATTTTTACAATGCTACGACTAGCACTGGAATCATAGATCCAGATAGTTTTGTTAAATACCAAGCATACAATCCTAGCTTCAATGATTCTTATATAATAGACGATCACGGTACTATTAATCTATTAAATCACATGACATTTTCATATGACCTGACTAAAATGCCGGGCATAATAAAACAGAAATGGAGATTGATAAATAATAGTGTAAAAAAAGAAGATATATATTATGATAATCAGTGGCTGACATACTTATTTGACACTAAGGGAGAGTACAGTATTGAGCTTGAATTAACTGATTTGAACGGAAATAAAAACATAACAAGAAAAAACATCTTAACAATTAAATAAAATGGCAAGTATTACAACAATTTTAGGAACGCATTCTCTTTCTTCTTCGAGACTTACTATCAATAATAATTTTGATAACGTAAATGAAGAATTAGGATTAATCGCAAATGTTCTAGACACGACAAGTTCTACGTTATCTTTAACTGGAGCTATTACGGCAGGCACACTGTCCTTAAACACAGGTACTTTAAATACTTTTAACGTAACTGCATCTTCATTAGAGGCAGGCGTTGAAGCTACGTTTAAAGAAAATGTAATTTTAGAAAAAGCACTCCAGTTTACAGTGGCTCCTACTGCTACTTTTCCAGCAGGAACAGTTACTCCTACACTAGGAGCTTATATTTACACTGGTTCAGCTGATGTAGAATTAGGACCTTCAGCAGATGGACAAATTTTAACTATTATTGCATCGACTGCATTTCAAATGCAAGGTACAGGTTTAGACAATATAAATGGCGCTGATACCTCAATAGATGTTTTACAGAACGGTAGTATCAGTTTTATAGGAAGTACGGACGGCACTTGGTGGATTACAGGTTCACATAAAGCCACAATTTCATAATATAAAAATAAAACAGTTAATTAGATGGCTACACCATTAATAAGGATTCCACAAGAACAAGGAGGTACGATGTATGCATTTGCTAATGCAGCAAGGGATTTGACACGCGCTTATTATAATCCGGATATTAACTTTGAATTTTCTAAATTTGCATTACTAGACTTGCCAGTATATGCTGATTTTATTCAAAGTGATCCGACTGATCTATCAGAGGGTCCTAATTATATCAAGTATGATAGACTATTTGAAGGAGGTGGCGGTTCTAATGCTAGTTCTTATAATGATTCGTTACATGATGGTAATGGTAACGTACATTTTGCACAAACTTTTCAAAGTTATGCTCTTAATTTAGAGAACATGCTTCTTAACCCAGAGGTTAATGATGATTTTGATGATGTTTTATTTCAAAGTGATGCTGAAAAAATATTCTTTAAATACTTATATCACATCAATGCGATAAGAGTAAGAACTGCAACTTCACAAGAAGTTTCAACAGGATATTCTAGAATGATAGAGCTAGATGATTCTACTCAAGCCGGTTCTGAATATAGTCAAGTTATAAAATACATTGGAAATATTGATGTAACTAACGATAAAAATTATAAAGGGCAACAGTACAACGAAATATTTGTTAACGTTCCTTCTTCTGTAGGATATACTCCTGAAGTTTTATTAGAAACATCTAAGTTTAATACTAATAATATTAAGTTTGTACCTGGTGCTGAAATTGAAGGAAGAACAAATGATGATACTCACCCAGATCCTTTTTTAAATGTAGAATCTTATGCTGATCAAGCTGACGGAACTTATAATACTGACGAAAATGAAGTTCCAACATTTGGAATTGATTTTAATTCAAGCGCCTACTCTAAAATAATAAATGATCCTAAATTAGATTCAATATTAGATTATTCTAAAAGAGGTGGAGATTTTAGATTCAATGCTATCCTAGTGTATTATGACATATATTCAAAGTCTAACATTGGAAATAAAGCAACAAACCTATACGGTATAATATTATTAGATAACTGGAAAGAAGATACTTCAAATGATGGATGGTATATTCCAGAATTAACTAAGTATAAGCCGAATGAAGTTACCGGTCTTAATGGTAATGCATTTGCACTTAAATTAAATCTTAAATTTAATTCAGCGCTAGATAATGTTGGGATAGAAAAGAATGTTAATGATTATTCTACTTTCTCAATGGACATTTTCTTAGACACAACAAGTGCCTTAGAAAACGCGGTTCAATTATTAAGAGATGCTAATACTAGATACAATGATATTTCTAAGAAAGTTGAAATGTTAGAAAGTTTCTTTTTAAGTTCTGAAAACTTACAAGGAATATCTAAGAGACTAGACCATATAGAACAGGATGTTGAAAATGCTACTATTAATTTTCAAGATGAAAGAAGTCTTTTAGATCTAATAACAAATACCAACTCTAGATTAAATCAGGTTATTTCTGGTGTAATTCCAACAGAGATACAATATAATACAGATGTTTTAGAGTCAGGTAACCCAGGAGTGTCTATTGATAAATCAAACAATGGTAAAGTTAAAATCAGTTGTGTTAATTATGGCTATTCTTTAGGACAAGCTTATGTATATGATACTGTAACTTCTACTAATGAAAGAGAATTATCTGCTGATTCTATGTTTTTACCAGATGAAGCTGGAACAAAGGCGGTATGGCAAAGACTTAAAGAATTTGACAACTTAGTTATGGTCTATACAGATCAGGCACAGGACTTTGATTCTAATCTAAATATATACTTAGATGATACAATAACAAGTTGGAAAAAAGGCCAAGTAGTTAGAGTAACTTTTAAAAATAAAATAAAAAACTTATCAACACATTACATAACACTGTGGACTGATAAGAGTAATGGATGGTCGCAAAAACTTTCTATTTCTTTATCGGACTTATTATCTAATAAACCATATATCGAAATAGTATGTGTAGATCCAGTAAATAAAACGTTTGAATACGATATCTTAAGATAATATGAGCGCTAGCAATTCTATATCACATTTACTCGAACAGTTTCTAGAATTAAACACTAATTCACTAGAAACTTTCGAACGTATCAATGAGGCTATTTCAACCGATAAAGAAACGGTTACAATAGATTTATTCGATAATCGCACAGGAGAAATGACTGCAATTCAAATTCCAGCATTTGGATTTTTGAAAAGAGAAATTGAAAGAATTGATAAGAACATAACTGCGATTAGTGGTTTAGATACTTCCAGTGCAAATGTAAAACTTAAAGATGGTTCTTATAGAAGAATACATACTTCTAAATTAAAAGGTCCTTCTTTACCTATAAAGTCGTTAGCAACTCCAAAAGAATTTAATACACAACTAAACGATTTCTTTGAAGATTTCTTAAATCCTTTATTAACTATTAGTTTAGATGTTAAAGGACAAATTCCAGTAGATACTGAAAGAGTTTATACTGAAAGAGTTATATTTGATCATGAAGACTTGTCTTCCACTGAATCCTTTGATGAAATTTTTAAAGGTCAGAATGATGTCAATTATTCTAAATTTATTTCTAAAATAAAAGAAGATGGTTTAAAATATAGAATAGATGCAGAGACGGTAGATATGCCAGTAAGATCTATTCAGTATAATGGCCAGTTAGACGTATTAAAAGTAGAAAATGTTCAGAAAACATCTCTAATAGACGGGACTAGTCAAACTAAAACCGTAAAAGTATATACTCTAAATAAATTAACATATTCGGACTCTAATAAAGACATGAAAGATACTGAAACTCTAAAAATTGGAGATTCATTGGTAGTAAACACGTCTGAATATAACACAAGATATAGAGTAACCTCTATTGATTCTTCAACAACACAAGTTGAATTGTCACTTTTAGAAGGTTATTCACCGATTAAAATAGGAGCGAATGCTCTCGCTATTTATAAAGATATTGATGCTTCTGTTTCTATAGAAGTTAAAGTTGGATTTAATGAAAGACAAGTAGTTTTTGTTAAACCAATAGATCCTATCTCTAAACTACCAGCTACTGATTTCTCACCAGGTGTTGCATTCTTTTCGAATGAACTTACTATTCAAAATGAAGATGGTATAGTTACTACACTTGCTAAATACTATAAAGAAGAAGTTGCTGATTTTGGTCAATTTATTAAAGCACTTAAGGTTGATTACATTCCACCTGCATCAGAAGGTCTTATCCCAGATGCACCAATCGTAGAAGTAGATAACTTTAAAGTAACACAAATTAATAAACACCTTACTCAAAACGCTAGCGTTGAACAAGTAAAAAAGATCAAATCTGATAAAGTTAAAGCTAAAGAAGTTATTAAAAAGCTTGACACTACAATTAGAAAGAAAAGAAAATTAATTGCTACTAAAAAGTTCTCATCTAAAATAGAAAGAAATAGAGAGAAAAATGAATTAGCTTCTATCATTAGAGAAAAGGCTGCTGAAACTAAAGTATTCTCTTCAAGCGTTGGACAGATTAAAGCGATTGCTGAATCAAATGAATTACCTAAAGTTAATCCTAAATATAGGGTAAGAGGCTTTTGGTCTATTCCGGAGCCAAAGAAAGTTGGTGATGAAATTTCACAAGAAGTAGTTCAGTTTATTGCTAGATATAGATACGTTTCCTCAACGGGTAAAACATCTGTAATAGAGCAAATCAAATTTAATAAAAAAACTGCTGCATTTTCAAACTGGGTCGAAGTTAAAGGTCCTATTAGAAAAAGAGAAAAGCAAGCAGATGGTGGATATAGATGGATTCTAGAATCTGAAGAAGATTCACAGGCTATTAATTTTAACTCAATAGATTTATCTATTCAGCCTGGTGAAAAAATAGAAATGATGATTAAATCTGTTTCTGAAGCAGGTTTCCCACAAACCCCAGTAGAGTCAGAATGGTCAGATATTATTACTATTCCTTTTCCTGAAGGAGAAATATCTACAGACGGAGCAAATAGCCTAGTAAACCAAAATGATTTAGATAATGTTAAGGTTGAAATAAATGATGATTTAGAATCACAAGGATTATTTACACACCTTGATAGTGGATTTACGGCAGGAGATACTTATTATGCCCATGCCGCAGAATCACTAGCATCTGGTTTTTTAACAGGAGAACAGAATCCTATTAGCGTATATGATAAATTATTGGAATTACAGAATCAATTAGAAAGACTACAAGCTAAGGTTGAAGGTGCCGTTGGAGAATTACAAATTAAAATTATTGACGAAGAAGGTGAAGTAACGCTAGTTAAAAATAATTCAACTGCTAAAATATTCGCAGGATATTATGTAGATGAAAAACCAGATGATGAAACTAAAGGATATATTGTTACTAAAAATTATAGAGTAGAACTTCATAATACTAAGGCATCTGATCTAGAATTATGTGCAAGAATTAATGGAAATCTTAAACAACCTGCTTATGTTTCTTCATCACAACAAGAATATGGCCTAGGTATTATTAATTTAGAAACTGGTAATAAACAACCAACTGGAACTACAACACCTGATGTTAAAATAGCAAATGATACATATTATATGACAGAGGCTCAGTATGATTTAGTCCCTGTTGTTTATCAAAATCTTACAGGTGATGGAAATTCATACAATCATTTTTCTGTTGCGCCAGACCAATCATCTCAATTAAATGGACAGTTTATTTATTCTAGATTTAGAAATATAGCTAATAACGCTGATCTTTATTCGATTATAGATCCTGATACTGACTTGTCTAGGGATTCAAACTTAACAGGAGTAAGTAGCGCAGAATATGGATTAACATTTGCAACAGTCACGAATTCTGGAATTGGATCAATTTCTGATAGAACTCATTTAAGAGATTTTACAGACTTTAAAATACAACCACATCAAGATTTACCTAGTAATTTAAACGGAGCTGGTGATTTTATATGGAATGGAACATGGAATAATAATGGACAGGGTGTGCAGAATGAAGATGAAAACGGATTCCAATCTGATCCGAACGTTCCTGAAGCTATTCTTCCGAACTCAGCTGATACAGTTTCTGTTTCTCAAATAACGGCTGCTAAGTATGATTCAGGTCTTTTTCTTCATAAATCACACCCGCTACTTCAGTCTGACATAGGTTTAAATACAAAGGATATAGTTTCAACGGGAATTGTATCGATGCCGAAATATGCTATTAAAAGATCTAACGATAAGAATGGAAAAATTCAAACAGCATATCAACCGCTGACAATTACATTTAGAAGTGACGGTGAATCTGGACCAATAGATGAACAAGGTAATGTAATTGGTAAAAAGTCTTTAAAAAACTCATTTACGGAAGATGATCAATTTTTATTAGGTGGTCTTTCATGTGGTTCTTTCTTATACCTTTCACCTATAAACCAAACTAGTCTATCGGTAGATGGACCTAACAAGTATGGTAAAAAATTAATTGAAGGTGGAAGTCAAAATGCAGTGTCAGTTGATATGGTATTCCAATATAGAATGACAGATTATTTTGGAGAGAGTGAAACCGGTAAAGGTAGAGTTGCTGGAATATATGGAAATGCATTTACCAATTTAACATATTCAAAGAAAATAGGGCTAGACATCATAGATTCTTATAAAACTGAATTTAGCTTCGATGTAGAAGTTTACGCTAAATATAGAGCAGTTGGAACAAATAAAAATAGTATCAACAAAGTGATGCTGAGTAATTATAGAAACTCCCTTGGTTCCGGAAACTGGTGGTGGAATAGAAGAAGATTCTTCAGTGGATATAATGATTTTAGTTCATCTAGATTATACGATTTCGATGCTCGTCCATATAGGTAATATCTCGCTGTAACTAAGCAAGATATATACTCTAACAAAAATAGAGTCTATTTATAAATGGCGATAACGATTAACACACAAGCAGAAGGTATTTCGTATAAGGATAAGTCCTTTGCCCTATTAAGAACTAACCCCAAGTTAACTTCTAATGTCAAATTAATTACTGACGAAGAGGGAGATATCTATTTAAGCTCAATCAAGGCAAATAGAACTCTATCGCAGTATGAATATCAGAAATATCCTATTTCTAGTTCAGGTGAATATTGTAGGGACGTTGCTCAGTTTTACGGAAGATTAAGTAAAGATGAAAGATATCAGGTCGGTAGGGAATTTACAGATCTAAGTGTTTCTAAAGACTATTCTACACAATATGAAAACCTATATAATTACGGAGCTTCATTCAATTATACAAAGGCCTATGACGAGCAATATAGAATATTTGCTCCAATATGGTTAGAAGAAAGTGTTCCTGAAAAATTTATAATTTATAGAATTAAAGATGTAGATTTTAAAGAAAAATCTTTAGAAGATGATCCTAGTCAAAATTCTAGAATTCAAGAAATGTTATCTAATGCGACTTTAATAAAATCGTATGATATGACTAATAACTCTAAGCTAGGGAGATATCTAAATAGTCACGTATCTAATCCCTTAATTCCTAAGTCGCATATTGATTTTAATTTTGAACTGGATGATCCTACTTCCTTTAACGGAATAGACGTAATGTTAGGTGGCTTTGTTGAAAAGTCAGATTATATAGATGATGATTACGTTAAAGAAGACCTTCCCGAAATTTTAGCTAATAATACATTAACAACTAGCTTTGAAAGAAACGGAATTGTTTCTCACAATATAATTAATTTAGAATTTTTATTTGACGATAATGAAGCCGACGACTATAATGTTTATAGATATTTTGGAATTTTCGTAGATGAACATCAAGAAGGAACTGTAGTTGTCAATTCTGTAAATTCAATAGGACACTTAAATTTAGATATAAGCAATTCATCGTCTGACGAATTAGATAAATTACCATCTATAAAGGATTACACCCAGCCGATTCTTGGATGGGTAAAAGATATTAATAATAAATATCATAACGTTTTAAATAGATTTAGAAAGACTAGAATAGAAAAAAACCAAATACTAACATCATATAATGGAGACTCTTCTATTTTTGTAAATAAAAAACAAACAGAGTTTAACACCCCCGTAATAAACAAAACACCATTTAATGGTTTTATAGAATTAAATATAATAGACCAGCCTTCTGATAATGATAAAGTATTTTTAGGAGACTTGCTCGAGATAAGTATTGAAAACTTTAATTTGGGTGATTTTGTTTTAATCGCAGACACTTCTCTTCCAATTGGAACATTTCAAGAAAATAGATATTCTGCAATAGGTAATACTTCTCAAATAGCAGCAGCACTTGCAGCGGCGATTAGAAATGCAGAAGTTATACCGTATAATGCTAGCTCTATAAAGAACAGGGTGATCATAGATGACTACTCACAGGGAAGGAATAAGAATACAACTGTATTTGGTATTAGTTCATCTAATCCGAACCCCTTTATCGATATGCAAAGTTCAACCGACGCAAATCTTGCATTTTCAAATAAGTATAACGACTTTATAAGTGAAGGTGGAACTGTTACGGGTGGATTGCAATTAGGAGACTATGAAATTTACACTATGATTGGTGGATGTTCTGTTAATCAGGGTGTATTAATATCCCCTAACGAAATAGGAAACCTACAGGTAGGGTATTTTATTAAAGAACTTAATAAGGATAACTATGTTAGGATTATAGAAATAATAAAAGATCCTTATTCAGAAAACTTTAGAGTTATTTTTCAAAAACCGGTGGTTTTTTCAATGGACAATGTGATTACAAGTTATGAAACCTATGATACTCCCTTTGGAAAGTTTTCAGCGTATGATTTCAAGGATTTTAATTTTGATTTCTACGATACTTCAAATTCTAAAATAGACTTTTTAGTTTTAGAGAGCATGCAATATAAGAATGATGAAGCTTCGTTTGGAGTAGCAAATGTTTCTTCCATTTACGTCCTCGAAGCCAATGACCAACCTTTTCCTGGAGCAGATCCTTATATATTAATACATGATATAGACGTTAGTGAATTTATTAAAAAAGGAGACTTTGTAAAGGTCGATACGGTAGGTAATCCTGGTGAACAGGAATGGACAGAGGTAAAAGATGTAATCTATACATCAATGGGTACGATGTTCTTTACTAAAATAATCACGAAGGATTTAGCATCTGCTAATTATTTTTTCAACCAGTCTAACGTTGCTGATATCTATGAAGATTTTATATTTAAACCGGGTCCTGGTAATAGTCAATTATTTAAGTTTAAATCTTTATCTAGTATTATTAGAGATGATATAGTTGAAAGTGATTTTATAGATACAGAAATCATTAATGAATATGATAGGTTAAAGGAGAACTCATTAAAGGAGACGAGTGTTAATTCAAGAGTCGTACCTACTATATGTAAATTTAATTTAAAAGATTCTACTAACTCTAGAAATTTATCATACATCCTAAACACCAATGAAGCATTCGGTGTAAATAATTTATCAGCTGATATTACTAAACTTTCAGAAAGATCAGCTGAAAAACTAAATATGGAACACTTCTATATACATAATATTCCTACATATTTATTAGAACCTAGCAGTATTCCATTACTTATGGATTATGTCTATGAAGGGTACGAAAAGCCTTATTCAGAATTAGTCGCAAATTTAAAAAGCACTGACTTTGATTATTTTTCAACTATATTAAACTATACAGGTGCTCATCAAAATGATAGCTCAGGTCTAGCGACAATTGAACCCGGTGAATGGGTTAATTCAACCCCACTTAAAATGTACACTAAAATGCAAGGTGGAGATTCTGTTAATTTTTCATCTACAGTTTTTAAAGGATTAAGATATATTTATAAAGATAGAACTGAATTTTTATCGACTAGCCCGATATCTTTTAAATCTTCGTCTGATGTAAATGATTTTAAAGTTGCAACAATACTTAACTATACTTCTAACGACGAAATAAACAACACGGGAGTAGATATAGAGGTTGTAAGAAATAATAAATTTAAAACTATTAGCATTCTTATAAATTTACAAGTTCCTACAAATGATATATCACAATTAGACAGATATTTGTTATATAATTTAAATGACCTTTTAAATGAAGGAGAAATACTTGATAGTAATATTAGAGGTTTCTTAGAGTTTGGAGGTAGCTCAGTAACAGTATGGAATACTGAAGATCCTGAAATTACAACGATAGTGGAAGCTTCGGTGCAATCAGTTGGCGAAAATACACCTAAATTTACACAAGACATTTTTAAAATAGATGAGCAATATTCATATATATTATTTGAAAGTGGAAATGAAACTTATTCTTTACAGGTTGTTTCGGTGATAGACGATTCACAAATAATAGTTAAAGGTCTTCCTTACCTATGGGTATTAAATCAGCAGACTGGAGAATATTATCAGGATTTAGATGTACCCTATGACGATCCAACTACGATTCCTAACATTATACCTCTTAAATATTATAACGGTGGTAAAAAGGCATGGGATAATGCATTACAAGACGTTTCTTCATTTGGATTTGCAGATAGAATTAATACACATAGAGATATAACGTATACTACTATTCTAGAGAATGGAGATATAGAGTCAGGTCAGTTTTGTTTAGAAATACAAAGCGGTGTTGAGTTTGTAAAAACCTCAATTTTAGACATAGAAATAGATGATGATAAACCTAAGGCATTTAAATTAAATAATGATAATATAGGTTATAATCTGGTTGCAAGAGAAGATGGTGGATATTACACTACTCTTAAAAGAATGAACGGTAGCTATGATCCTTTATTTAAAGATGTTGTAACTTTTTCATCTCCCTATGGCAATTATAAATTTAGAAATACCTTAGATTCTTTTAATGAAGAGCAAGAGAACAGGTTGAAAAAATACAACAGACTGATAGGAGTAAATTGTATGTTTAATTCTAATTTAGGAGTTGATGAAAATTACGGAATTATCAATAACTTTTTCTTTCATAAAGTAAATGAATTACAGCCGAAGGTTATTAAACTAAGTCAAGAATCAGATAAACTACCCCTATATCCATTAATTGGAGAAATAGCAATAGATAAAAAAGATTTAAACCTATTTAAGAGTAAATATGCTAAAGACTATTATACAAGGTCCTTTGGTGGAACAAATAGATCAAAGGAAGTCCATGGAACATTAAGCCCTATAGAAGAAAGATCTTTCTTTGCATCTACAATAATGAAAGTTAAAAATGAATATGATATAACTTCATACAATTTAAAAAGAGTAAGATCTCTTCAAGCGTTAGATGTAATTAGATATGATGAAAGAGAAGATGATGGTGCTTATATTTTTGAAGATTCTCAAAAAATTCACATTGACTTCTACATCGCTAATTCTATTGTAAGAAAATTAAAAGAAGAAAATATAACTGCGTATTATTCAAGGTACGCTACTTCTGAATATTCGTATGGAGATAAAACAACATTGGAAGATGATTCAACAATATACATTGAAGAAAACATTATACCTAGATTTATAATAGATCAAATAAAGGTATATGGAACTGAAATAGCAGGGTATCTTCCAAGTGATGATATAAATCAATCTAAATATAGTGAATTGGAAAGCGTAACTAATATAGAAGATATTACATCTGATGGGTTTTTTGAACTTACTAATTTTGAAATCAGAAGTTTCGCTGAAAAGCCTTTAAATTTCAGATTAATATATAATAAAAAACCAGGGTATCGATATAATTTGAGGGTCCATTCTAAAATAATTGCATAAAAATGAACATAAGAATCAAAGAACTTTTTAAGAGTGATCTAGATCCTAACAGTAGTGAATGGTGGTCAAAGGATAAAATTGATAAAATTAATTTTAATTTTAGACTAATGAAAAACGGAGGGCCAAGTGGCCCTGTAGGAATTGAAGGACCAAATGGTGAAGATGGTGATAAGGGTGAAGACGGTCTACAAGGAACTGAGGGACCACGTGGAACACAGGGTATGATAGGACCAGAGTCAAGTGGAACTTGGAAATCACAAGAGATAACAGATGATAATAATCCAACACAAAGGGTAATATATCCTTCCGTTGCTGTTAATCAGAGTGGAACGGTTACATTAGCAATTGGTGCATCGGCTCATTTAGATAGCAATGGGGAATTAATAAGTCCTTATTATGGTGAATTATCAACAGAGCCTGTCAGTGCTTCGAAGAGCGGAACATTAAATATTATAACAGAAGCTTCAACCGGTTCAAGCCCCAATAACCCCACTCCATCTCCTCAGAATTCTATCATATTTGCAGAAGATAAACATCTCGATAAGTCATATAATATTGGATTAAAAATAGAAGAAGATAGTAATAATATTGAATTTCCTGTTTTAACATTTACTCCGGATATCAATGCTGATCACGTAAATAATAAATTTGCTATAAAATTTGATAGAGACAATAGGTTTTATTTTAATGGAACCATTCAAAACGTATTAGGTGCCGAATCCGTAATTCCGTATGAACTTAATGTAGATGCAACCTCGCCGGGTAGTGTAATAGAATTTAAAGTAGGGGAGATAAAGTATTCTAATCACTCTCCAAGTTTAAATAAATTACTAAAATCACACGACACACAGGGAAGAGTTGAATGGGAAGATGTTTTTAACATGTTTCAAGTATTCCCCGTGGGATCTATAATAAGAATACCCAGTGATACCTTCTTTAGTGAAGAGAACTTTAATCTATCGGATGCCGAGACAGGGCCTATGTTAATTGTAGACGGAGATGAAGTAATTAAAACAAACTTCGGATCAGGTAAACCAACCGGGCTTTATGCAGGATGGTACTTATGTAATGGAGAAACATGGGGTGATGGAGGAATCGTAGCATACGATACACCTAACTTAAACGGGTTTGACTGGGCTATTACTAATATAGCAGGTTTAACGGGAGATTTATCAGGCAGTACAAGTGGAGGTAGCTTAGCCACATATAATGGTAATATACTTTTTTCAGGAGGAGTTAGTGCATTGGGTCTCGATGGTTCTGGATTAAACCCTAATGTCATATCACATTCTTTTGATAATAGTACAGAAGATGTAAGAATATATGACAATGAAAATATACAGTTTGCGCCTTCTGAGCATATCATAATGGGAGAACAAATTAGTATAATTTATTTGAAAGAATATGATTATAAGTGGAGTACGGCCGCCGCCTCTACCAGCTCTTCTAATATACAATTACAATATCACGCGATGACAGGATCTATGGATTCAAATACTATCGCACCAGGCACGTACAGCACTAACATAGATATTGCAATGCAATATGCAACTACATTAAACCCAGAAACAATACAATGGACGGCAGACGGTGCTCCAAGTGATGGAGCTCAATTAGATGCTTATTGGAATAACGATAATAATTTTGCAAATGGTAATGTAAGATGCTATTCAAACGGACAGGAATTAGCAGACGGATGGTTAGCTAGAGAATCTGGTGGACAGAATGGATGGGGCTATGCAAGAAAATATATTAATGGTGTTGGGATATCTTCAGATGACGCTTTAGAAACAGAGCCTAAAGAATGCTGGATGATGTATTCTGAAAGTGTAAATGGAGTTGACGGTACGTATTCTAGCATTGGTATTTCTAATAACGGACTGCTCCCTCCTGTAACAATGACAGAGGCAGATGTAACCGGGTTTACTGGATGGCCAGCCGGCACTTCTTTGGAAAAAGTATTTATTTCTAATAAAATAGACAATCATCCAGATGTCGTGGGATCTTCTAGTGATTTTAAAGATTATGAAAATACTTCACATATATGGAAACGTAATGATGGAAATAATACCATAGATCAATTAACTGATGGTTGGTATAGGAGTGTACCAAATACGGATACGTATCTGGTTAATTTTGGCTTCGGTGGTATGTTAACAATAGATTCTGGATTATATATGGCATGGAGAAAATATTGGTCAGCAAATGATAATGAATTTAAAGGAGATGTTATAAAATCTAGATTTGTACAATGGTCGAGTGGAGACCTTTCTCTTGGAATAGGTGCTACTACGGCATGTGATGCAACTTCAGGTAATGATATATTTTATTCTTCTGATATGTTTGAATTAGGAGAAAACCCTGGATCATGGCGCGTAACGAATTTAGGTGCATCTAATTCAAATGCCGAGAATGAAGGTAGAGTTTCGTCATGGTTGTCAAACCAAATATACGTAAGACAAGACCAGAGTTCTAACACAGTTCTTTATAGTTCAATCGCTAATCTTGGAAAATATCCACTTACATTATTAAAATCAGATACCTTTATTCCAGGAACAAACATCTCGATAAAAATAGCCGACTGGACTGGAGACTCTGGTACATCAGGATATACAGGTGAACATTATAAAGCTATTGATTCAAATAGTCAAGCAACTGCCACTAATCCGACAGAATGCTCGGGAGGAAGTCCATCCGGTGTTATATTTGACTGGGATGACGGAAATACCAATAATACACTTAATTATTTCGGTGGAGGAGGTAATGGAAATGTTTATTTTACGCTTAGTGGCATATCTCCATCCCAGCTTAGTTCTTCTAATTTTACTATAGAGGATCCTAGCAACAGCATGAATTGGGCTAGTGTAAGTTTCAACCCAGGTGACAATTATGTATCACTAAGTATCATGACGCCAATAGAAGAGCCTAGTGAAATATTGGACTTAGATTTTGATTATAGTGGTACATTGAATGAACTCGCTAGCGATACTACTATAGGAATTTCCATTGATCCATGTCACGTTGAAGGTACTGTAATTAGTATGGCAAATGGAACTACTAAATTAGTTGAAAACTTAAAAGTAGGAGATGTATTAGATTCGTTTGATATAAAAGGATTAAGCGATAGTGGTGAATGGAGAAATTTTAAAACTAATGCGATGGAATTCAGGGCTCCTAAGTCATCTGCTAAAATAGTCAGAATAATAAAAGGAACTTATAAGAACTATCAAGATATTAATAACGGATTAACTAAAATAACAAACGAACACCCTATATTAATAAAAAGACCAGATGGAGAAATATTCTTTAAACAGGCTCTTTATATTGATACGACCGACATGATATATGTTAATGAAAAATGGACAAGAGTTAACTCTAATGAAACTATTCACAAAACGGTTAACACATATTCTATTGATGTTGAAAATGAAGATGTTTATATTGCAGACGGTATTTTATGCCATAATGTTGAAGAGCTAGAGGAAAAGGTCCAGTAATAATTAGTTCTAGAAATTAAAGATATATACTAAATAAATAAAGATTTAAGTAATGCCAATACCTATTAATTTAAAGCAGATTCTACAATCTGATACACAACAGGAAAAACTGGATAAAGTTAATTATAACTTTGATCAGTTAGTTGCTAATGGCGGTGGACCAATGGGAGCCACTGGTTCTATTGGTGAAACGGGATTTCAGGGTGCAACTGGTGACGATGGTCCTCAGGGTATTGACGGTCCTCAGGGTTTTCAAGGACCTGCTGACGCTTCTAATAATTCAAAATGGAAAGACGGAGCAATATGGTACAATGGAGCTCTTAATATTAAAACTATAGTACCTGAACATGAGCTGGCAGGTCCAGCAACACAGGTGAATTTCCCTCCAACTAACGTATTATTAGGTTATGCAAGTAATGATGATGAGTATAATGATTTAAATTTAATATCGGGGTATCTAAATAGCGTTTTATTAATTAATAAGAATTCAAATTATCATGATTCTAACATTAGATTAATATCTGAAAAAGGAACAGATAAGTATTTAGACATAGCATTGACTAATTATCCTGCTTTAAGTTCAATTGGCGAACAGTCTGTTCTAGAATTTAAATTTGCATCTAGTGTAGCGGCAGGAGAATATAGATGGAATGCAGATACGTACATAATCAACGATGTCAATGATAATGAGATGATGTCAATGGACGCTATTAACGGTGTAAAATTTACAGGATCATTTCTTTCTACTAACGATGCAATATTTACAGGTAGTATTTTTAAAATTAATAACTCTTACGTAGGTGGAACAACTAACACTAACCCAGATGTAGATAAGATTGCGGTGGCATTAGACAATACTGGAACGATAGGTTTTAAGGAAGCATCTGAAATAGGTGCAAGTGTTCCCATAGGAACAATAATATCTTTTCATTATGACACATATATTGATGTTAGTAACTTTACACAGAATCAAACAATAAATTTAAATAGTGATCCAAGTACGATAGATATTGTAGTTGGAAGAGGAGTTGCAGGTACGCAATATGAGGGATGGTATTTATGTAATGGTCAAACTTGGAAAAATAGTAATATAAACTACACTGTTCCTAATTTAAATTCCTTTTCATTTAATTTTACAACAAACGTAGGCCAAATAACATCACTAAGTGGTGCATCAAGACCTAATTTTATAGGAGGAGGTCTATTTACTTTCTCTCAAGACGCGAATTCAATTGAATATGATATAACTGTTGATTCTACAGAGGCATGGGTAAGTGAGACTTCAACTAATTCTAATTATGCAACAACTGAGTATGCGGTTGTTAAAACTCCTCAATTAATATATTTAGGAGCATCTGATTTATATTATAATGTTACAGGCCCTGCTCCTCTTACATTCCCTGCCATGTATTCTAAATTATTAGATAACAATAGCACAACATATAACGATGCAGTATTTCCTAATTCACCAGATGAAGCAGGAGCAGATAGATGGAGAGAAATAAATTTAGTAGATGCTAATGGATATCAAGGTAATTCGATTATCGTTGGACAGCCACTTCAATCAGCAGGTAGAGAAATTAAAAATACTACAACAGGAACATGGTCAGCAGGAAGTACGTCAGATGTTCAACTCGAATACGGCCAAGTTAATATATTTGACTTAAGATTAACAGCTAGAGGTAAAGATACCTCATGGTCATCAAATCCTTCTCCAGAATCACCACCTAATTGCAATACTGAAAGAGAAGCAGAATCTTATTCATGGTTTACTGACTGGTCAGAAAGATGGAATGGAAATACATCTACTACATCTGCATGGAATTACGTAGGAGAATTTAATCCAAGTTCAACTAGTTCATATTACGAAGGTCAGATTTTTAGTTATCAAAACAACTTTTATACAGTTTCTCCCGGACAGTCCAGTATGGGAATAGATCCGGTGGCTTTAAATATAACAGATCCATCTGCACATATAGTTGCAACTGGAAGCTCATGGGAAAAAGGAGGAAATAGCTGGTATGGTACTCCTCGTTATTTTTATAGATTGCCTAAAGTAGAAGATCCTGAAGAAGAGAGTTGGCACTATAGTCCTATGAATCAATCAAACAGTCCTTCTAATTCTGCTCCTCCGCCGAACAACAGATTTAGTTTAACACTAACAGGAGGTAGAGGAGGATATGGCGATTGGGCTACTAATACATCAGACGGCGCAATAGTACGTCCAATATCGGGAAGCCCTGGTCAATTTGAGCCCGTATGGCCTTCACTTTATGAGCAGGCTAATTCTACCACAGCAAACGCATTAACAAGCGGAGAATTATATGATCAACAGGGAAGATGGACATGGCCAGCAGAGGTCTTTTTAGACATTTATAATGATATAGGTCAAACTGTTGCGATGGTTCAAGTTCCTATAATTACAAGATGGAACAAAGGTATAATAGAAGACCTCTATGATAGTTTAACAATAGACCCGACAACTGACTTTCCACAATATTCAATGCCATATAACTATACAGAGGGTACTAATCACTGGAATACGGCTGCAACAATAGGTACACAAGTTGGTCCGACAATAAGCGGTCCCGGTGGTACCATAGAAAAGATGTATAGCGGAGGATGGGAAAACCCAGGGACAGGTGTATTATCTGGAGAAGATTGGGATTATTGGTATACTGGACAGAATGATACTGAATTTAGAAGATATCAGAGGGTTGAATTTAAAATCCTAGTATCACCTTCAGTTTCAAACGACATATATTCTTATTTAGATAATAATCCTGGTTCTACTATTAAATTTAGAACTGCATGGTGGAGTGATAAGATACAAGATGGAACCGAAGATTATTTAGATCCTGACACTGACAACGGTATATATAATGGCGGTGGAAGTCCGGATTACAGTTCTTCAGCATGGAATAGACAGCCGGCTGGAATGGGATACGATCCATCAGTGTGCGTACAGAACTATAATCCACCTACTTCAGCACTTCAAATACAAGGAGGGTCTACCTTTAATTTGGATGATTATTCCTTTGGAGCGGGAAACGGTAGCGACCAGGTACAGTATATAACAAACGATGCTACTCAAACTCCTATTGTAATTTCAGGTACTTCCCAAAACACTGGAAATGGAACTAGGTATACTGCAACCGTAAATCCACCTAACATTAATACTGGAATAGGAACAATTGATATCCAATCAGTGACAGCATGTTCGCAATTAGGCATGGGATATACCACTAACGATCTTGTAATACAGCATTCAGCGGGTAATTCTACGCAAATTACGTATACTGGTTCTTTAACAACAGCTACATGCCCTAGTCTATGTGAGTCACATGTGGTGACAGCCGGGACTAATTCCTCATCACTTTACTCTTATGAAGATTGTAACGGTGTTATACAGTTTGATACGATCCTGGTAAATGGACCTTCACAAACATTCTGTGCAGCGATCGGTAGTGTAATAATAACAACTCCAAGTTCCGGTGCATCGGTTTCCCTAGGAGGAATGCTGAGATGTGATTAAAATAAAGATATGAATATAATAAACACATATAAACTTTACAAAAACGTAATTCTTTTCGGAGGACTTGCGATTTTGTTGTTTTGTCTTTTACAACAATGTAACTCTAACCAAAACTTAAAAAGAGAAATTATACAAGTTCAGAAGGTATCTGATAGAAACCTTAATAACTATAAAGCCACGCAAGATACTATTATAATTGAAAAGAATAAAAATAAAGAATTAGTTTCTAGTATAAGATCCTTTGAGTATGATGTAAACACCCTAACTGAAAGTAATAAGAAACTAGTTTCTAAATATGCTAATCAATTAAATATTAATAACGAATTAGAGAATGTTAATAGTTTACTTTCAACAACTTTAAACGTAAAAGATTCTATAATAAACGCAAATGGAGTTGTAACCGTTGATACGGATTCTATAAATAATATAGATACGATAACAGTTGACGTAAACGATAAGTGGGAGTTTGATAAATATAACTGGAGAAGATTTCAAGGAAGTATATCTCTTTTAAAGGATAGCACTAATTATAATTTATTCTCTTCTAGATTTGATATTATACAGGGAATAGGTTTAAGTGCTGCCATCATTAATGAAGAAGGATTTGACAGACTTAAAATTACAACTCCATATAAAGGAGTAACGTTCACTAATATAGAAAATATAAACTTAGTTAACGATAGATTAAATAATAAATATGAGAAAAAAGCAGGGTGGTCTATTGGTGTTGGATTTCAATATGGACTTAACTTGAATAACAATCAAGTTATAAGTACTGGTCCATCAATTGGTATAGGAGTATACTGGTCCCCTAAATTTCTTAGATTTTAAAATAATAAATAAACAATGGCACAATCATCCAAATTCTTAAGACTAGATGACGACATTCTAATGGAGTTCATGTATCATGATCAAAATGTTGATTATGTAGATGATGCTAAGATAGAAAACGACGACAACGGAAGTCAATTTAAATTTTTAAACACAGAGGCATCTAACGATTCAGCCTCTAGATTCTTAATTCATGAATTAGGAGCAGATGTTGTTAACTTCAGTGTAAAGATACAAGATGGTTATGTTTTTATTAATGATTTTGCGTCTAGGCAATTAGTTCTTAAAAACGGCAAAACTTATAAATTTAACCTATCTGATTCTACGATAGACAATATAGCTGGATTCACAATAGATGGTTCAACTACCCAATTAATTGGTAACACATACATATATACTCCAGGAACTAATGGAAGATTTGAATATTCATATGAAAATATGGCTGGAGATAGTGCTAGAGGTGGAGAAATAAACGTAGGAAATAGAGCTAATCCTTTATTTGCAGAACCAGAACAAGAAACTGGAAATAGTATTAAAACTGCAACAGGTGAAGTTGGAAGATATTATGGAGTTCCTTCAGAATATGATGGCAAATGGGCTTTACTAAAAAATGATTTAGCATATTTAGATAGTTCATCATGGAATGGAACAGACTCTTCTCTTGCAAACGTAGATGATAGTATAGTAAGTGATGTATGGTATGACACTATAAGATTACACTTAAAGACAGGATTTTCATTTGCAGCTAGAGGTAAAGAAGGTTTTATGTTTCAGGTAAAAGCAAAAAGAGAATCAGGAGTCTATAATTATTTCACATCTATTGTGTATTTAAATCATTCTAATTTTGAAATTAGTAATCCTAATTCATTTGTATTAGGAGATACTTCATATTCTAAATACATACAAATTAAAGTACCTTCTTTAATTTATTTTGATGTTTCAACTAAGAATAAAGATTTTCACGATGCATTCTTTGGAGAAAACGAAGATGCAATATTAGATTCTACTAACTATGAAATAAGTTTAAAATTAATAAACACTTTAACTGAAGAAGGAGATGTAGAATACATCAATGTAGAAGACACTATTGATGTTACAGTCGCAATGGAAGACGAATATGTAGATATTGCAGCAAACGTCGAGGAAGTAGAAGATATGGATTATTTTCAAATATATGGGACCAAGGACGGATCTAGGCAAGGTTTTGAAAACTATATAAATGGAAGAATACAAACATCAAGTGATGATATCATAATATTCCATGACATAGAAGTTAGTGAACAAATAGGTTTAGATTTCTTAGACACATCTTCTATGACATTTACTCAAACCGCAAATTATGAAGCTCCGATACCATTTAGACCTATCATATTTAATTCTGATATTGCAAGTTCATTTTATATTAGACATACTATGAGAATGTATAATGAAACCGATAATACACAGATTATTAAGGTTGCTACTATGACATCATATAATCCTAAGAAATACGGTACTCGTATGGAAAAGATTAATCTAAGAAACGTAGATCCTACTATTATCTATAATAAACTACCTAACACTACAGTAAATAGAGAATTAAATCAATTTGTTAATTCAATTAGACCGAGCGTTGGAGAAACTAAATATGTTCCAGTTGCGTTAGATACTTATGGTATATTAGCATCTGCTACAAACGTTACAACAGATTTAACAGAATCTGAAGAATTAGATAACATTAAGTTTTTTGAAGAAGGTAAAGCTAGCATTAAATTATCTAAAGTATCTGATAACTTCGTGAAATTTAATATTGCTCAGCCCGATGGTGACGATAAAAAAGCGGTTTCATTAGTAAGCGCTGAAAATATAATTTTAATTATTAAAAGCGGATCTATAGAACAGAGAATAGTACATGATCCTTCATTTCCTAATATAGATTTAGGATTAGGAGAAGTATTCTTTAAAATACCTAAAGGCACAGCTGTAAGATTTGATAAAACAGATGCAAATAAGTTCGAAGACAAATTCTATATTAATATAAAGAATGGAGAAACAGAGTCCTTATTGTATCATGGAAAAGTAGAAATAGTATAATGATATTAAATAGTAGAAATAACTTATTTAACTTTAAATTTCCTAGGACATTTATTCCGAAGGAAGTAGCTGACAAATATAGATCTTATTTGGGTAAAATGCCAGGCAACATAATAGAAGAACCTATTGATTTTGTCAATTATTCAATACAGGGTTTAAGTTTACCTGGAATTAATTTTGATCCAATACAGCAATCGCCTAACGACGGAACTATCACATACCATAGAGGGTCTATTCCTATTCAAAATACAGTTGAAAGACAATTCTCTATAGAGTTACAGCTATTAGACGGGTATATTAATTATTGGATAATGCAAGATACTTTATTATATTATTATTCAAAACAAGTTAGAGACCCTTTTATTAACGATCTAAAACTTCAAATAATGGATGCAGAAGGTATACATTTAATGAGTGCAGTTTTTGAAAAGCCTATTCTTAATTCTATTTCTGAATTAGAGTTAAACATGTCAAGTAATGTTGCTGATTTTTCTACATTTACACTTAACTTCTATTATAATAAGTTTAATATTATCTCAGAGATAGACGGTAAATAAACGAGATATATAATCCATAACAATATAGACCAATATAATGAAAACATTTTTTGAATACTTAAGCGAAGAGAATATAACTAAAGAGGAAATTACCCTTTTAGAAGAATCTCTGCAGTCAGAATGGACTGATGAATTAGAGCAAAAAGTAGATGCTGCTTTAGAAGAATTTACTAGACAGTATGCAAATGAAGATGGAACGTTTGATTTTGAAAGATTTAATGAGGAATTAACAAATGAAGGTTTCTTAGGTTCTATATTTGGTGGCCTTACAGGATTTGCTCTAGGTAAAACAATTGGTAAAACAGTTGCTAAAGTTCTAGGAATTCAGAAAGGTATTTTTTACGATTTATTAACCTCAAGATTAGTTGGCGCTGGATTAGGTGCGGCTATCGGAAAATCATTCTAATTTGAATTACGTATCAGTAGACTTTTCATTAAATTCTCCAGGTATTTTTATATACCAAGAAGAAACTAACGAATATCATTTCATATCTTATATTAAAGAAGGTCAAGGAACCAAGAAAGAAAGAGCTTGGCAAGAAGACATATCTCATTTAAAGGGAGTTACTCTTATTAATCAACCTGACTGGGGAAAACATGGTGAAGATTATTCAAGCGTTGAATTAGCAAAGATAAAGAGATACGCTAAAACCGCAGATGACATTATTAATTTAATAACGGATATTACAAAAACAAAGAAGCAATATATTATTTCTTTTGAAGGAACTTCTTTCGGTTCTAAAATGGGAACTAATAATATTATAGATATGGCTGCAGGAGCTGCGATACTTAAAGAAAGAATGCTAAGTCAACTTGAAATCTTAGATATTCAAACCATTGCTCCCACTACAATTAAGAAACACGCTGGAAAAGGAAACATGAATAAGTCTCAATTATGGGATGCCTTTTTAAGTAATGTATTAGGAGATCAAATTTTAGCAGAACATCCTCTTTTAGATTTTTGTGTGAAAGAAATTGGACCTTCTAAAAAAATACCAAAACCCTTTGACGATTTAGTTGACGCTTACTTTTTAACTCACTTCGTTAGAGCAAAGATGTCGGCCACTGAGGAATAGATTTACCACTGAGGCTTAAAGTCTTAAGTTATACTGTCTTTTCCCCATAAAGTTTCATAAAATAAAAAGATATATAAAATATGCAAACAGATAGAGAAATAATACCGGCACACCTATTAAAGCTTAAAGAGATTTTAAGTGATATGGTAACTCAACATAGAATAACAGAAAATGAAATGATAGATATGTTAAGAAAGGCTGGTTTAGCTCGTCTTCCAAACTCTTCTTCAAAGTGGATTGACGAATCTGGATCAACCTATTCAGAGTTATAATTCTTCCCCCTGCCCCCTGCAATACGGATATATAGAATAGTTATTATTGTGAAACCTTTTAGGAATTGCATGTATAACTATTGAAAGTTTTTTAAAGATTAAAGACATTAACGTAAATTAAAGCAATTAAAGACATGGCAGATTTTGACATTTTTAACCTCAGCGTATCAGACGTTGAAACTCATGAAACAAAGAGCTCAAGCTCTACAAATGAGATCTACAAACCATCCGCAGATGATGGTAAAGACGGAACTTACAAAGCACTTATTCGTTTTGTTCCAAACCCAACAAACCCAAGAAATTCATTAGTTAAAAAGTATGTACACTGGCTAACTGACGCTAACGGCGATGGAAGACTTATTGATTCACCTTCAACGGTAGGAGATAAGTGTCCAATTGCAGATGCATTCTTCAAACTTCGTAAGAGTGATTCAGCAGTAGACCGTAAGATGAGCGACAAGCTTAAGCGTAGAGAACAGTATTACTCACTTATCAAAGTAGTGAAAGATCCTCAGAACCCTGAATTAGAAGGTACTTATAAAGTATTTAAATTCGGTTACAAAATTAAAGAGAAGATCGAAGAAGAAACTAAACCTGCATTTGGTGAACCAACTCAGATTTATGATTTATTCGAAGGAAAGAACTTTGAACTTATTATTACTCGCCAAGGTGAATATAATAACTATGATAAGTCTAAATTCTCTGCAACTAGATCAGCTATTGCAATTGATGGAAAACCAGCTGAAAGAAACCAAGAAGCTATGACATCTATTAAAGGTGAATTAGATACAGCGCCATCTTTAGATCCTTATGGATATAAGAAATGGGATGCTGAAACTCTTGACTTTGTCAATGGTATTTTAAGACAATATCTTAACCCTGGTTCTTCAATGGATTCTGTAATTTCTACACCGAAGCCAGCTGCTAAAAAAGCAGCAGTAAAAGAAGCAGCTCCGGTAACAGGAAATGATGCTAACTTTGAATTCCCTGACACAATGACAGCGACTCCAACGGCAGCAGAAACAAAATCTTCAACTGCATCAGCAGATAGCGATGATCTAGATTCTTTCTTAGATGAAATCGGAATCTAAAAAAATCACAGAAGATTTAAAGCAGAAGGTCAGAAGTTTAGTTAAACAAGTTTGTGTAAAAGAACATACTGACCCTAACAAACACATGATTAAGGAAATGCCAGGTCGTTTAAACCTGGCATGCCCTTATTGTGGTGACTCGCATGGTGAAACTCATAAGAAAAGAGGTAATCTATATTGGGCAACGTTACAATTCCACTGCTTTAATTGTGGACAACACTCAGATCTATATGGTTTTTTAAAAGATCATCACCTAAAATTCAAAGATACTCAAGATTCTATTACAATTATAGAATACATTAAAGAACACAAAGTATCTGTTAATGAAGTAGACACTCTACAACATGGTGTATTTAAAACCTTATATGATTTATCACCTACGAGAAAGGAACTTAAAGAAGTTTTTAAACTAGTAGAGATAGAACCAGGAGATCCTGCTTTTTTCTATTTAAAGAACAGGTTTTTACATAAGAAGCTTAATCACTTCTTGTATTCTCCCAGAGATAAAAGAATCTTAGTTTTAAACTTAGCACCTGAAGGTAAGGTTATAGGATTTCAAAGTAGATCTTTAAGGAAAAGTAAAAACACAAGATATCTAACATACGATATAGAAAAGATATATCAGGAAATGAATAAAGAAATACCTCTCCAGGATGAACAGCTTATATCCTCTAAGAAGTTATCAACTTTGTTTGGTATCATGACTGCAAACTTCCAAATGCCCTGTACGGTATTCGAAGGACCTTTAGATGCCTTATTTATGCCTAACTCTATAGCATTGGCGTCTGTAACCAGATCAACCGAAGAGTTAGATGAAATTCCAACAATACGATATATGTTTGATAATGACGAAGCAGGAAAATCAAAGATGATGCAAAAATTAAAAAGAGGTAAAGAAGTATTTACATGGGACAAATTTATGTCTGAATCAAAGATGGATAAATATCCTAGCAAGATTAAAGATCTAAACGATCTAGTTATCGCTGCTTGGAAAACAAAAAATAAATGTTTATCCACAATGGATAAGTATTTTAGTAATTCACGACTAGATGCTTATTACTTATGATAGACGATTACGTACAAATGGTAAATGACGAATTAGATCAATTCGAAGAAGATGGAAAAAGACACAAAAATCTAAAAATGATTATTGGGTTTGCAGCAGCCGATTTATCACACGCTGAAAAAGAAATTAAAATAACTCCTAAATACAAAAAGAAATTTAAGAGTCAAGTTTATATTAAGAAGAATACTAATAATAACTCATTATTCTAAAAAACACCACATGACAGAACAATCAACTAACAAATCTAAGATTGTACAATTAGACGAATATTTAGCAAACCAAAGATCAGAATGGACTTTAAAGATTAAAGAACTTACTGCAAACTTAAAAGAAGGTATTAACCTAGAAGATGTTAGTGCATATACATTAAGTTATAGGCAAATATTAGTTGAAAATTTAGCAACTATCGCTGGTAAAATTAGAACACAGAAGGGAACAGTAGACAAGTTATATAAACAGAAATGGATTGAATATTATAAGTTTGATTATAAGATAACGGATAAACAAAGAGAACGTTTTATCGACGCAGATCTTTCAGATGATAAACAGATTTTGGATTTACTTGAAAGCCAAAAGGCCTTTATTGAAGGCTCAGTAAAAACTCTCGACAATATGGGCTTTGCAATAAAGAATCGCCTTGATATTTCGAGACTGTAAAAAAAGTTAAATGAAAATTGATTTTAACTCTAACAGATGATAATCAATTCTTACGAATTGATGAAGCAGAGGAACTTGAACTAGAGCAGATTAAAATATCTTTAACTAAAAGAATTGATAGTTGGAGATTTAATCCTTTAGTCAAGAAAGGAATATGGGACGGATATGTTTCATACATCAAAGACGATAAGTGGATTCCCGCCGGTCTTTGGAGATACGTTATGCTCATTTGCAAGGAATATAAGTTTGATCTTAAACTTAATGGAATTCAAAGACTATTTGATAGAAACATAGGTGCAGAATCATTTGAAGCATGGGCTTTAGAATTTTTTGAGGGTAGTAAATTTGTTCCAAGGGATTATCAAATAGAAACAGCATTTAATATCCTAAAGTTTAGGAGATGTTTAGCTGAATTAGCAACTTCCGCTGGGAAAACACTTATTAGTTTTTTAACAGTGGCGTATATGTTAGAAAAAGAAAAGGCCGAAAAGATATTATTTATAGTTCCTAATGTTTCTCTAGTTGTTCAGGCCCATGAAGATTTCCACGAATACAATAATAAGAATAGAATAAAACTAAAGATACAACAGATATATGCCGGCCAGAAAATAAAGTCAGACAGGAATGTAGTGATAGGTACATATCAGTCCTTAGTTAAAAAGCCTAAAGAATATTTTCAACAGTTCGATGCTGTTATTGTAGATGAAACTCATAAAGCGAAATCTAATTCTATTAAGACTATATTACAAAAATGTACAAGTGCACAATATAAATATGGTTTATCGGGTACAATTCCTAAAGATGGATCTTTAGACAAGTTAACACTAATGAGTCAAACGGGTCCTGTAATTAGCGAAGTTAAGGCTGCATTTTTACAGAGTCAGGGTCACATCGCTAAATGTAAAGTAAAAGTAATTGAAATGAATTACGCACCTGATTCCGCCAAAAAAGCATTTGAAGAATTAGCATTTAATAAGTATGATAGGAAGGATGTTTTTCAACTGGAACAAAATTATATTATTAATTCTTTTGGTAGACTTAATTTTATATGTAATGTTGTTGGCAAGGTCCCTAGGAACTCTCTAGTTCTGTTTCATAGAATAGAACATGGTAAAAAAATATACGAACAGCTCCGCCAAAACTCAGATAAAAGAGTTTTTTATGTAGATGGAGGAACAGATAAAGATATTAGAGAAGAATATAAAAAGAAAATGGAAGCAGGAGATGAAGTAGTTATTGTAGCGAGTTATGGTACATTTTCTACTGGAATTTCCATTAAGAAAATACACAATATATTCTTTACAGAGTCATTTAAGTCCGAGGTGATCATCAGGCAGTCAATTGGTAGAGGTCTAAGGCAGCATGAGTCTAAAGAAGCTGTATTAATTGTCGATTTTGTGGATGACATTAGAACTGACGAATGGGATAACTATTTATATAAACATAGTAAGGCGAGGCAGAAAATTTATAAACAAGAGAAATTTGAGTATAGTATTAAGAAAGTCAAATTTGACGGAGATATATAGAATAACGAAACTAAATTAAATAAACATTAAAAAATGGCACAAGTTAATAAAATTTCTTCATTTAAATCGTTTACAGAGATTAGAAAACAGGAATCTGTTAGTAAACTTAGAGAAGAAAACAATTTAAAAAGACAAGAATCAGTTGGTAAAATAGCTGCTATTCTAGATGAATTAGGATTAACTTCTTTCGAAGGTTTAGAAGAAGATCAGAAAGAATCAATTATCTCAAAAATATTTGGAGATGTTTCAGAAGAAGAAATAGCTGAAATAGAAGTAGAGGTAGAAGATGTTACTGCATCAGAAGAAGTTACTGAATCAGACGAACCAAAGTGTACTAATAAAAAAGGACATTTATATAAGCAAATTGACAAGGACGGAACGGTAGAATGCGTACACTGTGGTCTAAGAAATTCATTAAGCGAATCTTTAGTTACTGAAGCTAAGACCGTTACTAAAGCAGCAATTGAAGAAATTGGTGATTTTAGAGACAGTGAAGGATATTCTTCTAATCAATACTATATACTAGCTGACTTCATTGATGGAGAAATCACTATGAAAGATCTTTCAAAATTAGTAAAGTCTAAAGAAGTACAAAAAGAATTAAAGGGAGAAGATGAAATCGATATGGAACATATTGAAGAATTTTCAGAATCTTTAGTTACTGAAAAAGCTAAATTTAAAGTAGGAGATACTACTGAAAATTCAATTGGAAGCGAAGTTGAAATAATCGCTATCGATAATTGGAGAAAGATATCAAAGCAATTTAAAAAAGAAATGGGATCAGATGCAGATTCATACGGATATGAAGATACTGCAAAGGGAGATTACTATCTTGCTAAAATTGTTAAAAGTGAAGAAGGTGATGAAGGTGATTTAGGTATATTCCCAGTTGAATACGATCACGCAAATTACTGGGGATTAGGAGAATCATTAATGAATGAGGCCTTAGATATTAAATATAAAAGAGATGCAAAGAAAGTATTAACTCAATACAATAAAATATTTGCAGAACTAGGAAGCTTAACAGCTGATAAAATTTCTCACTTAGGAGCTATTAAATATATTTACGCTGAAGCATTAACTGATGCTAATTTCCATAGAGAAAGAACAGCTACTGAAAAAATTATCAAAGGAAGATTAGGAAGTGTTACTGTTAATCCTTTAACTCTTGGTAAACAAGCTATTATAGTAGGAGCAAAGAAAATATCACAGATATTAGATGAGTATTATTCTAGAATTTCAAATGCTGCCGGATGGTCAGGTATTGGAGTTGCTGAAGGCACTGCTCTATATTTAGAATCTATTGGTGAATCTAAACTTGCTGAAAAATTATTAGCAGGATTTAACGCAGTAGAAGAATCAGTTAAGTTTCAATTAACTGAAGAAGAAATTTCTTTAAAAGAATCTAAATTTAACGAAGTAATCAATTATGTAATTAATGAAGGAACTAGAGGTCAATTTGGTAAAATAGACAAGAAAGGAAATATTACTTCAGTATATACTCACTATGATTCATATCCTGAAAACATGTTGCCTATTATTAAATCAACCTTTAAAAGTGGTAAAAATGTAGATTTTGTTCTTAAAAATGGAGATAATTCAGGTTTAGATAAAGACGTTAAGAAAATTAATTTCTATGGCGGAGATGTTAATCTGATGAAAGGTAATGTTAAGAATATTAACAAATATATTAAAGATGCAAATTACGAAGGTGGTGCAGAATTCGTTTATTTATGGGATGAAGGTTCTAAAAAATGGATGATGGCAGATATCTACGGAGAAACTGGATTAGTTCCAGCATTTGAATCAAATATTTATGAAGGTACTACTACATCTTTAGATGAATTTACAACTGACACTAAAAGTTACTCAGGTGCTTTAGCATATTCTTTTAAGAATCATAAAAAGAATTTTGATAAAAATATTAAAGTAAGTGTTGCTCTTGGAGATAAGTTTAAATTTACAAATGAAAAAGGAGGTATTGTAATGCAAAGGTCTCATGGTCCTGAATTTGACACAGTATGGTTATCAGCTGATAAGAAAAAAGCTCAAAAAGTTGCAGATTGGCTTAAATCAGAAGGTGCTGAGATTGTTCTTTTCGGCCCAAAGACTAGATCATTTGTTGGTAGCAAAGAAGAATTTATCGATAGATATTTATAATAAAAAATAAAAATAAACTGACCTGGATTTTTCCGGGTCAAGTTTTTTAATTATATTAGCTATATACATGGAACTAAATAACAACTTTGTAGATTTTATTCAACATCACGCAGATGCACAAGGCATGACCAGAGAGGAATATGTTGCACATTATATGAGTGAAAATAAGAGTAAAGTTTTATCATTTGACGAATATATCGTTGAAAAATACAATACACTTAAAGAAGAATTAATCTTAGAAGGCGGTGCAGCTGGTCACATGTCTCATCCTTTCGATGAAAAAGATTTAACATTCGCAGATTTTAAAAAGATCGTAACGTCCGGTCTTCAAGGAGAATTAAACTTTGAAGAGGTAGCCACTGAAAAAACAGACGGTCAAAATCTATTAGCAACCGTAAAAAACGGAGTTACGATGTTTTCTAGAAATAAAGGTCAATTAATTAGTCCCGTTGATTTAGACGGTATTATAGAAATGTTTGAAAAGCATGAGGTACCTTTAGTGCGAGAAACATACGTGTTTGCAGCTAAAGATCTAAATGAAGCTCTTCCAAAAATTAAAGATCAGTCCATATTTAATGACGGTAAAGATTTTATAAATATAGAATTAATCTATTCTAAAAACCCAAATGTAATCTATTACGAAAGAGATGTTCTTCAATTTCACGATATTCAAGAAACTGATGGGAATGGTAATATTACAGGATCTAGAAAAATAGCAGGAGAATTAGTCAAAGCTTTAAAGGAAGTAGATGCCGATGTTCAAAAGACATTTACAATAATTCCTCCTCAGATTTTAAAACTAGGTAAAGATATTAATTTTGATAAAAATCAAGCTAAATTTATAAAGCAGATTGAAAAATTAAGAGATCGTTATAACTTAACAGACGGTGACGAAGTTTCTAGATATCATGAAATGTGGTGGAGAGAAACAATAGATGCAAATTTCCCAGATTTACAACAAGACTATAAGGAAGGTTTATTATTAAGATGGGCTTATGGAGATAAAAAGTCTTTAAATATGAGATCACTTGCAAAGGAGATAGGAAAAGATGAAGCTGCTTCTGTTAAGAAATTTGACAAAGAAGATGTTAAAAAGAAATATAAAGAAAACATTAGACCGTTTGAAGATTTATTTTTAGAACTAGGGTCTATAATTCTTATGAATGCTTCTAATTTTGTAGCTGCAAATCCAGACAAAGAGATGCAAAGACTACATAATCAAATTAGATCAGAATCTGAAAAGATCAAAAAAGATGGAAGCGTTACTCAGATCGAAAAGGTAATGAAAGAACTAGAGAGATTAGATAGAATTGGAGGAGTAGAATCTATCATACCAACTGAAGGAATAGTTTTTGTATATAAAGGAAAGACTATGAAACTAACAGGTACTTTTGCTGCTATCAATCAGCTGATGGGAATCATAAAGTACGGAAGATAAATAATATAATATGGCACTTAAAAAACTAAGACAAGTATTTCAGGAAACTAATATCAATGCATTTCAAGATATGTTGAATAGCAGGGTTCTAGTAACTGAAAAAATACAAGGAGCTTCATTTCACGTTAGAAGAAACCAGACTAAATTTGAATATTACAAATCTGGAGATTCTAGAATGAACATGATAGACAGAACAATAGTAGGTTTATATGAAACAGGTGTCAAGCACATCCAAAGTTTAGATCCTAGTATAAAGGAACAAATGCCACATGATTGGAAATTTGGTTTTGAATATTTACCTGAATTAAACGTGTCAGAATATAAATATACTAAACTACCTAAAAACAATTTAATACTTACGCACATTCAAACTATGAATGAGTCAGGTAAGATTAGAAAAACAATTAGCGATCCAATTATATTAAATAAATGGGCAAAGATATTAGAGGTTCAAGGACCTAGCATTGTGTTTGATGGTATGCTATCTCAAATGCAAAAAGAAGAATTAATAAGTGTTTTATCTATGTCAGATAAGGAGTTTTCTGAAGCATTTGATTATGATCCAAATACAGATGCAAGATTACCTTTCACTCAAAAGATGATTAAGACATTTAATCCAAATGCAGTTTCTCCTACGTTAAATGAAGACTTTGAAGTAGAAATTGACGGATTAATAGTTTCTTTTATTGATGAGAAAAAATCTAGATCTTTTAAATTAGAAGATTTTACAAGAACTGTTAGTGAAAATAAGAGATCAAGCCACATGTATCAAATTACTATTGCTGGTCTTATTGAATTTATTTCTACATTTGAAATGAAAGACATTCAACTAAATGAAGAAACAGCAGACTGGAGATATATTGAATTAATGTCAGTGATGTTTAATACGTATGTTAAAGAACACTCTGCTAAGTTTATTGGTGTTAACTTTGAATCAGCTGATTTTGCAGATTCAGATTCCTTTAAACTAAATACTAAATACATTAAGAACGAGACCACTCTTTCTTATGTTGAAAACGAAATACTTGCAGAATTATTTAAAATAACTTTAGGTTCTTTTAGAAAAAAGAGAAGCAAGGAAAGCGATATCATAAATGCAGAAATGTTAGAGCATTTAAATCAAATAGTAGAAACTATAGATAAGAAAGTATTTGTAGAGAATACCGATGAAAATTCCATATACGACTTTAATAATTTCATATTACATAATAAAGTAAAGACAAGTGTTAATTTAAATGAAGCACTTAAAGTAGATCATCCTGAACAAGGAGGAGAATTAGTAAATATGTTTGTTGGTAGATTCCAACCATTTACACTTGGACATGCTAAAGTATTAGAAACTATACACAAAGAAAATGGATATCCTGTGGTTGTTTTATTAGTAAAAGCAAAGAATAAGAAAAAGGAAGATGCATTTAAAAGACCTTATGATGAGAAGACACAATTAGATATGTTTAAGGCGGTTCAAAAACAATATCCATTTTTAAAAGAAATCTTTGTAATTCCAACCGGAGGTATTGATACAATGTTCAATGCAATGAGACCAACTTATGAACCCGTATTATGGGGAACAGGAAGCGATAGAATGAAAACTTACGGATTCCAAGTAAATAAAGATTCTTATAGAGAAGATCTTGGAGTTAGGAGTGATTTTGGATTATTTGAAATTCCAAGAACAGACAATAATATTTCAGCGACTCAGGTTAGAAACGCAATGCTAGACGGAGATGAAGGATTATTTAAGTCAACAACACCCAAAGCATTACATAAAATGTATGGCGAACTTAAGAAAAAATTAGAAGATTCAGTAGGTACTTCAGAATCAAATGAAGTTGCTGAATCATTATTAACATTTAAACAATTTTTAGAAAACAATGGATAGGTACGATTTTGAAAGAGCACTACATAGTGCTGCAAAAACCAACGCTGAAAATGAAGCGTTAATTATAGAATCCTATATTGGAGTTGCAACGACCGGAAGTAAATCTGCCCAACAGAATTTATTTAATTCAATTAATAGAACATTTAAAAAGAATAAGTGTCCATGGCAAGGTGTTAAGTTTACTTCAACACAGGATGTTAAACAACAACCTGATGGCAGGTTATGGCTTTCTAAAATGGATGACGATACATTCGGAGTAGTTTTTCAATATTTAATGTTAAATAAAAGCGAAGCAAACGAATTGTTTAATATTGGAAGAGACGATAATGGAATTGGTGCTGGAGAAATAATGCTAGCGTATATTGTAGAAAATATAAAAATAGGTGGAGGTGCGGCCGATACTGACTTAGAATTATATAATGAAAGGTGGTCACCAATTAAACCACCCCTTGGTAAATGTGAGTTAAAAGAAGCTCAAATGTCAAAGGGCATGTTACAAAATTGGAGAACAGGTGCAAAACACCAGGGAATTAATAGTACTTATGTACCGAAGTTAACGGCATTATATGACGCAGTAAAATATAATATTGAAGAAATCAACCCGGACGGAGATGGTAAAGATATGGCTGCCGGTGGAGGTTGGATAAATGAATGGGGAACTGTAGGTGGAAAAAGATTTAAGCATATTCAAAATTTAACTAAGACAGATATTCAGGCCCTTTCTTCTAGTGAAAGAGATTTTAAAATAGGTCCTGGAGATAAAGATAACGGCGCATTAGTAATTAAATTTAATGACGTAGAATTAGGAAAGCTAAGTGACTCTAAAACTGCAGAAAAAATTAAAAGTATAATAGAGACTGAGCCTTCCGTTAGAACATTTACTGAAATACAAGACGATGTAATTTCAGCAGTAGGAGATATACCTACTCCATTCCTTTTTATAGAGTCTAAAGATCATGAAATAGTAGCTTTTCACTATTACAAGAAATTACCTGGAAAAACTAGCGAATTACAAATATATTCTATTACACAAGGTAAATTTAAATATAAAATAAAGCCTAACCGAGTTTAAATAAACAAATACAAATAAAAATGAGCACTAAAAAAACATTCGAAAGCTTTGTAAATTCAATGAACGAAAACGTTGATTTATATAAAGTATACAAAAAGGTTTCTGGGAAATATTCCTTGAGAAAGCCTTCTTATTGGGGAGATCTATTTAACCAAAGAGCTTCTATTCCATATAGAGAATTAACTAAATATGATAAAGAATTACATTCCTTAGACGTATACACTACTAAAGAATTAGGATGTCATAACGAATATCCATTACAATCTAACTTTAAAGTTCAAGTGCCACAGGTATTTGTATTATATTGTAACACTGAATCAGGTGAGCTTGGAGAGTATTATGGAATGAGTATTCTTGTAAATACAGAAGGAGCAACATATCCAAGATATGCATGTGGTATGCCAGATTTCGAACCAGAATTACATAACTTTGTAAATGGAATTCCTGAAAGCTATTTAAACATTGTAACGACTGGTGCTCAATTGTTACATGAACAGATGATAGTTGAAGGTCAATTTTCATGGCTTACATCCGATACAAACACACAAATAGGTTCTGAAAGACAGAACATGATTACAGTATTTATGTATGATAATATGGGTAACAAGTGGACGGAAAAGGATTATGAAGGATATGGTGAATTTGGTGGAATGGATTATTATGATCTTGTTGCTACAATGAATGGATATACTGAAGAAGATGTTAAAACAATGAAAGGTTCATTTAAAGAATTAAGACAACTTGGTATTGATTTAGCATTCGGTAAAATAAAGACCAAAGATAAAAAGAAAAAGACATTATTCCCTGCATTAGTTGAAGATCCAAGATTTAATTGGAAAAGACATGACTTTACTGAAGAAGCAGAATCTGATCCAAATCAATCATGGTATCAAGAACCTGAGTATGATGATTATGAAGATGATGACGATTACGAAAACGGATGGTATGAATCAAAGGTTACTGAAGCCAAAAAGCTTACAATTAAAGATGTTGAAAAGGCATGGGATTTTTCTTATGGTGAAGATTTTGAATATGAATATGGTAGTGTCTATGTTGAAATCATGGGAAAATATAAAGGTAAAATTACTAAAGATGAATTAGCTAAAATATGGGACGACAAGTATGGTGAAGATTTACAAAGTGAACATGGTGGATTCTTTGATAAGCTAGACGAAAATTTAAATGAAGCTACTGTAGTAATGGATGCAATAGATCCTAAATCAAAAACACTCAAAAAGCTTTTAAAGAAATATAATGTTAAAATGAAAGTTTTAACAATGAACGGCCCTGGTGGCAATTGGCCAGAAGTTGAAATGACAGGTTCAAGAGAAGATTTACAATCAGTATTAGCCGATCCTAATGGATGGGACGATCCTGAATTAGGAGAATACATTGAAGAATCTAATATATTAGAAGCTAGATCTATTAACAAGATTTCAAAGGAATTTGGAGAAACAGTTAATAAGATGAAAGATATTGTAAAGATATACATCGCTGCGGAAGATGGAAGTGATGAGAAAGCAGCAACTAGACAGCAGCTAATAGATTTAACAGCAAAAAAGAAAGCTCTTACAAATGAACTAGATGATGCAGTAGCTGGTAAAAACAAAGATGTAAAATTAGTTATCAGTGAGGGTGTTATGTCTGACATTCACCAAATGATAGGTAATCACAAATCATTTGATACTTTTCAGAAAGAATTCTTTAAAGAATACGGACATAAGAAAGTAATGAAGAAAACTCCAGAGTTTTTAGAATGGTTAAAGGCACTATATAATGATTTTGAATATACGTCAGGTGAAGCTGTTGAAGAAAGGTATACTAAAAAGTCATTATTAAAAAAATTAGGAGATGCAGATGATGCAATGATTCAAACCGGAAACGGAAAAGAATATATCATTTATAATCCTGATTCTAATAACGATGACAATGCTGCAATGTGGCATGATAAATCAGTATTTGCACTAGATCAAGACGGTGGAGAGCATGAAATAGCATATAAGGATATAGGGCTAGTAATGGTAGAATCAGCAGTTAATGAAGATGTGTATGCAGACTTAGAAGACACTATTTCTAATATGGAATTTGATGCATATCAAAACTTAGCATCTGAATTTGGTATAGATGCTGAAGATCCCAACGAAATGATGGACTTTATTCAAAATGAACTTGACAAGAAGGGTGCTAAACTCTTAATCAAGAACATTGAAAAAGGAGTTTATGAATCATTAGTTAATGAAAAGGACGACGCCGGTGACCACTTAGATAATCTTGCAGATTTAGTAGGTAAAGCTAAAGATTTCTTTGCAATCGGTAAAGAATTAAAAGCAGGTAAATACAAATACGACTATAGTGATAGTATGATGCCAATGTATACGATAAAAGCAGATGGTTTTAAATTTGCAATACTTAACAAAAGATATGTTGACGGCGGCGATAGAGAAGTTGGAGAGATTGCTATTGGCCTAATGGAATCAATGGTTATTGAAGCTAAGGGTTTTAAAAACGATGAAGATTTCGAAGAATTTTTAAAAGAAATCGATGCTATGCCAGAAAGAGCAGTTAGAAAGATAATGGGTAAAGAATATATCGATACTCCTGGTTTTTATCAAGATGAAAAAGACAATTATGATGATGTAATTGACTTCATGATTTCAAACATGGGTGCAAATATTTATCACCAATTAGAACAGTGGTGGGAATTAAACGTAATGAAACCGGGTCTTAGAGAATCTAAAATTCAAATAAAAAGAAGATATACCGATAATCATCCTGCACAAACTTCAGGTAGAACTGCTAAAGTCAGAAACGCAATGATCGAGGCATTAGCGGATGGTGTATTAACAGAAGAAGAATTCAATAATATTCTAAAAGAAAAATCAATCGATAATAAAAGATGGATGAGAAGAAATTCTAAATACTTTACAGTAAGTGAAAATGGAATTGGTCTTTCTAAATTTGGAAAAAGAATATTAACTGGAATTAAACCAGTTGTTAGTTTAACATTAGAATCTTTTATTAACGAAGCTAATTATATTAAATTTAAAGGAAAGAAAGTAGATATTAGTTCATTAGAAATGGAAGATGTTGATATGAAAGATTATCCAGATTTCACAGATGCATTCTTTAGTTATGGTGAATATTCTAATGGAAAAGAAATGACTGACGAAGAATTATCAGATTTCACAGATGATAATCCAGACTTAGCTAATGAATTAGCACATGATTCCTTACATTAAAAGATATATACTATTATAAACAAAACAATATAAAATGAAACTATATACTAACTTCGATAATTTTATCAATGAAGCAAAGGTTATGAAGCAGAAAGATACTGCTAAAATAGCAAAAAAATTAGCAGCTGCTCTTTCAAAAGCAGACGGAAAAGAATTCACAATTTCTAAAAATTCATTAGATTCCGGTGGTTTTGATCTAGATATGGATGGAGACGAATATGCAGGAGGAACTTATTTTATTGGTGATGCTGGTGAAATAGTAAACGCAGCAACACATAATGATGTATATGGTCACATGGACGATAGCGAAGCTGAATTAGTTAAAACAATTAAAAAGGGTAAATTTGCAAAATACAGAGCAACTGAATCTTTAGAACTTAATGAAGCTCTAGCTTCTTCCAAGTTAAGAGGATTAATAGACATCAAAAAAGGTGGTAAGGAATTAATTAAAGGTATATACGGTCTTGCTAAAGTAGCACTAGATAAAGTTACCGATGATATGATAATTTCTAATAGCAACCCAGTTGAAGTTTATAAGAAAGCAAAAACATTCGGAAACGTAATTGTATTTTGGATTTCTAGAAATGAAAAAGAAAATGAATATGCTCCTTCTTCCGGAAGATATGTTGAAATGATTCCTGGAAATTGTTTATTAGCTGTTTCTAATGGAAAAAATGAAATGTTTCAGAACGATTCAATATGGAATAGAAACAGCGACACAATAGGTGGTAAGAAAAACACAAGAAGACTTAAGAACATGGGTAAATACCCTGGATCTAAAGATACTGTCGGTGTTAACAAATCACACAACCAATATAGTGGAACGGGATTAGGTAACATTAAAAGAATTGCGGAAATGTCTGACGAATGTTACATTATTAATTTAGACACATTAAGAGCTTCTTTATCTACCGATGATAAGACATCTGCAAGAGCAGAGGCAAAATCTGGAGCTACTGCACTTACAAACCCTAAGAAAATCAAAGAGGATAACTTAACAAGGTATAACGATATTCTTGCGAAGAAAGCTGATAACCCAGATAAAATAGACAAGAAAGTTAAAGAAATTATCGAAGATGCACACCAATTCTTAATGGCTGGTTTAGCTAAAAAAGAATTAGGAAACTATAACGAATTAACAATAGGAAAAGACCCTAAAGGAAGAGAAATTAGACCTAGAGATTTAACCAATTATATTGCAAATATATTGTCAGATTATCAAGGATATGTTTCAGCATACGTTAATATGAAAACTGAAGAAGAAAAATTCGGTTCATCAAGTTCTTGGTATATGAGAGATGCTAAGCGTAAAGCACTAGAGCTTAAGCAAAGAATGGCTAAATGGGATAATAAAAACATAGTTTGGTAAAATGAAAAAAGTAAAATTATTTGAACAATACATTAATGAATCAGCTATCGATTTATTAGCAGATGAAATAGAAGATGCAAAAGCATTTGATGCGTTTTCAGATGGACAATCAGTTCAAGCAAGATCTACTAAAAAAACATGGGACGATGGTGTTCCAGTTTTAAAGTATATTGCTAGAGCTCCAAAAAAATCTGTTAAATTACCTAAGAAATTTAAAGTAGTAGACGACACTAAATATGGATGGTGGTATTTACAAGTATCAGGAGTATGGTATGGCATCGAACAAGATGATTATGGAACTCCACCATTTGAATATTAAGATATGGAATTAAACGAAAACGAAAACTTATCACTTGGCGATATGGCCGGAATGGGAGAAGTCTCTTTACCATCTGAAACATCAGTTGGATCAGGGGATATTCCAGCCGGAAAAGGAGATGCCGAAGAAGAGTATAAGAAGAAGAGAAATAAAAAGAAACAACGCGAAATGAAAAACATTATATCATTTGAATCTTTCGGATCACTTGATGAAGGTAAAACAATATCTTCTTCTAAAATATCTATGATGGGTGCAAGAGTTCTTAATAAAATTAGCATCGGTACTATATTTGATACAGAAGATGGAAACTATGAAATTACGGATTATGGCCGACAGGCAAATGCATTTAAAGAATTTGAAGCAGAACATAATGGTAAAAAAGTAAAGGTAAAATTAACTGCAATGTATGGTGTTAAGTTAGAAGTAACTGACGATGTACGCAGCGCTAGATTTAATAAAGAAGTAAAGCTAAATTCTATTATTTTAGAATCGGTTAATGAAGGTAAGTTTGACGGTATTGCAGATTTAGTAAAATCTTTACATTTTGAAATGGATCCTAAAACTGCCGAAGAAAAGAAGATTGAAATAGGTTACAGACAAGGAGAAGTAACAAAGCGTAAACAAATTGAAGGTGGTAATTATTCACTAAGAAGATTCAGAAAAGAAATTAAATATTGGGACGGTAATAAAAGAGATCAAGAATGGGCAGAAGGCGTATTTGCTGGTCCAGACCATTATAATACTGTAAAGTCAACATTAGGAGCTGGTCCTCATAAGAAAGCTGTTAAGAAAGTAAGATGGACTCAAAGGAAATATGACCAATGGTTAGAAGACGTTGCATCAAACGACGGTTGGAAGAATGCCTATGATATGGCACAAAACGCCCAATTCGAACCAGGTCTTATTGATTGGGTTGAGAAAAACTTTAGAGGTGATGATCCAATGCAAAGAATCCAATGGGATATTGAAGCATTTGCAGAATCAACATCCACTAAACTGACTCATTTAAAATCTATTAATGAAGATGTTATTTTAGATAAAGAAACAGATGATGAAATATTCGATTCAGAAACATACTATACAATAAGTAAGGTTTTAGCTATTGCTAGAAAATCTAAAGAATGTAAAGAAGCATACAAAAGAGAATCTAACTTCGGTAATGGTTTACAAATGGCTGAACGTTTAAAAAAGGAATTTCCAAAAATTCAATTCAAATGTAGAGTTTATAGATCAGAATGGAATTATGGAGGTAACTTATGTTTGAGCATTGAGCTTCGAGGAAAATCATGGAAACATGAAGTATTTAAGTTTCAGTCTAACAACTCAACGCGTAAACCTAATTATTCATTTGCAAAATTATTCAATGGAACCAAAAAAGTATCAACTGGAAAGGTAGAAGATGATTGGGGTATGGGAACTGTACATGGTTCTTATCAATCTATTTCTAGCTTTGATAAATTTATGGATGATGTAGTTGGAGTTTTCAAAGATTACAAAAGAGTAAACGGAGTAGAATTTGACATGAAAACTATCCTAGCAGGTTTTAAAGCTAATGATAAAATATTAGCCGAATGGACTAGATTAAAGCCAAGAATCGAAAAGCAATATGACATCGCAAAGGCAAGCGGAAGAAAAGCACATAGAAGAATAGAATTAAGAATGCCTTATATTAGAACGGCTGAAAAGAAAGTTTATTATAAGACTGACGAGCCAAGAGAATTAAGACATCCTGATGAATATGGAGAAAGCGCTTATAATATTATAGATGGAAGAGATTACGCTAAGTACGAAGCTGCTCAAGCTAAGGTTTCAGATATGATTGAAAAGTTTTGTAAGAAACATAACTTTGAATTTGTATGGGCTGCTAGCTGGTAATCTTTAAAATATTTAAACAATTTAAGAATGCTCTGTATAACTACAGAGCATTTTTTATTAATAGAGTATGGACAAGATGAGATTCGCATTAATTGCGCACGATAACAAAAAAGCAGACATGGTAGCATTTGTATCTAAGAGATTAGATTTCTTTAACAGTGATGCAGTAGACATAGTTACCACAGGAACTACGGGGAAAAAGGTAGAGCATGCTGGAATTGATAGAGTTTCTACTGTTCAAAGTGGTCCTCTAGGTGGAGATGCTGAAATAGCGGCAATGGTAGTTAGAGGAGAAATCACAGGCGTAATATTCATGAGAGACCCTCTAGATAAACATCCACATGATGTAGATATATCAATGCTAATGAGACTTTGCGATGTCCATGACATCCCCTTGGCTACCAACTACAGCACTGCAAGTATTCTTATCAAGTGGTATAGATCTAAATATAAAATATAAACAATTTAGTTTTTTTAAGTATAATACAATATGGATAACATTATCTTCAGACCCGAAAACTTTAACACATGGTCAATTCAAGCGATAGAGAAAATCGAAACTGTGATTGATTCATGTTCTAGTCTTTCCCATCTAGATGGAGCTAGAAAATTAGTTGATAACTTTACTATCATCACTGCACTTGAAGAAGATGATGAAAAATCTATTGAAATAATTATTCACCAGTTGTGGCTCAGAATTAAGTTACAAGAAAATAAAATAAATGGATCAAAATAAAGGTAAAATAGGATTTACAGCAGGGAACTTCGATCTTCTTCACCCTGGATATATTTACACATTCGAAACAGCAAAAGAACACTGTGATTACTTTATGGTATTTCTGCAAAGAGATCCTTCGGAAACTAGATTTACTAAATACAAGCCAGTAATTCCATTATACGAAAGATATAAAACTTTAATGGCTATTAAATACGTAGACGAAGTAGTTACATATCAAACAGAAGAAGATCTTATTAACTTAATGGAATTTTATAAACCAGATGTTAGAATTTTAGGAGATGATTACATTGGTAAAAGATTCACAGGAGATCACATGCCAATTGAGGTTATTTATACAACTAGATCACATAATTGGTCTACGACAAGAATTAAAGATTTAATAACTAAGCAAACCATCTTACAGAATCCTTCTATTATAGAAGAAAACGTAAAGTCATTAACAGCTGATGAAGCGGCTAAAATAATTAATAACAAATGAGAATAATAGTAACTGGTGGATTTGGATTTATAGGATCTGAATTTGTAAACACGATTGGTAGAAAAAACCCAACAGCAGAAATTGTAGTAGTTGATAAAATGACTTATGCTGCAAATCCAAATAACATTAAAACTAAAGTAACATTAATTCAGAAAGATATTTGCGAAGTAACAGTAGAAGATCTAGGAGAATATGATTTCCTTGTTCACTTCGCAGCTGAGAGTCATGTAGATAATTCTATTAAAGACGGAAGACCTTTCGTTAGAACAAACGTTGAAGGAACGTTCAATCTTTTAGAGTGTGCTAGACAAAACCCTAATCTTAGAAAATTTATTCATATTTCTACAGATGAAGTTTACGGCGACATGGACGACATTAGTAAGGACGTAGTAGCGGATGAAGAATTTCCGCTAGTAGCTTCTTCTTATTATTCGGCGACTAAAGCATCATCAGACATGCTAGTCCTTTCAGCTAACAGAACATTTGATCTTCCATATATTATTACCAGAACATGTAACAATTATGGTGCTCATCAACATAAAGAAAAATTTATCCCAACTATCATGCGCTCTATTAAAGAAGGAAAGAAAATTCCTGTTTATGGAGATGGAAAGCAAGTTAGAGAATGGATGGACGTAACAGACAACACTTTAGTTATTTATAACTTAATGATGTCAGACCGAATTAACGAAGTATTTAATATTGGTTCAGAGGAAAGATACACTAATTTAGAAGTTATTGAAATGATAGGAAACATCATGGGCAAAACTCCTGAATTTGAATTTGTAGCAGACCGTCTAGGACATGATAGAAGATACGCACTTAATAGCTCAAAGGTAAATGCTATTTTAGGAGAAATGATCCCTTTATCCTTTGAAGAATTTTTAAAAGAAGAAACATTTAAACTACTAGAAACTCAATTATGAATAAGAAATTAATCGAAATGCTAAGAGCTAGTGCCTTAGCTGAAAAATCAAAAGCACTTTTATCTTTAGATCTTTTAGGAAATAAAGGATCTGGTATTGGAGATCACTCAACTGGTGATTTCTATAAAAATGCAGAAGAAGCTTTATCAATGTTAGTTGACGCTGATGATAAGTTAGAAGCACTTGACAAGTATTTTCCAGAAGATTTGTAAAACATTGCACTTTTTTTGAAAAAAAGCAGCCCGAGATTTTTTTATCTCGGGTTTTTTTGTTATATTAGTATAGTAATTAATAAACAAAGCAATAAATGAAAAGATATTCGAAAGGAATTAAAACCAACGACCACACATTAACAGATGTATTTTCAGCCTATGAATGTAATAGAGAAACTCAATTCGTAGAAGCCTTTTTTGGCAAAGAAGAAATGAACACTGTAATCGAAGCATGTGGTTTATCCAGCATTGAAGATATAGACAGAAAATTAGAAACACCTATCACAATTGGAATGGCAACCAAAAGAGCTGATCTTACGTTTGAAGACGAAGGACAGATGTATTATTTTGAAGTGATGAGTCAATCTCAAAAGGGTAAATGGGACAATGATCACCATGAACAGTTCTATCTTAAATCCAATAGACTTAAACAGGATTACGAACAAGTATATTCATTTGCAATTGCGTTTAAAGAATTCGATGCACCCTATCTTAATGAATTTTCTAAGATGGAAGATTCTTATGCTATACATCTAAGGTTCAATGATCAAGGTTATTTTGCAGATGTATATGGAATAGAAGAAAAGAAGGAAAAGGTTTCAGTTAAACTCGCTTCGCTTGAAGAGCTTGGTTTAAAATGGATGAAAGTCGCTTCATCTGAAATGGGATTCAAAAATAGAAAAGAATTACCACACCGCAGTAGATACCTTTATATTGGAAAGGCTTATACTGGTTCTAGATTGGGTATAGAATGGGTTATTAATCAAAAGAACCATGACCTTGGAATTAAAATATCAGGATATTTAGTTAAAGATCATGGACTTACTAGAATCATAGATGAAACAGGAAAGATAATTGATAGTATAAAATCTAAAGTTCCAGGTTTTGAATTCGTAAAAGAAAGCACAGGTGCAAATGATAAAACAATTTCATTTAAATTTGATAACACTGATTTCTCAGAAGAAAATGTAAAGCTGCTAAAGGATATCACAGTTGCTTTCGCCGAAGAATTAGGAATAGAAAACTTACTAAAATAAAACAAAGATGAGCAAAGAAGACGTAAAGGTATTGGTTAATCTACTAACCAATGCAGCAGATGAAATTAAGTATGCAAACATGGACCACGAAACACAATTCGCGTATAACGAAGGAATTGAAGATCTAATAATTCTAGTAGAATCAAAATTAGAAAAATTAGCCGTAAACAAAACGCATATATAGAGTATAATAATTAAACACATTCTTATGAAAAGTATCTTAGAAGAAGCAAACGAAATTGTAAACAACAGGAGTGAAGAAGCGGATCGTAATTACGGTCCTTTTTCAGAAGGCATGGACAGAGCTGCCCTAATATTTAAAGGTATGACAGGCCATGATGTAAGTGGCGCTGATATGTTTAAAGCATTAGTTGCTCTTAAGTTTTCAAGAGAAAGTTACAATCATAAAAGAGATAATCTCTTAGATGCAGTAGCATACATTCAAGGTTTAGATAATTACGAAAACGGAAAATAAATGAAAGTACAGGTAAGAAGAACCGAGTATCGATATATTGCCGAAGCAACTCCTATCGTAACATTAGACACTGAAAAATTCCCTAATTATAAAGGAGCAACCGAAGAAGAATTCGTTCAATACTTAGCAGAAAACTATTGGGAGCTGGAAGGAATGGACGAATTAGTAGGAACTGATATCGGGGTAAATGACGAAGAAACACATAACGCATTAGGAGATTTAGTCTATTCCGAAATGGACGTATATTCTGATTCATCTGAAAAAGGATATGAAGGAGAAATACAAATAGGAGAAGAAGACCAATCATACAGAAAACATGGAGGATTTAACATAAAACACGGATCACAAATATGAAAATAGCATTAGTATTAGCAAAAGGAGTTGAAGGTTGTGGACTCACAAGACACACAATCGAATTTTATAATTGGCTTATAAAAGAAGGCCATGATGCCACGATTTATGCAGCGGTAGAAAAGAAATGGCCTCGCCATAAAACTACAGATATTGTTTGCACTGAATTTAAAAGAAAGGATATTCCTAATATCGCTAAAGAACTTGAAAAAAGTGATGTAGTATATTACACATCGTATCCGCATAAATCAGTAGGAGATGAATTCAACGAAGATTTTATTGAGCACTGTATTTATGGTTTAGAAAATCCTATTAAAATAGGAAACTGCTTAGATCATAACACTGCAAACTTAGCAAAGAATTATAAGTATTGGGAAATCATGAAATCAATGGACGCTATGTTCAACTATTCTGCAAGATCTAATTTTGCAAATAAATTAAGAGAACATGCACCTGATACTCCATTAATCGAAATGAATCTTAATCCTTATGACTATGATGCATGGTCTAATATTGTGGTTCCAGTTGAAGAACAAGAAAGAAGAACTACATACTTTGGAAGATTTGCTGGATTTAAAGATCCTTTTAGAATGTTCGATATTATGGAACTATTGAAAGGTAATAATTTCGTAACAGAATGTAGAGGAGTTGAAAGATCTATTGGAGCTCTTCCTATGTTTTTACAAGAAGATAGAAAAACTCTAAGAGAAGATATCTTTGAAGTTCATGAAATCAAAAACCCTGTTACATATCCACAAGTCGAAGACAGAATGTATATGTATGGGCCTTATAATTTAGCAGAAGGAATGGCAGAACTTGGAAAATCAATGTTCGGTGCAGAATTCTTTAACTTACCAGAAAGACTCTATGGTTCAATGATTGAATATGCAATGTGTGAGGTTATTGCAGCGGGAACTATACCACTATTTGACAAACACTGGGGAACTCACGTTATTCACAGAACAGAAGGAGTTCCTTTCATAGAACTTGAAGATTTTGCAATCTTCGTAGACAAAGAAGATATTGCAGCTTCTATTCCACAGATTTTAGAATTAGCAAACAATAACGAAAGAAGAGAAGAGTTTAGAAAAAACTCTTTAAGATTAGCTAAATTACACAACGCGCCAGAAGTTGTTAACAATGATCTCTTTGAAGCTATTAACAATGTTAATAAAAGATCAGTAGAAAAACCAGTAGAATTAAAAACAGATTCATTATTTTAAGTAGAATAATAAGTAACATTAAAAAGTAGCGAAAAAATGGCAAACATTGACAACGAATGTAAAGATCTAGAAGTAAAAGATTTTTACGACCAATCAACAACACACTTAGCAGATATCATGGAAAACCAAAAGAAGATGCAAGAGCAGACTTATGGTTTTAACTTTGATAATATGACAATCCGAGAAATTATGGATTTCTGGCACTGTAACACACATGCAGTAGTTGACGAAATTCATGAAATGACAGATGCTCTAGGCGGTATTAAAGACGGAAGTGGTAATGCAGTATGGAAATACTGGAAAAAAGACTTCACTAAGTATGATAAGTTAAAAATTTCTGACATGTCCGAAGGCGACAAAAAAGAATTGTATATGGAATGGGTAGACATTCTACACTTCTTTATTAATTACGCCGCTTCAATTGGGCTAGATGCTAAAACAGCATACAACTACTACTTCGCAAAAGCAGAAGAGAATGTTAACCGTCAGAAAAATAACTATTAATGATATTAGATATTGAACAGAGAGACAGGGATGTTATCATCTCTTACTACGACACCGAAGGTAAAGTAGCATTTAAACAATATCCAATTTCACAGTATCAGAACTGGTATGTATGTAATGATAATGATAAAGGCAGAAGTCTAGATCATAAAAACTGGGATGGCAGATCAGTCAAACTAGGAAGTGCAAGAAGATATAATAAGTTTTCTTTAACTTATTTCTTAGATTCATTACCCGCAAAGGATAAAGAAGAAATCTTTGCATACAATATGCCTAAAACATACTTCGTCGATATTGAAACTGAAATCGTAGATGGCTTTCCAAAAGCTGAAGAAGCTAAAAGTAGAATCCTATCATTTTCCATAATTACACCAGAACATAAAGCTATTGTATTAGGATTGGAAGATATGGATTCTAAAAGCATCCAAAAAATTGAAGACGATACTAATAAGTATTTCAAAGACTTTGATCAGGATTGGGAATTCAAATATCAGAAATTCGAGTCAGAATATGACATGGTCTATACGTTCTTAATGAAGTTCCTACCTAAGTTTCCAATGATGACAGGCTGGAACTTTATTAATTATGATTGGCAATATATTGTAAACAGATGTAAAAGATTACAAATTGATATTGCTGAAGTTTCTATGACACAATCTTTGGATAGAAATGACAGCAGACCCTTACATATTGGAATCTTAGATTACATGCAATTATATGATAAGTATGATAGAAGTGTAAAGGTAAAAGAATCTAATGCACTTGATTATGTCTCAGGTCAAGTTCTTAATGTTAACAAGATTAAATTTACAGGATCTCTACAGGATTTATATAGGGATGATTTTGTAAAATACATTTACTACAATGTAGTCGATTCCGTATTGGTTTATTATATAGATCAAAAGTTGAAATCGATGGAAGTTCTTTTAACCTTGGCAAACATCACAAAGATGCCTCTATATAAAGCAGCATCGCCAGTGGCAGTTACAGAATCTCTGATTGCACGAAAATTATCAGAAGAAGGTAAACGAATTGGATCTGAAAAGAAGGAAGACAGTGAAAAGAATGCACAATATGCCGGTGCTTATGTAAAAGAACCCATTACTGGATATTATGCAGGTGTAAGTGCATTTGACTTTGCATCACTATATCCTTCTATAATGAGACAATTTAATATTTCACCTGACGCCTTTGTTGAAAAGGTAGCAAAGCATGAAGTCGCTGAGCGAAGAAAGGATAAAGAAGTAATCGTTTGTGAAAACGGAGTAGTCTATAAACAAGAGACTTCAATGTTAAAGAAAATTCTAGGAGATTTATATGATCAGCGTAAAGATTATAAACAAACCTCATACGAATATTTCACTAAAGCCGACAGACTTAAAAAAAGATTAAGATAATCTTTTTGTCTCGAGAGGCAGTCCATTATTCTACATGAATATATAGACTACTAACGAGACCAATCTGTTACCAGTTGGTCTTTTGTAGACTTTAGGAACTAGTTAAAAAATTTAAGAAAACATAATTTATGAAACCATCAATATTTAAAGAAAGAATAGAATACAAACCGTTTGAATATCCAGTATATTATACTGAAGGATGGTTAAAACAAGCACAGGCGTTTTGGTTACATACCGAAATTTCAATGCAAGGCGATGTCAAGGATTGGAATGAAACACTTACAGATTCTGAAAAGAATTTAGTTGGAAATATTCTTTTGGGGTTTGCACAAACTGAATGTGCAGTTTCAGATTATTGGACAGGGATGGTTACTGATTGGTTTCCTAAATGGGAAATCAAACACATGGCAATGTTGTTTGGTTCTCAAGAAACTATTCATGCAACCGCTTACTCTTATTTAAATGAAACATTAGGCCTTGAAGATTTTGAAGCATTCTTACATGAACCAACAACAGCAGAAAGATTCGATTATTTAATGAATACAGAAGCAGAATATACTCATGAAGACCTTTTGAAAAATCCAACAGCTAGGAAGGATGTTGCTAGATCTTTAGCAATATTCAGTGCATTTGGAGAAGGAGTTGCATTATACTCTTCATTCGCCGTTCTTTATTCTTTTCAAATGAGAAATAAACTTAAGGGAATCGGACAACAAATGAAGTGGTCAGTTAGGGATGAATCTCTTCATTCAAAAATGGGTTGTCAATTATTTAACCACATGTGCGAAGAATATACTGATCTTAGAGATTCAGTTCAATCTCAAGTAGAAGAAGCAGCTAAGTTAATGGTTGAAATGGAAATGAAGTTTATTGATAAGATGTTTGAAATGGGAGATTTAGAAAATCTTAAGAAAGAAGATCTTAAAGAATTTATTAAGAAAAGAGCTAATGAAAAATTAGCAGAAATAGGATATCAATCTATCTTTGAATACAATGAAGAAAGTGCTTCAGAATTAGATTGGTTCTATCACTTAACAGGTGGACATACACATACGGATTTCTTTGCAGTAAGACCTACTGATTATTCTAAAGCAGGCGAAGATGAAAACTGGGATGAAGACGATTTGTTTTCATAACAAATCAATAATTCTAATATAAAATATATGATGATAAGAAATTACAACGACGCACCAAACCCCGAATACAATGAAAAGGGAAAAGAAAGAAACTTCGGAGAATCTGAAGGATGGAAATTAGGAGTAGACTTCCCAGTATGGGCTAATACTGAAGTTTATGTAAAAACTGTTTCTAAGGGATATTTACTAGAAGGAGAAACTCCAAAGGATGCATACTGGAGAGTATCGACAACAGTTGCACAAAGATTAAGAAAGCCAGAATTAGCAAGTAAATTCTTTGATTATATGTGGAAAGGATGGTTAAATCTTGCAACTCCAGTTTTTTCAAACACGGGTTCAGAAAGAGGTCTTCCAATTTCATGTTTCGGTATAGATGTAGCAGATTCAATTCACGATATAGGTTCAAAGAATTTAGAATTAATGTTACTTGCTAAACATGGAGGCGGTGTTGGTATCGGAGTAAATCAGATAAGACCGGCAGGAGCAACCATTACAGGAAACGGAACTTCAGACGGAGTAGTTCCATTTATAAAAATTTATGATTCTACTATTTTAGCAACTAATCAAGGTTCAGTAAGAAGAGGTGCAGCGTCAGTCAATATAGATATAGAACATGATGATTTTTGGGAATGGTTAGAGGTTAGAGAACCTAAGGGTGATGTAAATAGACAATGTTTAAACGTACATCAATGTATCGTAGTATCTGACGGGTTTATGCAAAAGATCGAGGCTGGAGATAAAGAAGCTCGTAAAAGATGGGCCGCTGTGATTAGAAAAAGAAGAGCAACAGGAGAACCTTATATAATGTTTAAGGGTAATATCAATAGAATGAATCCGGATGCGTATAAGCAAAATGGTTTAAAGGTTTATATGACTAACATCTGTTCTGAGATTACTTTACACACCGATGAAAATCATTCATTTGTATGTTGTTTATCTTCTGTGAATCTTAAAAGATATGAAGAATGGAAAGATACTGATTTAATCTATACTGCAACTTACTTTTTAGATGGAGTTCTTCAGGAGTTTATTCATAGAGCGAAATATATGAGAGGCTTTGAAAATGCAGTAAGATCCGCTGAAAAAGGTAGAGCATTAGGTTTAGGAGTTCTCGGATGGCATACTTATTTACAAGATAGAAATATTCCATTCGATTCTTTGACAGCTCAATTTGAAACTAGAAAGATATTTTCTCAAATCAAAGTAGAAAGTGAAAGAGCAAGTAGAGATTTAGCTACAGAATTTGGAGAACCTCTTTGGTGTGTAGGAACTGGAATGAGAAACACACACTTAAGAGCAATTGCTCCTACTGTTTCTAATTCTAAATTAGCAGGAAATGTTTCACCAGGCATTGAACCATGGGCAGCAAATGTATTTACTGAACAAACTGCAAAAGGAACTTTTATTAGAAAGAACCCTGCACTTGAAAATATGTTAACTAAGATCAAGCAAAATAAGAAAACAGTATGGGACAAAATACTAGAAGACGGTGGTTCAGTTCAAGGCGTTGATGTATTAGGAGAATATTGGGTAAAGGAAGGAAGTAGTGATGCCCCGATTAAGCAAGCCACTTATGACAAATTAACAGATCACGAAAAGGATCTTTATATTTCTGTTAAAGATGTATTTAGAACCTTTAAAGAAATTAATCAAATGGAATTAGTTAAACAAGCTGGTGTAAGACAACAATATATTGATCAAGCAGTTTCATTAAATTTAGCTTTTCCTACACAGGCTGAACCTAAATATATTAATCAAGTTCATTTAGAAGCTTATAAGCAGGGAATAAAAACTCTTTATTATATGAGAACAGAATCTGTATTAAGAGGAGACATCGCACAGCGAGCAATGGAAGATTGTTTAGCATGTGATGGATAAGATTAGTTGTGGTTAAGTCCACTTCTTAGGACCGAGATAGTTCTCGGATCGAGGCCAGGAGTTCGCTACTTCCTGGCCTCACTTTTTTTACTGAAACTATTTGTGATTTTTGTGTAGAATAATAAACAAATAAAAATTATACATTCATGAAAATTTCAATCAGTAAGGTCGATTCAAACAACTTCATCGGCTTCGTTAATAGACTTAAAGTAATTGATTCTTTTGTCTATTTTAAATTAAAAGATGGTGTCGTACAGGCATCCGCTTATTTACCACAAAGAGATGCTGTTAAGCATCACAGAATGCCGATTTCTCAAGTTTTTCAAATCGAAGATGGTGAAATCTCTACAGACAAAGAATTAAAGATTGCATTCTTTGACGCTTCTAAAATAACAGATGCATTCAAACAATTTGACTATGATGCTATTTCAGCTGAAATCGAATTCGTTGAAAACGAAGAAGATTGTGTTGCAACTACATTCAAAATATTTAATGATGAATTAGAAATTACACTTGCATGTTCAGAGCCATCTTTAGGTTATAAAGATCTAACTGATGCACAGATTCAAGGTATCTTTAACACCGAAGCTTCTACTTTTAAATTCGATTTAGATTACACTTCACTTGCAAAGGTAAGAAACCTATTCTCTTTAGATAAAGAAGAAACGTTCTCAATAAATGCAAACGGAAATGGTGTAAAGCTTTTAGGAAAAACCTACAACATGTTAGTAACACCAGATTATGACGGTGAATCAGGAACTAACGTTACATTATTCAAAAAATATCTTAACCTTTTAGATAAAGAAGATTACACTGCCCATGTATTAGACAATAGAGTAGTTCTTAGATCTAATGATTCAGAAACTTTGCTAACGATTGCAACTTGCCAAACAGCAGAGTAATTTATGGATATAAACACACTAATTAACAAGCCCGAAGACGACCTTACACGGGATGAAATGCAAACCTTGGCGGATCACTATCAAACAATGTCCGCCAAGTTTACTGCATACGAACAGGCCGTTAAAGTAACTCTTAACTCGATCTATGGTGCATTTGGTAATAAGTGGTTTCACTTTTTTAATATAGACATTGCAGAATCTATTACACTACAAGGACAGAATGCAATTCTATATTCTGAAAAGATTCTTAATAAATATTTTCAAGAGTTTTGGCCTAAAGATACTGTGGTCCATGAACATTTCAATATTTCTATTAAGAATAAATTAGTAAGACCTTCCGTGGTTTATATTGATACAGATTCATGTTACGTTCAGTTTGAAGAAATGTATGAATCTATTGAATGGCTAGGAGATAATAAACTACCAATTGATAAGTTTATTATGGAATTATATACGTTCAGAATCAAAGACTATATCACGAAATGTATGGCAAAGTATGCCGAAGTTACGAACACAGACAACTTTTTATATTTCGATTTAGAAACAATTGCATATTCAGGAATATGGTTAGCTAAAAAGAAATATTTACAAGACATTGCATGGGAAGATAAGCTCGAAGTAGACGATAGATACCCTTCTCTTAAGAAGATTAAGACGATTGGATTTGATACTATTCAATCTTCTACTCCTACATTAGCAAGAAAGCATTTGACTGAAGCTCTTAAATTGATTTTATCTGAAAAGCCAACTGCAGAGATGTTAAGTAGATTAGTTTCTTTTTTGAAAACGGCAAAGAAAGAGTTTAAGATGTCTAATGTTGATGAAATAGCTTTCAATAAAAGAACTAATAATATTGAAAAATACATTGTAGATGATACGATAGAATTTCAATATGGTTTAAAATGTCCTCCGAACGTCAAGGCAGCAGGATTCTATAACTTCTTAATGAATCAGAATCCAAAATATAAAAACAAGTATAAAATGATTGGTAATGGCGAAAAGCTAAAATTATATCATTGTAAACATAATGTATGTGAAATGTATGCATATCAACCAGGTGCCCATCCTTATGAAATTGCACCACAGGTAGATTATGAAACACAATTTGAAAAATCTGTAATAGATCCTATCAATAGAGTATTATCTTCAGTAGGTCTTCAGAGACTAAACAGAAATCTAATATATTCATCTTCATTATTCTAAAAATAAACAAAATGGATTTTAAAAGTAAAATAATAGAATTGGTTGAACAAACCCCTAATAATTATGAATTAGGAGATAAGGTAAGAAAAATGATTTGGCCTTTAATTTTTAAAGAAAAAACAATTTCAAATGATCCTAAACAAATTAGTATCTTTGACGAAATAGAAGAAAGAAAAAACAATGCTTGATCCAAATAATCTTACGGAAGAACAGAATGTATTTGTTGCAAAATACAAAACACTCTATAATAGGCTAGTTTCTCTTCAAGAAAAAATGGATTCTATGAAAAAGGAATCCGATGTTCTTATTAAAGAACTCGAAACACTAAGAAAACAAGAAAAAAACATATTTAAAAATGGCAAAAAATAAAGACTTTACATTCGACGATTTAAATAAGCAATTAGCTGATTTAAATCCATTAGGATCTATCATGGAAACTTCAAACTTTTCAAAGGTAACAGATTGGATTCACACAGGAAATTATCATTTGAACGCATGTGTATCAGGTTCATTATTTAAAGGATGGCCAAACAATAGATCATCATCTATCGCTGGTCCTTCAGGAACAGGTAAAACATTCTTAATGTTAAACACAGTTAGAGAAGCTATTGATAAAGGATATAGTGTAATTTATTATGATTCTGAAGCAGCCGTTGATAAGGAACAAATGGAAAAGTTTGGAATTGATACTTCCAAAGTAAATTACCAACCTACAAATACAGTTCAAGATTTTAGAACTTCTGTAACTACAATTACTAAGAAAATGCAAGATGCTAAAAGAGCAGGTGGTGAAGTTCCTAAAGTAATGATTATTTTAGATTCAGCCGGTAACTTAGCGACTGCGAAAGAAATAGCAGATGCAGCAAGTGGTTCTGACAAATCAGATATGACTAGATCTAAGGTTTTAAAATCTATCTTTAGAATTATAATGACTCCATTAGCAGATCTTAAAATACCTTTCTTATTTACAAACCATACATACCAATCTCAATCCTTTATTCCAATGCAAATCGCAGGTGGTGGAACAGGACCACAGTATGCAGCATCAATTGTACTGATGTTAAACAAGGCTCAATTAAAGGACGGAGCTGAAAAAGTAGGTATTATAGTTACGGCTAAACCTGATAAAAATAGATTTGCAAAGCCACATCCTATTAAGTTTCACTTAAACTTTACAGAAGGTATGAATCCTTATGTTGGATTAGAACAATATGCTACATGGGATATTTGTGGAATTACTAGAGGAAATATTGTAAAAGGAGAAAAGATTCCAAAGGCAACAGCAAGAACATGGATATGTAAACACCTAGATCATACTGTTGCGAATAAAGATTTCTTTTCTGAAATGGTATTTACACAAACCGTACTAGAGCAAATCGAATCGCACATTCAACCTTTGTTTAATTACAACACTGAAATTTCTGAAATTGACGTAGAAGAAATGTTAGAAGATAGTGAAGCATAATGAAGTTGAACATAAACAAGATAAACGAAGATAAGCTTCCAATTAAATATATTCTGGGAATACAAGAAGAATTAGAATCTTTTCCCGATGCATTTGACATTATGCATATATTTATAACTAGAGCAGTGAGACAGCCTGACAGACAAAAGGCGTCTTTCACCAAACATGCTCTCAATAAATATTTCGCAAAGGGGAAAAATGAAAATGTAGAATCCGGATTAAATGAAGCAATTGGTATGGGACTAATAGAACAAACCAATTCGAACGAAGGTAAAGAAGCTTATAAAATATTAATTAACCCATTCCTATGATAACAATTAGAGACAACTTTATTAAAGATGAAAAACTCCTCAGAGATATTGCAAATGATAACACATTTTTTGCAGATCCAGGTGTTTATTACTGGTGGAAAGGATGGTTCAACGAAGAACCAGGCCATGAACCTACAGTAAAACAAAGGCTTATATCAGCTATTTGGGCAAATGATTGCCCAATATCTGAAGTATGGGATATAGCAGGATTTGAATATTGGACAGGTATTCAGTCTGCTAATCCTACATTAGGACATAAGGACAATTTAGGATTTCATTTTGATAAAGATGAATCTTGGTTCAAGAAAACCAACGGAGAAGAAATAGTAAGACCTGTAATAGGCACTGTATATTATCCGCCACAGCCTGAGTTTGAAGGAGGAGAATTAATAGTTCATACTGCAGGAAAGGATAAAGCGCCTGATGTAATTCAAACCCGACCTAATAGATTAATTATATTTAGAGCAGGTGATGATGTCCATGCAGTCGATACGGTTACTAAGGGAACTAGAAAGGCAATTGCAATTAATTTATGGTCAGATGTACCTTTTGCAAAAACAAATGGTGATTTAGTGGTAGAACAAGTATAAAAACTATAATATGAAATTTGGACCTGATTTTGAAAAAATATTCTTTAAATTATCTTTACAGAAACCCAAGTATCTAGGAAATATTAAACGAGGATTCTACACCTCAGAAGATATTGACTTAATACACTTCCTTGCTACTAAGTTCTATGATAAGTTTCATGAAACTCCTTCTAACGAGCAAATGAAACTGCTTATTAAGAATGATAAGATTTCAGGAAAGGTTGAAGAGTCTATTATAGATATTGTATATAATGTAGACCTTGACCAATATGACGAAGAATGGTTAACTTCTACAGCCGAAGCATGGATTAAATGGCGTAACTTTGATAATACTCTTATAGATACTATCGAGTATATTAAAACAACTGAAGTAACACCGGATAATGCAGACTCGATCATCTCTAAGGTTAAAACTTTAATTAATGATAGAAACTCTATCGTATTTAACTCTGACCTAGGATTAGACTTCTTTAAACCAGAGGATCACTCTTTCGAAGATGCCGTTAAAGTATCTACAGGATATAACTTTTTAGATCGAGCCTTAAATGGTGGTTATGATAAAGATGGTTCTTTAGTTGTTTATGTAGGTGAACAGAATATCGGTAAATCAATTTACCTTGCTAACGATGCCGCTAATTTTGTAAAGATGGGAACAAACACTGCGGTAATCACTGCAGAAATGTCAGCTATTAAATTTATGAAAAGAATCGGTTCTAATTTACTAAGCATAAATATTTCAGACTACGAAGAAAAATCTAAAAATTCTGATTTGATCAAAAGAAAATTAGAAACAGTAGGAGACGGCTTTACTCCCCCTGGTCAATTATTTGTAAAACAATTTCCAACATCACAGGCGACTGTTCCAGATATTGAAGCATACTTAAAGCAAATTGAAGAAGAAAGAAAAATAAAACTAGGTGCAGTAGTTATTGACTATATTAATATTCTTTCTAATTTTAGAAATCCTAATTCTGAAAACACATATCTTAAGATCAAGCAGATTGCAGAAGATCTTAGAGCAATGGGTGTAAGAAACGGATGGCTAATTGTAACAGCAACACAGATTACAAGAAACGGTTATAATTCAAGCGATATCACAATGACAGATGTTGCAGAATCAGCAGGTCTATCACATACTGCAGATATTATGCTTGGTATTATACAAGACGATATGATGAGAGCTAGTTATGAATACTGGCTTAAAATATTGAAAATACGAGACGGTGAAGGTAGAGGATCTAAATGTAAATTAGGAATTAACTATAATTACATGAGACTTACAGAGACCGATGAAGTTACTAATTCTAACATACACAGCTTATAATTATGAGAACAAAAAGAGATAAAATATTTGACAACACTTTCGAAGACGGCGGAGACTTTGAACTAAATGGAACTATTTCATTTAACCTTAATCCACAATACACGGATAACAGAGACGAAGAAGATAAAATAGAAAGTGAACAAATCAGAAATAAGATTCATGAATTAATAGAGGCTTCAAGATTTAAGAAGTTTAATGAGGTAGATGAATTTCAGCAGATAACTAAATTAAGAAAATTAGACATAAATGAAGTGTATGGGTTTATGTATGACGAACTAAGCACAAAGTTTTCTATAATAGATTTATTTTCAGAACTATGCGATTACTTTAATATCAATCCAACTAAATTTTATTCTTCACTAAGTAACAAATATAAGGAAGCCCTTATTCAAGAACTTGACAAGAAAACAAACGTCTTAAAAAGAAAGAACATAAATAAACTTTTCTAAAAATGATAGAGCCAAAGGTATTAGAGAAACCAGTAAATAGAATCTGGATTCTCGGAGATATGCACCTTGGAGTTCGTTCTAATTCTCTGGAATGGTTACAGACACAGAAAGATTTTTACGAAAACCAATTTATTCCAACACTAAAAAGAGATGTCAAAGAAGGCGACATTTTAGTTCAGGTTGGAGACGCATTCGATAATAGACAAAGTATAAACTTAAGAGTTCTGCACTATGCAGTAGATCTTTTTGAAAGATTAGGTGAAATTTTGCCAGTTCATGTTATATGCGGTAACCATGATATATGGGCTAAAAAATCCAATGATGTAAGTTCAATAGATTCTTTAAAGTGGATTCCTAACGTTGCAGTATATAAGGAACCTAGGGAATTTAAATGGGGAGGAAAGAAAGTTCTCTTAATGCCATGGAGAAGAGATTCCACACATGAAGCAGAAACACTTGCACAATTTCCAAATTCAGATATTGTATTTTGCCATTCTGAAGTTTCAGGAGTTTCTTTAAATTCTAAAGTTAAAAACCACCATGGAACAGATACTATTTCTTATAAAAACTATGATGCAGTTTATTCAGGACATATTCATTATAGACAAACTAAAGGAAAGTTAAGATTAGTAGGAACTCCTTACGAATTAACAAGATCTGATTCGGGTAACACTAAGGGCTTTGATATGGTTGATCTAGGAACCATGGAAGAAACCTTTTACGAAAATACTATATCACCTAAGTTCGTAAAGTTTTATCTTACAGGTCTTTACAATGTTTCTCTTGGTGAATTTAAAGATAAGATTAGAAATAATTATGTAGATTTATATGTTCCTTCTAATATTGCAACAACAAGTGCACTGTCAAGATTAATAAACAAAATACAAAAAATAGGTAGAAGAATAGAACCAAACATATATGAATTAGATTCTTTCTTAGATAAGGACTTATATGATATGGATGAAATAGAAGATCTCTATAAGAACTATAACATTCTACACCTATGTAATACGTTCGTTGATGGTCTTCCACATGATGACGAAACTAGAGAAAGAGTTAAGACTAGTTTAAAAAACTTGCATGATAAGTGTGCATATAATTACGATAACGAAGCATGAAAATCAAATCAATAGAATTTAAAAACTTTGCATCATACGGAAATTCAATTCAAAGGATAGAATTCGAAGATGATAAAGCGGAGTTGTTATTAACTCTTGGTAAAAATGGTCATGGTAAAACTACCATCGCCAATGCAATAGTATATGCGCTATACGGTAAAGTTGAAGGTGTTAAGATGGCGGACCTTCCTAATAGAATTAATAAGGAATTATGGGTAAGAATAGAACTTCAATGTAAAGGAACTATAGTAGAAATCGAGAGAGGTTTGATGCCTAATAGATTTAAAGTTCTTTTAAATGGAATTGAATTTGATAAAGCAGGTAAGAAATCAGTTCAGGATTATTTAGAAGAAGAGATATTCGGAATCCCATATCATGTATTTAAAAACATTATAATTTTATCTGTAAATGATTTTAAGTCGTTCTTAACAATGACAAATCATGATAAAAGACAAATCATCGATAAAATGTTTGGATTCTCCATCCTTAATGATATGCAAAAGCAGATTAAAGATGAAAGAAGAGATCTTAAAATAGAATTAGATTCTTATGAAAAAGAATTAAGCCAGCTTAGTGAAAATATAGTTTCAGTTAATATGAAATTAAATCAATTACTAGCAGAAGCTGACACTAAAAACAAAGAAGAAATAGAATCTTTGAAAACTAGTCTTAAAAAATATGATTCTAATAGAATTAAATTAGAAGAGGCAAGCACCAAAGTATCTAAAATGATTACTTCTAATTCTTCTGACTTACAGGAAAAACAATCTAAATATACTTCACTTAAATATGAGTTAGTAGAATTAAAGAAAAAGCTAGCGTTATATGAAACTGATAAATGTCCAACATGTGAAGGCGAACTAACCTCTTCTTTTCACCAAGAAAGAAAAAAAGAAATAGAGTCTAAGGCAGAATCTCTTCCTTCTGATATCTCAAAGGCAGAAACAAAGGTGAATGATATTAAATCTAATATTTCAGATTTAAGAATTAAGGACAAGGCAATTAACGATAAAGTGTCTACTATTAATACTAACATTAGAAATTTAAAGAATGAATTAGTAAAGATAAAAGATTCTTTAAATTCTAATAATGATTTTTCACACTTAAAGCAAATCATTGAAGAATTCGAAATACAAGAATCATCAAAGTCAAATTTAAAGGATGAAACTTCTGGTAACTATAATTTCTTAGAAATAATAGAAGAGGTTCTAGGTGAAGATGGCGTTAAGAACCTTGCAATTCAAACTATTTTACCAGGTCTTAATGCTAATATTGCCGCAATGGGTCAGACAATGCACTTACCTTTCCATATAAGATTCGATGAAAAGTTTAATTGTCTTATTAATCATTTAGGAGAAGAGATCAATCCACTTACATTATCTACAGGTGAAAGAAAGAAGGCAGACTTTATTATAATTATTGCTATCATTAAAATACTTAAGTTAAGATTTCCACAATTAAATCTTTTATTCTTAGACGAGTTATTATCTTCAGTAGATGCAGATGGAGTCCATAATATTCTTAAAATTCTATCACAGGTTATTAAAGATAGTAAGATTAATACTTTCGTAATTAATCACACCGTTCTTCCCCATGAATTATTTGATAAAAAGATACAAATATATAGAGAAAATGGATTCTCTAAACTCGAGATAGAGGTTATAGAATAAAGATATATAAATCAAATAAAAAGATTTCACTTAAACATGAATAATAAAATCTTAAAATACGATCAGTATTTAAATGAAGCTATGAAAACGGGTTCAATAGAACTTGTAAATCCTTCTCTAAATAAAGCAGCTACGATAATCGCAAGATTTGTAAATAAGAAAACAAAGAAGGACTTTAAAAAGTTTCCATTTGAAATGATAACTGATATGGGTTCTGGAGTAATGTTTTACTCAAGTAAAGGTACAGAGGCATTTATGGTAACTCCCGCTGCTGCAAAAAACCCTGGTATTGTAGGTTCTATAATCTATTTCTCAGATGCAGCAGACGCTAAATCTGATTTTTCTATTTCATCTGAAACATTCCCAATTGTTAAATTAGTTGGAGAATTCGTTAGATTAATGGATAAAAAATACGTTGCATCTATACAAGAGTCAATGTTATTAGAAAGAAGAACTAAAAGAGCATTCTCTAAAGAAGAAATTAAAATGATCGAGGCTAAATTAGCAGCTGGAATGGCCGTTAATAAAATAGCAGACGAATTAGAAGTTCCTTATTCTTCAATCATGAATATTAAGAAAGGACAGCAGGTTGTAGTAAAACCTACCGCAGCTGAAACACAAAATGATATGACACTTAATGATAAGGTTAAATATCTTGAAGAAACAATGGAAGATATTTACGAAATATCAAGAAGAGTCGCTGCAGGTGCATTTAACTCTTTATTTATTTCAGGTAGAGCAGGTACTGGTAAAACATATAATGTAGAAAGAGCAATGAAAGATGAAGGTCTTGTTGACGAAGAAGATTACGTTATGGTTTCAGGTGCAGCATCTGTTATTATGATGTATAAGAAATTCTATCAATATAGAAATAAGACATTAATCTTTGATGACTGTGATGCAGTATTTAGAGATGAAAACGGTAGAAACTTAATGAAAGCGGCATTAGATACAAAGAAAGTAAGAAAAATCTCTTATTTAAAAAAGACTAAAGCAGTATATGATCCTAAAGATGTGAGTCCTGAAGAAGCATTCACATTAGAAGAAAATGGAATTGTTCCTAACTCATTTGAATTCGCAGGAAGAGTAATTTTTATTTCGAATTTAGCAAAAGAAAAGGCAGATCCAGATGGAGCTATTAGATCTAGATCTATTTTAGTAGATGTAAATCCTGATGATGCAACCTTAATGGAAAGAATGGAAAGGTTATTACCCCATTTAGAACCTACCGAGATGCCACTTAAAGAAAAGGAAGAAATCTACGAATTTATGAAAAACGCAAACGATATTTCTATGAGAACATTCGTTAAAGCAGCTGGTTTAAAAATGTCAGGTTTACCAAACTGGCAAAGAGCAGCGACAAGATACCTATAATAAATGGCTACATATAATCTTAAATATAACACGGACGATTCTGTAATTAGGCATATAATTATCGGTCTATTGGCAGACTTAAATAATAAAGTTTGGTTTCAAAGACAAGTAAGCGCTAATGAGAGAAAGGATATAGACGTTCCTTTTTATTATTCGATCACAGGAGACGATCAATTTTTAAGAGATAATTTTCTATTTACAACAGCAAGTGGCGATGACTGCTACCCTGATCCTGGGTTTGCAGATGGAAATTACGATGTAATTCCAAGAGGAGTCGCTAGAATTTCTTCAATATCTATAGAATCTTCTAAACTAGTCAATAAAAGAATAATGGGAAATTATTCTAGACTTGATGAAGAAGGAGCTCTACAAGCATATTCTTCTGAATTTGAAATGATTCCAATTTTAATAAATTTTGACATAGAAGTTTTAGTATCTTCAATGTTAGATTCTTTAAAGATTACTGAAATGATAGTAAAGAAATTATATAAATCTAATTACTTTAACATAGAAGTAGGACATCTAGAAGAAGGAACGTACAGATTACCTTCGTATTATTCTTTACCGGATGATTATACAGTGGAGGCTCCAATAGATTTTGGATTCGACGATAAAGACAAATATAAAATAACATTTCCAATAGAAGTAAATTCATTTATACCTTCTTTCTCAAACACGCCAGACGGAAATCCAGGTTCTGGATCATCTGGAGAATCTGGAGAATCTAGAGCATATAGATATGGTTCAGGTGGATCTTCTGAATTTCACGCTGGAAATAGGATGTTTGAAATAAAACAAAAATCAATTACATCTAATAAAGGAGAGGCAAAGGATGAGCAATCACAGGCACAACCTGACAATCCTAACATAATTGATGAAAACGATACAGATATATAGTTAAACAATAAAATTAAACGAATAATAAAATGACAAACATGTTAGCACCTTTCGTAAAAATTGAAGAAAACGTTCAATTCTATTTAAATAATAGAGCTTACGAAATAAAAGAAAACAACATTGAAATTATCGAAAGACCAACTAATAAAGAATTTTTAAACGCAATTTCTGCTTTTGAAAACTTCGATATAGTAGGAAACGATATCAAATGGTATAACAAAGGTTCAAAATTTATTTACAACATTGAAGAAGGAAAGTTCTACAATGGAACATCTGAAATTACTGAATCATTCTCAACATACGTATTAGCCAGCGGACTAGTTAGATATGACAACAAAAATAAAGCTGAATTATTTGAAAGCCTTTCTACTATTGTAGAAAATTTCATGTATTTAGACTTCGCTACCACGTATAAGAAGGGAGGTGTCACTGTTGATTTATTTAAATTAGATGAAAATCTATTTATTTCAAGATTCAACAAAGACACCAAATTAAATAAATTCTTTTCAGCTACCGCTAACGAAGCAGTATCTTATATTAAAGCAGAAACTTCAGAAGACGCTTCAGCTGTAGTAATTGAAATGCTAGAAGGAGAAACTTTAGAACTTGCTAAGAAATCTGAAGAAATTTCAAAGTTTGAAGAAATGATTTCTTTCTTAAAAGATCAAAGAGGTTTATTAGCTGAAGCTGATAAATCAATTGAAGAAATTAAAGCTGCTGATGCTTTAATTAATTCAGAGATTAAAGTATGGGAAGATAAGATCGAAGCTTTAAACGCATAAGACGTATCATCGTAAAATAGAGAAGGGACCATTGGTCCCTTTTTTAGGTTAATAAACTTTTTAACATTTTTGAGTATAATCTCTATAAATAAACCAACAACATTGTGGCTAAAAGAAGAAAATCAAAAAACTATTTAAATAACAGAGACCTCTTTGATCAAATGGTCCTTTCAAAAGAACAGGATAAATTAACAAGAGATGCTGAAAAAATGCTAATTCTCTTGGCAGAAAAGGCGATCAATAGGATGAGGTATGTTAGTGAAGATGATAGGAACGATTGTCTACAATTCGCTATATTAGACCTTTTAAAATATTGGAGAAACTTCAATCCTAAATATCCAAATGCATTTGCTTATTTCACAGAGATAGCAAAGAGAGGATACGCCAAAGGATGGAATAAGATTCACCCTCAAAAATACAAAGGAACTCTATCTATAGACAAAGGATCAGGCAACTCTGAAAATCAAACAGGAATTTATAGCATCTAATGTCAATAAAGAATGTCAAACCAACTAAAAATTCAGGATTTAATCAAGGTTATTATAAACCTAATAATCCTTCTAAATATGCAGGACCTACTCCTATCATATATAGAAGTTCCTGGGAACGTAAGTTTATGATGTGGTGTGACAAAAATGAAAAGGTAAGTATGTGGTCAAGCGAACCAGTTGAAATACCATATTGGTCTAGACAAGATTCTACCAAAAGGAAATATTACCCTGATTTTTATTTTAAGGCAATTCAGCCCGATAAAACTACTAAAGAATATCTAGTAGAAATCAAACCAAAGCAACAGATAATAAAACCAGAGCCTCCTAGAGTAAATTCTAAGAAGGCTCTTAAGTCATATAAATTTTTAGCAGAGCAATATGTTAAAAATATGGATAAATATAATGCAGCTAAAGAATTCTGCTCTCAAAGAAATTGGAACTTCATAGTTCTAACAGAAGAAACTATAATAAATGGGCTACATTAAAGAGGAAATAAAAAAATTAATAAAGGGCAAGGGTAGGGCCAAGGCGGCCAACGAGGCTGAACAGTGGTTTCAAAAAAGTTTAAAGGATAAAAAGGAAAAGGCAGTGGGTTCTATTAGATCTAGATTTGTTCCAGGAAAAATGTATGTATTTGAATATACCCCAATAACAGAGGATATTAAATGGTATGATGATAATCCTGTTGTTCTAGCCTTAGATCCTTATGAAGGAGACGACATAGGAATTAATATAACAATGCTTCCTCCTAAATTTAGAGAAGAATTCTTAGACGAGATATATGGTAGATACGAATCATCTATAAAATCCGCTTCTAAAAAGGAAGACGCTAAAAAACAAAAAGGTTTACCCAGATTTTCATATAAAGGTGCAAAAAGATATCTTGAATCATTTGGATATGATTTTGCAATAAGAAGATATAAGCCTTCTAAAAAAACTAATCAAGCTGTAGTAGCTTATAAAGATTGGTGTAAGATGGCAATATGTGACTTCGATTCTCTTCAGGGAATTGATAAACAGCAGCTTATTAGATTATTTGAAGATCATCGTAGAAAAAAGAATATATAAAGAGAAGTATAATACAATTGTAATTTTAACACATGGCAGGATTTATAGAAAGAAACGGACCATTAAGTACTGGTAAAAGATCATTCACACTAAGTGATACATTAAAAAGACTCTCGTCTTTCGGAATGTATTACGATGATTTAGTCTTAAGACAATCTCAGGCAATAGGCCCTGTAGAAGATGAATTTGGTTACGGCCAAATGAATCAGATGGGTCTAGATGACGATAACATGTATGGGGCATTTGCTGCATTATCGATGGCAGATACCAATATGAGAAAAAATATTCCTTTCTTTGACCAAGGTTATGAAGGTAAAAGAGAAGAATTAAGAAGATTTTCTACACATGATGAAATAGAAGATATATTAGATATCTTATGTGATGAATCTATCGTGTATGACAATAAGAACTTTATTGGAAATCCAGAACTTATAGGAATGGATGTTTCAGAAGAAGTTACAAAGTACTTAAATAAATCATACAGAGATTTATATCAATATTTTGGATTTAATTCAGATCAATCGGCATGGTACTTCTTTAGAAAATTCTTAATTGACGGATATCTTTCTTTTGAAATTATTTACAGCCCAGATCAAGATCAGATTATAGGATTTAAGGAAATAGATCCTATTACACTAATGCCAGGTTATAATAAAGATGATGGTAAAAAAGTATGGGTTCAATTTAAGGACGATCCTGTTAAGGAGAGAGTCCTGTATGATTCACAGATTATCTATCTTTCTTATTCTTCAATAACCACTGCCTCGAGAGTAAGTTACTTAGAAAGACTTATAAGATCATTTAACCTGATGAGAATAATGGAACATACTAGAGTTATCTGGGCGGTTACAAACTCATCATATAGAATGAAGTTTATTATTCCAGTTGGTGGTAAATCTAAAACAAGAGCTAAACAATCTCTTGCTCAATTAATGGGTAATTATAAAGAAGTTGTAGATTTTGATTGGGATTCAGCTACATTAGCAACTAATGGAAAACCAATGCTCCAATTTAACAAAGAATATTGGTTACCATCTAAAGAAGGAGAATCTCCAGAGATTGAAACTTTAGGAGGAGACGGTCCCGAATTATCAGATACAGAAGCACTTAAATATTTTAATGATAAATTAAAAATGGTTTCTAAAATACCATTCAATAGATTCATGTACGAAGACGGTGGAGGTGACTTTAACCTTGCAGCTGATGGTATGATTAGAGATGAAATTAAGTTTTCTAAATTTATCAAAAGATTACGTTCTTCTTTCCAAGAAATTTTAGTAAAACCCCTATGGTTACAAATGTGTCTTAAATTTCCTGAATTTAAAGATGATGCAGGTTTTAGAACTCAAATAGCTATTCAATTTAATGAAGAGAATATGTTTGCTGAATTAAAACAAATGGAAATCATGGAGAAACGATTAGACTTTATATCTACAATGCAAGATTCTCTAATGAAAACAGATCCAGTTACTATGGAAGAAATGCCTTACTTTGATATGGAATTCTTAGTAGACAGATATTTAAAATTATCCCCTGACGATAAAGCTGCAAACGAAGCTTATAAACAAAGACAAGCTTCTGAAGAAGCAGAAGAACCTGAGGTGGACCCTATGGACATGGGATTCTAGAAAAAAGAATATATAATTAGCAATGAAACACTTAAAAACATTTAAAAACTACTCTAATTTAACAGAAGATGCACTAGAAGTCGGAGACGATTCAGATGTAATAGTAGATGATATTCTTTTAGATTCAGGTGAAAAGATTAAATCTGCTGAAATTATAGGAGTAATAAATACAAGTAAAACAGAGAAAGAATTCAAAGAATATTTTTATAAAGAATACGGTAATAACGCATTTACCGAAGAAGATATGCAAACTCTAGTCACTTATTATTTAGAAGTTGAAACAGAAGTAAAGGCTAAGGAAACTGAGGAGGAAGAAGCTGCTAAGAAGGAAGAAGGTGGCGAAGAAGGTGCTGGAGGCTTAGAAGATGAGCTAGGAGATTTAGAAATATAGAAAAAATGAAAAATCATTATTCTTCAAAAGATATATAAACAACAAACATAGTATTAAAATATATGAATACAAAAAACAATCTATTAATCCTAGAAAGATCTTCTAGTGAATTAGAATTCAAACAAGATGGTGATGGGGCTTATGTCCTTGAAGGTATATTTGGAGAAATTGACAAAAAGAATAGAAATAATAGAATCTATACTGAGTCAGAATATGTTCCACAAATTGAAGCTCTTCAATCTAAAATAGGTTCTTCTAAACTTTTAGGAGAATTAGATCACCCACAAACATTTGATGTATCTTTAAAAAACGTATCTCACGTTATTGAAGAATTATCCTATGATAGCGAAACAAAACAAGTAAAAGGTAAAATCAGATTACTTGATACTGAAGCTGGTCGTCAGGCTAAAGCTTTGGTTGATGCTGGTGTTCCTTTACAAATTTCATCTAGAGCAGCTGGTACAGTTGAATCTAACGGGACTGTTAAAATTAAGCAATTATTCACTTATGATTTAGTTGCAGATCCTGGCTTTGAAAATGCTGAATTAAAAAGAGTTAACGAATCTTTCGGATTTGATAACGATTCTAGCATTCAAATTTATGAAATTGGAAATACAAAAGAACTTTTAACAACCGAAAATAAAACTGAAAACAAAATGGCTGAATCAAAATTCGTAAGTACTGATGATTTTAATAAATATTCACAGTATTTATCAAGCGAAATAAAAACTATTAAAGAGGGAATGGAATCTTTAAATAGTGATGAATCTGTAAAGTCTGAAGTTGAAAGCGTTAAAGAATATTCAAACTATCTTGCTGAGAAATTAGAAAAGACTATCGAGTATTCTGCATACCTTGCTGAAAACTTAGATAATACAATAACTACAAATAACGAAATATCTGAGAAATTAGATAATAGCGTTGCATATACTGAGCATGTTGCTGAAGGTGTTGAATCAATTAAAGACTATACTAATTATTTAGCAGAATCTTATAATGAAGGTGCAACAACTCATGAAGGCTTATTAAAGTATATTGAATACTTAAAAGAAAATTTAGAAAAAGTTACTGAATACGCAGAATACGTTGCAGAAACAGTTAATTCTAACTTATTACTAGAAGATGAAGCTGGTAAAGAAGTTGAAGAAATTGAAGATGAAGACGATTCTACAGATGTTACTGAACCTACAGTTGATGCTGAAGATAATGAATTAGATCACGGTGCAGAAGTTGAAGACAAATCTGACGAGTTAGAAGACGAATTAGAAGACACAGTTGACGATGCAGGTGACGAAGAAATTTCTGAAGAAGAAGACGTTGAAGCAGTTGAAGAAACTGAAGAAGAAGACGTTGAAGAAGGAAATGCATTTGGTGCTGCAAGAGCAAAAGCAATCGCAGACGGAGAAAAAGAATTTACAGTAGACGGAGAAACTTATAAAGTTGAAGACGTTGATGCTGAAGATAAAGAAAATGCAGAAGAATTCGTAGAAGAAACTGAAGCAGTAGAAGAAACTGAAGAAGAAGAAACTGAAGCAGTAGAAGAAACTGAA